CCATTGCCACCACCAAACTTTCATATTATTAGCGCAACTCAATAATTTTATTGACATCATTGTTAGATTATAGTATCCTTATAATATGAAAAGTGGACTTACATATATTATATTTGTCATTGACCGTTCAGGTTCAATGCACATAATTTGCAACGACATGATTGGTGGATTTAATTCATTCATCAAGACACAACAGGAAGCTAAACTCGGTGATTGCCGTGTTTTTGCTTATAAATTTGATACCGAATATGAAACAATGTTCGAAAATATTGACTTGAATCAAGTTCCTCTTTTGGATAGAAATAATTATATTCCAAGAGGCAATACTGCTCTCTATGATTCCCTTGGCAAAACCATTAACGATATTGGAGTTCGTTTAACTGCTATGCCCGAAGAGGAAAGACCTGAAAAAGTTTTAATAGTCACTATCACTGACGGTGAAGATAATGACCATTTGGAAAAACCCGAAGATGCTATTAAATACGATTCCGATAGTGTAAAGGAAATGGTTGAACATCAAAGAAATAAATACAATTGGGATTTTGCTTATATTGGTGCTAATCAGGATTCTTGGGCGGTAGGGTCAAGCATGGGATACATGAAAGGTACTACGCTTAACTATGTAGCAGATTCGGAAGGGACTGCTGTAGCTTTTGATACTTTAGATAGAAGTGTTACAAGCTATCGTGCTGCTGCTAAGGGTACAAGATTTAGTTTTTCACCCAAAGATGCAGACACACAGCTTAAAACGTCTGTAAAAACTTCCAAGAAGACTACTGCAAACAAAACAATTTAAGATTGTTTATACACAAAAAATCAAAACCCCCGTTTTCACGGGGGTTTTTGTTTATTATTTTAATCTTCAACCAAATGCGGAAGATGTGGCTTCCAATCTGGGTGTTTCACTTCTCTAATTAAATTAGATAAAGGAATAGGTCGTGGAGCTTTCGGTTCACGAATTAATTTCAAACCAATTTCATTATTAAGCTTATTACCTTTCTTGGAATTAATTTCCTTAGCTGTTAAGGCAAGATTTTCCCAAGTGTGTTGACCACCCCTAGATTGAGGAATAACGTGGTCAATGGTAGCTTCATCACGTCTTAATTTTTTACCAGTGTATTGGTCAATACCACCATCACGAATCCAAATAGCATCCTTGGATGGTTTGCCTTTGAAAGTTTTCTTTGGCATCCTAGCAAAGTTTTTAGCAATAATGACTGTGGGAGCTCTTATAGTTTTTTCACCATTTCTACCATAATGAATAGCATCATCAAAAGGACGAACAGGCAATGTAATCCATTCTTCCCAAGTCACAGGACGAGGCCATGATTGACCAGACGGCCAATCATTTTCATCAAGAATGTATTCGCCCCTTTCATTCTTTTCATATTCAATGTCAAGCGCCAAAGCGCATTTACCCGCAGCCAAGTCAACCAAAGCTTTACCAACGGTGGATTGACCCACAGCTTGCCAAGCTTTATTTAACTTTAAGACCTGCGTTCTGTTAATGATGCTCATATTATCTTTGTTGTTCTATTTCATATGGTTATATATTTTAGTTTTAATGTTACATTATAATTATACTACTTCTAAAAGAAATGTCAATACCAAAAATATAAAAACCCGCACGGCATTAATATTAATTCAATATTCTTAAATTTAATGGGGGGAAGAGTAAAGAATTTGTTAATCCGGGAATAGAAATTACCGTCAAATTTAAACGTGTCCCCCTCCAAGGAGGGTCAATAATGAAGTAAGAGCTATTAGTGGTAAGAGTTGACATTCGTAAATTAAGAAAGTTATGGCCAGCATTAATTGCGGATTGCACTGCAGAAGTCAAATCTAAAGTGTGAATACCATAATCATCCCCAAAACTTTGATAAAATATTCCTTCATTCCAATCATTTGTCTGAATCGTTGATTCATCATAAAAAGTAAATATATCTATAATTGATTTTTCACCATTTTGCTGATTTTGAATAAAAAATGTTAATGTCGCGTTTGAAACAGATGTAGCTGAAATACTACTCAGGTCAAAATCAATAATTGTCCTATCTTCCATCGGATAAGACGATGAGTTAATAACACCACCATACCCCCAACCACAAGCAAAAGGTGCTATTCCATATATAGTCCTAAGATTATCTTCTTGTATAGGAGTAAGAATCACTGTTTGTCCTCCTATTATTAAACAATACAAAAAAGATATAACAAATAAAATTAAATATTTATATCTTTTCGTGTATATCGTCTGCTTCATGTATTGTAAGTTGTTTATTTTCATAAATAGCATAATATTTGGAGCCGGGATGAAAATCCAAACATAAATTGTAAGAATTTTTATCCGTTAATATTGGATTAGACACTTCTTCTAAAGAAAGAGTCTTGAAGCTACTTTCATTTTCATCAACAATATGCCAAGTAAGTTTAAAATCAGGAGTATGACCTACTATTTGATGAATACCACGAATAGGATGAAATTCATTATTCCAATCGCACCATGTGATACCACCATAATAAGGACAACTAGACCTAGAAAATCCCGGCATAGCAAACCAATGCATACTGTTTGCATAAAATAATTTTTTCGCTTCAGCAGATTCACCGATTAATCTCCGATTGATAGCACGAAGAGAATATTCACTTATTACATTTGGCTTAAATTTTGATGATTCTATCCAACTTGGATGAACACCTGCATGACTTAATAACCATCGGTTATCAAGAATATAGAAAAATTTTAACTTTTCCCAGTCCTGTTTAGTAACAAAATCATTAATAGTTACAGATTTGAATTGTTCGTAACCAGAACAACGCATGTTCTTATTATCTTTGAACCAATAATGAAGGTCGTGATTTCCGCAAACATGAACACGGTCTTTTTGGTTCACAGAATGATGAAACCAATCGGCCACATCTGCAATGATATGCGGATTATCCCCGAAATCGTCAAAATAATCGCCAAGAAAAATCGTCTTATCGGGCTTTACTGATTTGATGATTTTCTCTACTTTTTCCCAACGATTGTGGACATCTGGTAATATTAGATACTTCATTCTATAATGATAACACAGTAATTATAAAAGTCAAGCGTCAACAAATTCAGCTATTAGTTTGTCCATTTCTTCGTATGTTTTTTCGTCTAAAATAAAATTATTTTCCTTTTTACAATAAAAACATCTTTGTATCTGATTAATATAAATAATTATTTTTCCATCTTCTATGGATTGTGAGATAAGAACATTTTCTGCGCCACAGTGTTCACAATATCTTTTAACAGTTTTAATAATTTTAGTCATTATGAGAGAGTAATGATTCTACTAGGTTCTTTTTTAACCCATCCTGCTCTTTCCATATCTTCTTCGGGCATTATTGAAATGTCATCATCAGATTGCATAAACAAAATACAAACATGTTTTTCTTTTAATTTTTCTATTCTTGGTTCAAAAACCTGTTTAGTAATAATGCGCTGCATCATCTGAATACGAAATGGGTCATCAATTTTTAATTTAACCAATACCACAGCATTTTGTGGAATATTGTCAAAATTCAATGTATTACCCCATTTGACTATATCCCCTAATAGGGGAGGGGGGTTTGGTGGGGATGGTACTGCTGGTAAATCGGATAGTGGATGCCAACATATTCCACCCACTTCTTTAACATAAATCCATTCTCCACTATCGTTGGAAACTTTTTCATTAAGTTCATCAATGAGTTTTAACGTTTTATCTGTAGGTTCATTTTCTGGTATTACTGCTGCTTCTATATCAATTACTTCATTTTCCATATTTTTTACTTTTTGTTACTACATAAAATCTGTTAAGTCTAATCGTTGTTTCCCATCCCACATATAACCAACTTTTTTCCAACCTGAATGGTTGGGGTCTAAAGCATCTGCGCAAATTATATTATGATTTAAGATATCCCATATTTCTTTATCAGATTTTCCTAGTGATAACCGGTGTTTACATTCCTCAATATTTGTTTCATTTATATCAACTCCATATATTGTTTGAAGAGCATCTAAATGAGTTATTCCATTTAACATTTTTCTTTGAAGAACTTCAAGAAGAAAATTTCCATTACCACATGAGATATCGCTATCTATTTTAGAATCTATTACATTCGACGTATCCATTATTTTTCTAACAAACGATATGGGTGTAAATACTTCCCCATTTTTCTTTATATTTTCTATAGTGTGATATTTGTGACCATTTTCATTACTTTCTTGATTATTACATAATCTTTTATCCATCGTGGAAAAATAATTGTCTATAAATTTTTCTTCTTCATTGGTTAATTGAAAATCTTTTGATATTCGTGGAAGATTTTTCCAAGTGTACATTGAAATCTGATAATTAGAATAAAGACATATTTTTAACAAAAATTGAATGATTTTAGAATTTAAAATATCAATCAGTGTTTTGGCTTCATTTTCGTCTTTAACTACTATATAAGGAAAATGACTTGTAGTTCCTATATTTTCTGCGTAAAATGGTTCAATGGATAAACTATCGGAAACTATTACTTTTTTCTTATCAAAATCTTTAGATTTTTTCTGTAAAAATATTCTTTTCTTATTAGTAAATATGTGTTCAAATTTATATTTATTATCCTTTACATTTATGTGGTCTTTATAACCAAGGTTATCTCTTTTAAATTCTAATTTATCATATTTTTCTAATCTGCTTAATAACGATTTAACACACTCATTATAAACATTAGGAAGAAATTTTATATTATTAGATATTAAACAATTGGCTATAGTCCCATCTTCTGATTTTATAATCGTTGGTGTTTTTAATTTAGTCTTTTGACAAATATACCAGTCAATTTTTGTACCTACAGAAGACCCATTAGGATATTTAAATTTTTTTCTATATTCTGAATTTAACTCTAGATAAATAAAATTATAATTTTTTAAATATAACTCTAAAATTTTATTTGGTTTTTCCCTCCAATTCATAGGATGAATCATGTATAAAACTCCATTATCTTCTAAATATTTATCTGCTTGAATAATAAATTCTTTCCACAATTCATTTCCTTTACCACCCGTATTGTCTTCTTTAAATTTTTGATAGGGTGGATTGCTGTAAATTCTTGTAGCTTTCAATTTTTTTCTCCATTTTGAAAAATCTTTAATAACTATCATTTTCCCATTACATATTTCATTATTAAATTTTTCAGCTAATTTCCGTTTTCTATAATTTTTGGAAATAAAACCTATAGTATTATTAGTAAAATCATATCCATATAAATAAAACCACTCTAAAAGCTCAAAAGTATCACTTATAATAAGTGTTTCATTTTGCGGTAATCCTCTATATTTTAAATCGGTTTCTATTATTTGTTTGCATAAGTCTGATGGTGTATGAACATTTTGAATAGATGTTTCTTTTCCATTATTGACTCCATTTACCATTTCATAACTACTAATATACAACTCTCTTTTAGAATGTAAAGAAAATTTATTAGTGTTTTTATCGTACTTTAAACTTTTTATATAGTCATCATCATTGTCACACTCAAAATATGGAGAATTACAATTTTCATTGTTCATCAAAAACAAATTTTTGTTTATAGCTTCTTCTATAGTTTCTAACATTAAGTTACTATGAATATTTAAAATAATGATGTAATCTCTTATCTTTTTGTCTTTTAATAAATCATTCATCAATAATTTGTCTTTATAAGCAGACGAAGATGAAATACTCCAATTATACGGACCGTTTAAATAATTTAATACTACAATTGATGGTAATAAAAAGCAATAAAACTTTGTTCCTCCGAAAAGCATTGTAGGTAATTTTTTATATTTATCTTGATACTCCTTTTTTAAATAATGAATTTGTTGAGCAATAATTTTGTGATAATTTCTTTCAAGATATTTATATTCACACATTATCTCATTGTTTTTATATTCAAAATTATTATCTTTTTTGCCTTTAGCGTGAATACAAATTTTTAATTTTTTTTCAAAAGCAATTGCATAGGCAAATTTAACTTCATCTTCATTAGAGGCAATTTTAAGTTTTTTATAAAAATTTAGCATTGCTTTTGATTTTTGTTTGACTTACTTTTACTTAATTATCACTTTGTCAACTTCATCTTTTGTTGGACGTTCGTATTTATTTAAAAATTTATCAATAATTTCTGGCCCAACATGGCGTTCACGTTTAGCATCTCTTCTCAAAAGTTCATCTCTTGGAACTTCAAATGTAACAGCTATAATGAATGCTCCGTGACTTTTTCCTAAGTTAATCCAATCTCTTCTAGCTTTTCTACTGACACTAGTAGCATCAATCATTACACTTTTATCTGCACTCAATGCTGATGAAACTCTTTGTCTGGCTATTCCGAAGGCTGCAGCTGAAACAGTCTGGTCATCTTCTCCTGAGCCAATCTCACTCCTTATTTTGTCGGTAGAAACATAAACAATACCATTATCTAAAGCAAATTTTTTCCCCCAAGTTGATTTACCACTTGCAGGTGGTCCAACAAGAATAATCAAAGCTTTTTCTTCATCATCAATGTCAATTAATTTATTCACAAATTTCTTCTTTATCTCTGTAAGTGGATAAAATCATATTTATATTAGCTCTACCTACGGGGTTAAACGAATGAACTCTCCATTCTGGTAATGGCTTACCTAATTTCATACAATGTTCAATCAACCATTTAGCACAATCATATCCCGTTTTTTCTTTATAGTTTTCATAATCGACAGGCTGATTATAATGTTCTTCATCTAAATCATGGTCAAATGATATTAAGTCAGGCAAACCTTTTTCAATAATTGTTTCTATAAATTGTTCATAATTGCGAACTACATACCATTCACCTAATTCAGCGTTAAGAAATGAAACAGGTTCGCGGTTGTCATCAAGGAATAAATTATAGCTCATTGCCTTCTATTATATCTATAAAGCCAGCATTTGTCAATTCTTTTAATGCTTCTTCATGCGTTCCACCATATTCATAAAGCACCGTCAAAGGAACGTTAAGAAATGATCGTGGTATTAAATTATCAAAATCATAATCATCTTGACCCATGAATTCATACCAATAAATGAGTTTTCCATTATAAAACTTTTTTCTAGAATGGAAAATTACCGTAATATCTGATGCTTTCTTGTCCATATTATCCTTCTCATAATTAGGTGCGTCATCCTCGTTTATATACATATTCACTATTTTATTTTACGGTTCATGTAAATTTACTGCTCTATTATTTCTAGGAGTAATAATTTTAATATTGAAATCACCCCTAACACCGAATATACTATATCTTTCACAGACGGTAATATTGGTAATAGAGTCAAAATTGTTGACCACATCATATTGATTGAATAAATACGGTTGATTATTATAAACTATAGTTACTGCACTATGGTCGGTTGAAAGAGCCTTACTGAAATTGTTGGTCGTTGTTTCTGTGTAAGTATTGAATCCAAAAGCTCCCCCTACACCGCCACCTATTAATACTGCAACACAACCGAGAATTCCCACCACACACAGTATGACTCCTATAAATCCGCTAGCATTGTCACCATTTGAAGACGCTAAATAACCTCCAAGGATGGCGGATATCACTAAAACTGTAAAAACTAGAACAAATGTTGTAATCATATTTTTATTATTTGTATTCCTGATTTAATATTTTAACTGACAATAGCTTGCCAAGGATAGAAGAATATTTTGGTTTTGTTGGACGAAGAACTATTCCTTCTCCATATTTCATTTCTCTATTTGGTTTAATGTAATATATAATTGTATTTGCTATTTTTTGGAGTTTTTCAATAGTCCATGTATCATCAAATATAAAAGGGTCATAAACTAATGAAACGGCTGGAATATTTAAAGTATTGCATGCATCTTTTATTTCTTTCCAACCATACCATTTACCTGTATCCAATTCTTTTATATTAAACACATATAGCATAGGTTCCAAAAGACCTAATGGATTTCCTTGAATTTTTCCACCACAAGCTTCTGCTTGAATGGCAATATTTTTACCCAACTTTTTTAGATTGTTTGGTAAATCATATTTTTCAGCAATCTTCCAAAATCCTGTTCCTTCTTTTTGTTCTAGTTTGCGGCTACAAACACGAACTTCGCTATTTTCATGGATTACAGTCATAGAAGAACCATCAACCTTCACTGTAAGATAACATTCCTCTCCCATAAATTCATTAAGAACTGTTGGATTATTTAATAAATTATCTTCATCAGTGATTGGAATTAAATGTGTAGGAAATCCACCTCTAACATCACCACATATACTTAAATCAAGTGGTTTCTCATATTTAATTATACCAAGAATTTCTGTAACATCATCGCCTTCTTCCCAAATCGATACATCTATTTCATGTTCATCACCATCATTATCAAAACCTGATTTTACCGGTAAAATAGAAAGAGGACAAACTAATCCTTGACTTGGAGCTTTCTTAAATTTAGCATTCCAAACACGGTAATGTTGACGCTCCATAAAGGAGAAATAAGGATTTTCTTTTGGAACTATGCTATCAATTTGTATGAATATTACCAAATCACCGTCTTTAAATTGTCCTTTGGGAACAACAACAGGCCATGCTTTCACCATACCAATCTCAATTTTTGTTACTTCTGGATTTGGATGGGGTTTAATACTATGAATTTTTTCTATTGTTGCCGATTTTGTCATATTAACATTATATCATAGACTTAACAGAAGTCAATAAAAAAGTCCGATTCAATTACTTGAACCGGACTTTCTGATATTAAATGATGAATGTTTTAATCATCATCAGGTGGTTCACAAAATCCACCAAATGCTTGAGGATGTTTAGTAGAATGTTGTACTGCAACTGCTGGTCTTTTATCCAAATCAATTCCAGCATTTTCCAATCCTTCACGGTCAGTATAATAGATTTCAAGTTCAGTAAGTAATCTACCTACTTTAAATTCTACTGTTCTAACAGAATCATTCTTAGTTTCACCAAACTTAGTTCCAAGATTATACTCAGTTACTTCATCAGATGAAATGCTTTTACAAATGTTAGCTGAATGGAGACTATTAGCAGATAATTTTCTACTAATACCACTGTCTCTACCCTTTAGTGTAGAAGAATTACTGCTACATGTATAAGTTGCACTAGAATCTTTACAAACTATATCACCCCAAATTGGAGGATTGGTTGGCCACCAAGGGTCATATGGTTTTCTCCACGGTCTGGGCCACGGTTTAGGATAAATTGGATAAGGATCTGGATAATAGTGGTCGTGATGAATATGTTTTTCAACAATTTTAACTTGTGGTTGTTTCTCTGCAAAAACCTGAACACCAATTACACCACAATTGGAAGTTCCAACAGTTTTACCTGCATAGGATTTACCCTTTGATGAAAATTCAAATTTTCTAACTTCATCAAGAGAAGTTCGCCAACCATTGATTTCGATGGATGAATAAGCATTACAAATATATCCACTTTTATCCCTATCTGCACTTTTACCGTCAAGGACACTTAATCCATCAACGCTAAAACGTGCCAACACTCGGTCAGCGGTATTGTTTCTAAAATGTAGGGTGAATTCCCTACCAATTTCTCCACGGACATAAGTTCTACCATGAGAGCCATATTCTGGAAGTTTACTGCCATCAATCTTGACGGACAATTCGAAGTCATTTCTTTTCATGTTTTCCTTTCTTACATTGCCCCTAATTGGGGACTTTTATATTCAGGCGGAATTGCCTGAACAATAATAACTATAACACAAAAAATATAAATGGCAATTAAAAATTACTTAGTTCCACATGCTAGTATTTCTTTTATATTCTTCTGCTCCTCGCATAAATTCCAATTCTTTTTTACTTGGTTTCCAACTACATTTTATACATTTCTTGGAATTCATAAATTTGTGGTCACAATATTTCTTATTATCGGTTGGTTTGGTAGTAGAGAAGCTCATAATTTATTTACCATAATAACTTTATTTAGATTGGTGCCACCGGAGGGAATCGAACCCACACTCCCGAAGGAAACTGCTCTTAAGGCAGTCGCGTCTCCCAATTTCGCCACGGTGGCATTGTGAATTGAATACTAGGTTTTTTTAAATGCTGCAGCATTTTTGTCATTTACCAACTTCTCTCCCTCTATTTGGGGCCCGATGTTTCACGGGACGTATTCAATTCTTACGACAAATCTGGTGCTACAGGAGGGAATCGAACCCACACGGATTTCTCCAACTGCTCTTGAGGCAATCGCGTCTGCCTAGTTCCGCCACTGTAGCATAACTCAGTCGAAGTCCATTGGCCAGATGACGTGTTCAACTGAGAGCAAATAAAAATTCATGTGCAGACTCTTTTGCTGCATCCACCACTTCTTGATTGGTCATGTCTCTAAAACGACTACCTACATTATCATTATCACTTTTCAAATTAAAACATGTAGGTGTGATTGAAACGCTTTTCTTCATTGACTCAACAAGTTTACGTTTCTCTTCTTCCGTTATAGTAACCCATTTATTCATAATAACAAAATGGTATTTGAAAGTTTTGTCCTAGAATTTGTCTTTTCATTTACAACGAAATTGGCTGTTAACGCAGCCAATTCCGTCAAAGGCGATGTTATTTAATTCTATAAGTTACTAACGTAGTTCTTTTCTCAGCCACAACATACCAATCACCAATAAAACTGATACTTTGTAGTCGTTAGAACGACTGCCCTCATCTAATATTTGAGCAGCCCAAATTGGTAGCGGGAGCAGGATTCGAACCTGCGAGGCACTAAGGCACTGCGTTATGAGCACAGCCGGATGACCGGGCTTCCGACATCCCGCAATTAAATTATTATGGTGCCTCCAACCGGACTCGAACCGATATCGTGCTCAAATCTAGAGCTTACCACGGGTATAGGCCGTGCGTTCTACCAATTAAACTACAGAGGCATTATTCCAAAGAGCAAAAATTCACATCTGGAGCGATATGAGAGATTCGAACTCTCACCGGTTGCTTGGAAGGCAATCATGCTAGCCGTTAAACACCAATACCGCTTTATGGAGCAGAAAATGGGATTCGAACCCACGACATTCACGTTGGCAACGTGACGCTCTACCAGACTGAGCTACTTCTGCGTATTCAATACATATTATCATATTCCTAAAAAATGTCAAGCGTTATGAAAATTTCTTCATATGTATGATAAAGCAGTAAAAATTAAGGATTTACCGTTATGAATCAGATGAAATATAGACCTTGTAAAAAATGTGGCAAGTCATTTCCAAATTGGATAACCATAAATGGCAAAAAATGGAATTTGAGAAGTCGTAATTTTTGCCTTGAATGTTCGCCTATAGGAACTCATAATACAAGAGATTTAACAGAAGGCGATTATGGAACAAAACTTATTGATGGAAAAAAATACAAACGATGTAGAGAATGTAAAAATATCAAACCATTTGAAGAATTTTATGCTAAATCAGAGTGGGGAAGACGTTATGCTGTTTGTCGTTCTTGTAATAAAATAATAAGTAAAAAAAGAAGAGATGAATTTAAAAAGTGGTGTGTAGAATTGAAAGGTAGTAGGTGTATTATTTGTGGATACAATAAATGTTTGAGATCATTAGATTTTCATCACATTAATGAAAGTGAAAAGGATTATGATATATCCTCAAATTGGAAAAAATCTAAAGAAGAAATAATTAAAGAGCTTGACAAGTGTATTTTACTATGTAAGAATTGTCATGGAGAGGTTCATGAAGGAATTCTTACAATCTAAATAGATTGACAATACAAGGATTTTATGATATTATTAAGATATGAAAAAAGAACCATCAAAACGAAGGATAAATGCTTACTTTAAGAGCAAAAAGAAGTTAAAATCATCTGACGATTTTAGTCATAGGTTGGAAATTTTCATTGATGGAAAGTTTACATTGGGAGTATCCTTTGATGGAGAAGAACCTAAATGTTCCTATGACCTTAATGAATTATTAAAAAAATTAATAACTGACAAAAACGTGTGGTAAAATTATGAGAAAACAATGTAAACTTCACCCAAAATATAAAGGTGTCAGAAAACCACGTGCAAAACGTGACCTCAAACTATTGGGGAAATGTGATTGTTGGAGTATTTATTTTAATAAACACCCTAATGAAAAATTCCCCGATTTTATCAGTGGTGTTCCGAGAAGTTTAAACGATTGGCGGCGAATGGGTAAAGAATCCGCTGAACGTTTGATGAAAATGATGAAGGATAATAGTGGTGGTAAATTATTCTAATATATCCTATGGGATACTATAATCTTAGAAATTATACAAATATTCCAAATGACATAATAAAAATCATTATTGATTTTTGTTGTCCCTATGGATTATCTGACTTCAATATTAGTATTAAGCAAACTAAAAAATCAAGACACGATGAAGCTTTTTATGGAGTTGCACATCCAAACGAAAGAAAAACAGTTATTGGTGTAAATTTACCTTTTTCTCAGTATAGATTTCCTATGCTAAGTAGTTATAGGCATGAAAATCTCAGAAAAGCTGGTTATGTTAAGGCAACGCTTTTAAGAAATCAAATAGAAGTTTTAGTATATCTTATTTCTCATGAATTAAGACATTTATGGCAAGGTAATGTAAGTAAACAAAATTTTCAAGGACGTTTAGTATTTTATACGACTTGGAATGAAAAAGTATATCATGCATTTTATAAAGAGGAAAAAGATGCAACATTATATGCTATTAAAATGATTAAAATGTGGAGAAAAGAATTAGAATCTAACTAATATTTATAAATACAAAAATGAACGAAGAACCCAAAATAACATACGCGCCTTGGCCTAAAGAAGTCGTTGATAAACTTAATGAATATCAGCATAATCTCGGCTGTCATCCATACACTTGTGGATGGTGTAGAGATAAACTGGGTGTTTGGTTTGTTAAACAGAATGACGGAACTCTCATTCCAGAACCATTGAATTATGACAGAAGTGGTGATGGTTGGAAGAAAATCATTTGCTTAGACCGTGAATTGATTGCCACTGAAAATGGTTGGATTTGTAAAACCTGTGATCATGTTCAAAATTGGTATGTTGAAGGAACTATCTAATATTTATAAATATGGCAGTTACAGCACCAATAGAAGTTCCAAGAGATAGGAAAATATCTGACAAAAAAGTAAGTCATGATGTTGAGAATTATATTCTTGATATTATTTCAGAAACTATTGATGAACCATTTACTTTCAAAGAACTACTTGAAATGGTAAGAAATAAATATCAAAGTGAATATGGATGGGATTTGGAAGGTCATGTTTCTTGGGCTTTGGATATGCTTCACGCTAATAATTTAGTAAAACGTGTAGCTCCTAATACTTACGAAGCACCAGAAGGTCCTGATGATGTTTATTCAGAACGTGCAACAGGATATGCTCCTGAAGGCGAATTCGTTCCCCGTGGTAGAGATTTTACCAAACAAGATACTTCCCATTTTGAAAACAAAGACGAATACCGACATGAATTAAGTAAAGCTGAATGGTCGGTAAATATGTTAAAAAATATGGGGAAAAATGAAGAAGATATCGAAACAATGTTACTTGCCGGTGAGCATCCTTACAATCGTGTTGCCCTCAAAGTTGCTCTCAAAAAACATTTTCAAGGTGTAGAAATATAATCTTCTTGACTGTACATATTTCATTTGATATTGTATTTCTATGGATTTATTAGATTTTATAGAACCACTGGAAGATAAAACTTTATCAACAATTAAAGAATTAAAATCTTTATCATTAGAAGAATACACTTTAAAAATTAAGTGGTATGAAATTCAGAACCATGTAAGTGAAATTATGCCATTTATGCGTTCCAAAAGTCAGATTTCTAATCCAAAAACTATAGAAGAAATAGAAAATCTAAAAATAAAAATCTTGCCTGTAAATGAATCTGATGAAGAATTGTATCGTATATACAAAAATTTCATGTTATTTACATCTTCTGCTCTTCAAAATAATTACCCCGGAAGGAAGATGTCATTTCTTGTAGAAAATAGTAATACAGGTAAATTTCTTGGTATGATAACAATTGCTGGAGATATTGGGTCTTTATCTGCTAGAGATAATTTCATAGGTTGGTCTAACAACCATAAATATAAAAATAAGCGAATAAACAATTTAATGAATGCACAAGTTCTTGTACCTCTTCAACCATTCGGTTATAATTGTTTGGGTGGAAAGTTGCTTGCTAGAATTGTTGTAACAGATTATTTTAGAAATGCATGGAAAGAAAAATATGGTGATACAGTTGTTGGAGTGACAACTACAAGTCTTTATGGGTCTTTTTGCCAATATACGGGTTTAAAATTTTGGAAAAACTTAGGCACAACATCAGGGAAAGTACCCATAGAGTTACCTGAAATTGTATTAACCAATTGGAAAGTTAAATATCCACCAGTAAAAAAGTCGGATAATGTAACATCTGACCGTTATAAAGATGAATTAATGAAAAAAATTTGTAAAGATTTAGGTATTAACTATAAATTAATATATCATGGAATTCATCGTGGAATTCATTATGTTTCCCTGTATAAAAATAGTAATGAATTTCTTCAATGTAAAATAAAAGAATCCGAATTAGAACTAATTCAGGAATTGAAAGATTTAGACAAACAAATGGAACAGTGGAAAGTGTCATCTATAAAGCGGTTTACTAAATTACAATCTGAAAATCGTTTAATTTCTAAATCTACGTATTATGATGATGCTGCGCATTTAACATTTGAGGAAACCAAGAAACTTTTTTTGAGCAATATTAACCGATAATAATAGACGCTTGACATTTTAAAATAATAATGTACCATGTAAATGGATGAAAATAAATGTAGAACCGAAAGACAAATATAAAGCGGTAATTTGTCTTGAAAAGAATTGTATATGGAAAAGAGTTTGTGCCAACCATCATACAGCAGGTGATTTTCGCTCCGAAGACGGCGTAACCCCAAAACTCTCTTTAAGAAGTGGAGAATTATATTGCGAAACAATTCATTCCAAAGGTGATGGATGTGAATATCATGAATGTCCAATTGACCATCATAGTTGTGGTTTGCTTTGCTGGGATGACTTGATTGAAGAAACCGATAATTTTCAAATATGAAAAAGAAAATAAATGTGTTTGTTCATGGTGCAAATGGCAAAATGGGACAAATTCTAACTTCATTAATAAATAAGGATAAATTGTTAAATTTATCCTCTCTGAAAGATGCTGATATAGTTGTTGATTTTTCCAGTGAAGAAGGTCTTCTGAAAATACTTTCTATTTGTTTGAAAAGGAAATTACCGTTGATAAGTGGTACAACAGGGTTAAGTGAATCCACTTATCAAAAAATATGGGAAGCATCACTGTCTATTTATATCATTCACAATGAAAATTTTAGTGAGGGCATTAAAGAAATAAAACAAATGTTATATGGTATTTCATCATTACTTAAAGTTTCTAAAATTATAATAGAAGAATGTCATAACATTTCTAAAAAAGATATGCCCAGCGGCACATCAAAAATGTTGTCTAGTATTTTATTTTCAAGATTTGGTGTAAAACCGGAAATAATATCCAACAGAACCAATCAAAATATTGGTGGTATGCATAATATTATTCTTAAATTACCAAATCAAATAATAGAAATCAAACATAGAGCAAATTCTAAGAAAATTTATGCTATAGGAGCATTAAATGAAGTAAAATTTTGGTATAAACATGGAAAATAATGATATGAGTTGGTTTTGGAAAAGAAAAGTAGTTGCTGAACGAAAACCAGAAGAAACTGGAATAGATTTACCAGCTTTAAACTGGTTTATTCATGTTTTAATCAATAATGTAGGATATAATAAATGGATAAGAATGTCCAAAGAAGAACAAAAGAAATATGATGAAGAACATCCTTACAATGCCGGTTATCCTTATAAAGTTATTACTTACCCCATACCATCGGGGAAGGATATCGTATTGAAAGAAAGTGGTAAATATACGATTCAATGTGATTCTGAATATACTCGCAATTTAATTATAGAAATGGCAAGAGCATACGATAAATTGGAAAAGGAATATTATTACAATTTACAAGAGAAAGCTTCCGAAAAGTGGCATAAAATAGAAGAATTGCCGCCTCATAGTCCAGCTTCTTCTTTTCATGAAAGAGGAAGAATGTTTTTAGTATTTAGTCCTATTTTATGTTATGTTAATGGTGGTCAATGTTTAGGATTTAGAGACGGAAAGAAATGGTATATTATTTGGAATGGAAAAGAAATAGAATGTCCATCAATAACTCATTATCGCCTTTTACCACCAAATCCTTTGATTAAACTTACCGAATATAAAACTGTAAAAGAACAGGTGGAAAAAATAAGAAATCAGATTGAAAAATAAGAATTATGGGCAGAAAAAAGAAAATAGAAATTTTACCACCTAATATATGGAGAGACTCTGATAATAAATTATGGAAAAAATGTAAAACATGTGGAACTATTGCTGAATATTGTAATTTAAATAGTGCATTATGTTTGGGAAATGAGTGTTGCTTTTGTAGAACAAACAAGGGAGTATGGTACGACCCTATAAAAAAAATTTTTTGCAGGAGATGTCCAAAATGCAATTCTGTGGTGGCATATGAACGTAAATATCTTGCTTATGCAGCGGTTAAACTTAATCAGTTATGTAAAAGTTGTAGTAGTAAAAATAACAAAGGGTTGGAATCTATGTATGGTCCAACTAAACCACTTCCTACATGGGCTACATACGACCCTATTACGCATTTATACACTATAACATGCCCTAAATGCAAAAGAGAGAGAAAAGTTAAATCAATAACTAGAAAACATTGTCCATCAGTATTGAAACGTTCAAAAAATCTGCCGGTAGAACGTAGCGGATTTTGTAAAAAATGTGGTAATGACCCATCAAACAGGATTTAAACTAAAGATTGGATAATTAAAAGATTTTCTGCTAGATACAATTATCATCCATATACGTTTCCATCAGGAAAAGTAGTAATGGTTCAAGGATATGAAAAGGCTGGTATAAATTATCTGATTAATAATATAGGAATTGAAGAAGACGATTTGAGAGTAGGCCCCGATGAAGTTCCGTTTATAGAATATCAATTTAATAATAAAAATAGATTCTACTTTCCTGATATTTACGTTAAATCAAAAAATTTAATAGTTGAAGTTAAATCTACATATACCTTTCAGACAGAAGGAAAGAAAAACAATGCAAAAATGAAAGCGGCATTTAATGCCGGATATGACCTTTGTGTTTTAGTTTTCAAACAACCGCCTAAAAGTCCAGTTATGGTAATTGAGCGAAAACACTAAAAAGTTATGCTTTTTTCATTTTGGTTTACTATATACGTTTAATAAGACGCTTGACACTAACCCGAAGTTAGTATAGAATGTCATCGTCAAATGGAACAATTTTAGATGCTAACAGCAGTAAAACTTTTCATTCAAGAAAACCAAATGCATCTAGCTTAATTTGAGATAGGAACAGCAGTAAATCCATATAGGAAAAACAACTATCTCGCAATAAAAAAGGAATAGTTATGAAGAAGAACGCAATCAAAAAGAAAGTCAGCACCGAATTCGGTTACGAAGGAACTCCTTCCATTGGCCGTAATTTTACCGCTCCCGAAAAGTACGTAAATCCGCTTGTAGCAGGTCTTGAAAACGCAAGCAATATTACCGTTACTGAAAATCTTGCTCTTGCCTACAAGAGCACCCTAAGTCATCTTCTTGACTTTTTTGGTAACGCAGGCGCTCTCCGTAAGCGAACTGATGATGAAGTAATCCAACTTTTCACCAAGGCTTTTGCCGAAGATAAACTTTTGGCTCTTAAGGCTCTATTTTATATTCGTGATGTGCGTGGTGGACAGGGCGAACGTAAAACTTTCCGAACTATTCTAAAATGGTTGGCCAACAATTACCCGGATATTGTTCGTAAAAATCTTTTGAACGTTCCTCTTTATGGACGTTGGGATGACCTTTATATTCTATTCGGAACTGAATTGGAAAAGGATGCTATGGTTGCAATGACTCAGCAACTAGCTACTGATTGGCATAACATGAAAGTCAAAGAAAATGTTTCACTATTAGCTAAGTGGTTGAAGTCTGAAAACACTTCTTCCAAAGAATCCATTAAATTGGCTAGTGAACTTCGTGAATTCCTCGGATGGAGTTCAAAGAAATATCGTAAGACCCTTTCACAACTCCGTAAATATATCGATGTTGTTGAAGTCAAGATGTGCGCTCGTCAATGGAATGACATTAACTTTGAACATGTGCCTTCAAAGGCAACCTTGAATTATCGTAAGGCTTTTGAAAAGAGAGCTAACGAAAGTTACAAGGAATACCTCAATCGTGTTGAAAAGGGCGAAGCCAAAATTAATGCGAGTGCTGTATTTCCTTACGATATTCTTCGAACTGTCGTAGAAAATACTCAATCAGCAACTTCATTGAAGGCGGCTGATTTGCAATGGAAAGCCCTCCCTAACTTCATAGAGGGGGATGGAAAGGGACTAGTCATTGCTGATACTAGCGGTTCAATGCACGGACTCCCACTATATGTGTCAGTTTCTTTGGCAATTTATTTTGCTGAAAGAAATATTGGTCCTTTCAAGGATGTATTCATGACCTTTTCACAAACTCCTTGCTTCCACCGACTTATTGGTAACAATTTGTTGGAAAAATGGAATAATTTGGATGATGGTGGTTGGGATTGCAATACTAACCTTCAAGCAGCTTTCAACTTGTTTCTGAATACTGCTGTGAAAAATCACGTTCAACAGAAGGATATACCTTCTATTTTGTTTATCGTTTCAGATATGCAATTTGATATGGCAAGTTCATATAACGACAAGACAAACTTTGAAGTAATGAAGGAAAAATTTGAACAGTCAGGTTACAAGCTTCCAAATGTTGTCTGGTGGCAAGTAGATTCACGTCAAAATAACGTGCCAATTAAATTCTCTGATGCAGGTGTGGCATTGGTCAGTGGTAGTCACCCTTCAATCTTGAAGAAAATTTGTTCATCTAAATTCCTCAATCCATTGGAATTGATGTTATCAGTAATTACCGATAAACGTTACAACTCTATTGTAATATAAGTTCGGTTTGCTATTATAAATTACGAAAGGTGTGGAGAGAAATCTTCACGCCTTTTTTATGAATTGACTTCTTTATTAATTGATGTAAGATCATTATATTATGAGTGACATGAAAATGAATTTGGAAGCTTTCGGCACAGCACCACCTAGACCAACCTTACGAAAAGGTAAATCTCCAGCAACCGAAAGGCCAACATCAGAAAAGGAATCTTCTGAACAAAATGATATATTAAATTCAATATCACTTGTTCAATGGGCAGTTTGTGGACCTAATACTTATAAACCCGTTTCAGTTACATTTCCCAAACTTCAAAGTGGTGTTTATAGTATTGCTGTAAGTCAATATCATGGGATTATTTATCAGAAAAAGCATGTATGCGTTGATGACCTCCTGAGATTTCCTGATTCCGTATCAGATAAGATTCTTGCTGAAATAACCACATTTTGGGGAAAGGGCCAAAAGTTTATGGAACATGGCTTCCTACACCGTAGGGGGTATTTACTACACGGCCCAGCGGGTTCTGGCAAGACTTGCCTTGTTCAACAAATTATTGCTGATATTGTGAAGTCTGATGGCCTTGTTTTTCAATGCACCAATCATCCTGCTGTATTTAATGATGGATTGTCTCAATTTAGAAAAGTTGAACCCGGTAGACCAATTGTGTGTTTATTTGAAGATATTGATGCTATCGTTGAAGAACATGGAGAAGACGAAATTCTCACATTATTGGATGGTGAAAATCAAATTGATAAAGTTCTAAATATTGCTACCACCAACTATCCTGAAAGATTGGATAAACGATTGGTAGCAAGACCACGAAGATTTGACAGAGTTCTTCAAATTGATATGCCATCACCAGAAGTCCGAAAAATGTATTTTGAAAAGAAATTAAAGGTTTCAGAAGCTGAAATTGAAAAATGGGTTGCAGCTTCGGAAGGATTTTCATTTGCTGCCTGTGCTGAACTTGTGATTTCCGTATGTTGTTTTGAAAATACATTTGAAAATGCTGTAAAAATTTTGGATGATATGATGAAAGCAACTCCAAGTAATAAAGATTATGAAAATAAACCCCTTGGTTTTGCACAACCACAAGTAACTAGAAGATAATATGAGTGAAGGAAAATATAAACATAAAGAAGGTGACAAGGTTTATTTTGAGATGGGAGAAAAATTACCGTCAGGTTGGGGTAAAGTTTGTGGAATAGTTGGCCCTATCATAATAATTGAATTGAAAGAAAAAATTCCGAATTATCCATTCACACATACTTACATTATTGATTCTCAAATTAAAGAACCACCAAAACCTGAACATGGAAGTTTAGATATGGATGGGTCAAGATAAAATGAAAGAAGATTGTAAAAAAGGCAACCACGATTTCATTGAAATTATGAGAATAGGCAATGAATGGGATGAAACGACTCCTGATAAAATAGTGAAATGGTGTCGTTATTGTGGTGGTATTAAAATCAACATAGAAATGGATGGAAGAGTTATTGGCCATTCTATGAAATTTAGACTTCCAAAAATATTGGAAGATGAAAATTTATGAAATAATATGTATCAAATCCAGCAAGCGCCTGTTGATAAATGTGAACGAATAACAATTCTTTCAGCAAAAGATTTAGAATTTTCTTATTTTTGTGGACCCGGAAAGGGTGGGCAAGCTAGAAACAAAGTTCATTCGGGATGTCAAATTATTCATCGTGAAAGTGGAGCAATAGGAAGAGCCAGTGATTCACGTTCATTGAAACAAAACAAACAATCCGCATTTAAACGTTTGTTGAAAACACCACAAATGAAAGTTTGGCTGGTTAGGCGAATTCATGAAATACAAACTAAAGAAAGTCTTGAAGAAGAAATTGCTCGCGAAACTACACCTGATAAATTTAAATACGAAATAAAAAATATTGATGGTAAATGGGAAGAAGTTCTTGAATCATATTTTGAAAGTGAAGCTGCTAAATCTGAGAATTATGAATTACAAATTTGAACAGGGTGAAATTGTGCAATTTGACGATGAAAAATTTGGAAAAGGTACAGGTGGTGTAGTTGGTTATTGCGAATCTGCTGATGAATATGTTATATATCCGCAAGTTGAGCATATTTGGGACGATTATCCTTATATGTGTATTTTAATCAAGTCCAATAAATTAGTATCAACACCATTCTAAATATATGAGAAGATATAGAGAAAAAGGTCATGTACAACTATCGGTCGCAATAAAGAGTGGCGAAAGAGTTCATGATTTCCTAAAGGGATGGGGAACTATTTGTAAAGATGGTTCAGTTTTGTGGGATTGGTGGAGGCCACCCACAAAAAAACAACAAAAAAGATTTGCAAAATATTGTAAGTTTGAGAAATGGATATTTCCTATTATTAAAAAAGTTTATCCTAAACTTATAACAAAAAATTTAGTAAGTATTCAACCAATGACATGATAACAACCTTGGTTAATATCCGCAAAAGAAAAGGACACCCAAGACCAAAATATGATGTTTTGATTGACAGGCGCACAATTTTCGGAAATCCTCACCCGATTGGCTATTGCAATGTTTGCCAGCGAGTCCACGACAGAAAAGATTGTATTAGCGAATATAAAAAGGATTTTTATAAACACTTGACAAATCCTGAATTTCGTGATAAAGTATTATCATTAAAAGATCAGGTTCTTGGCTGCTGGTGCGCACCTTTACCTTGTCATGGCGATGTGATAATAGAATATTTGGAACAACCAAAATGAAAACTAAACACTTAGGAATTTTAATCCTTTTAGTTGCCTGCATAATCATAGTGATTCCACTTCTCATTCTTATTTTTGAGGCAATTTCTTGTAGTGATTTTCACGATTCGGTTCTTTACAATCTTATACACGAACTTGATTAATTATGAAATATGAGTATGATTAAATGGTTTAAAAAATTACTATCTAATGAACCCCAACCTTGGGGCGACCCTGAAATCGGGTTGAAGAGACAAAGAACTTCGGACATTTCTTTCGGTGGTGGTGGTATTGGTATGAATAGGATTTTAAATCCAGCAGGAAGTATTTTTCTGAAACAATACCGTTATTGGTGTAAATGCGGAACAGAGTTAACCGATGGTCCGACAGGCGGTTGTGCAATCAACGCCGTCTGTGAAAAATGTAGAATTAACTATGGTTGTTTGCCGGGATACGATTAAATTTATGAAAGATTATATAAGTAAAATAATAGGAAGTATAATGTTGGCAACACCATTTGTCTTCTTAATTGCATCTTCTGTTTATGCTCTTGGAGTATGGAATGCAATAATGTTATGGTCATCAGTAATTTTTTTATTTGGTTGGATTGTTATAGCAGTTCATCTGTTAATAAAAGACTAAATTTATAAACTATAATGAAAGATGAATTAGGCGAAAGAATGAAAGAACTTCCTCTCAGTCTTACTATTAGGATTGATGCTACTAATGGGAGTACAATGACATCGGGAGTAGAAGCGGTTTGTAAAATTTTAAAAACTTATAATTCTCCAAAAAAAGGACAAATTATTGATGATAAACAATTTGATACCCCATATTGGAAAGTTACAATAATAGATGCAGTAACATCTTTAGAATGAAATATTTTTAATGGATATTCTTATCTGACCACATTTATATGAATGATTCAATTCTCATTCCTACAATAAAAGATTCACTTAAAACAGTAGATAAATTAAGTAAGCATCAAAAAATATCTTTCAGAGAATCGTATCGTTTGGTAAAAGCAATGTATCAAGTTTCCATTGAACGAAATGAATCGGCAGTGGACACAGCCGTTCGTTGGTTTGGACCCGCAGTAAAAGAAGTATTTGATTTGAAAAAAGCTATGCTTAGAAAAGATGTAGTAATTGGTGCACCCGGCACAAAGAATGTTAAAAAACAAATAAATAAATGGAAGTATATACTTGCTAGAAAATTGGCTGATTTAGATAAATATGCAGATGTTAGACGTAGGTTTTTTGAACCAAAGAAAGTAACTTTCAGAGAAGCTCATTATCTTATAGGAGAAATAGTTAGCTTAGCAGAAGAAGAAAGAATATCAATAGATGAATTCGTTCGTAGATTTATCAGTGAAGAAGTAGCTAATGAAGTTTTTGATTTGAAAAAAGCAATGGCAAAAAGAAATCTCATCGACATTCCCGGTACAAAAGTGACTAAAAATAAACTGAAAATATGGAATCATATACTTTCTGATAAAAAATTACCTAAGAGAAATTATGTCATTAAGAAAAAATATTATAAGGGTTAATGACCATGTAAAAATAATCAACCCAGAGATTGTTCTTAGATGGGGATATCCTTTGACAAAACAAATTGTCAAGGATACACTTATAACTCAAGAACAAAAGGACTCTATATATAGTATGTTTAAATCATTTGGGGTAGGACTCCCACCGAATAATACAGAAGATAATGCACTAAGAACATCATTTCTTAATTGTTTGGAAATGCCATTGCATGATAATGCTCCTGATGCAGAACGTTTAATATACGATGAAGGTCATGGAGATATTTATGAAAAAGTTCTTGATAACATGGCTTACATGATTCTAAAACAAAAACAATATGGTGGAAAAGAAAGAAAACTGTTTACATTAAATAGAGAATCTTTACGTAATAAATTAGGACAAGTTGTTGGAAGAAAAGTAATAAAAACAGGCAGTTATTGTACTGACCATAGTTATCATTCATCTTATTATGGGGATGATTATGATTATGACCCACCTTATCTTGCTAATGAACAAACACATGTTTTGTATAAAGTTTATTTAGATTATGAACAAGAAGGTATTTGCCCAAATATTAATGAAGACGGTGGTATTTGGATTGAGAAAGTAAATTTAGGAAAAATGTTACCAACTTACGTATGATTGAAAAAGGATATACCATAAAAGTTTTAGATTACGGTTATGTAAGATATATAGACCATTTAGGTTCTGATGAAAGAATATGTGAAGCAGCTAGAATTTCTTATAAATCTCCATCCAAAGGTAAAGAACAAGACCAAAAACTAGTAAATTATCTTTGGAAAAACAAACATACATCACCGTTTGAACAAGTGAATCTGACATTCAATATTAAATTACCATTATTTGTTCAAGGTCAAATGGTAAGACATAGGACTCAAAGATTAAATCAAATATCAGCTAGATATACTGAAATGCGTGAGGAATTTTATATTCCAAAAGAATGGCGAAAACAAGATACTAAAAATAAACAAGGAAGTATTAATAAAGAAGATTGGAATAAACCTACATATCCGGGAAATCTTTCTTTAAATCAATCCTTTTCAGATAGACTTAAGCATCATTGTGATGAATCATATAAACTTTATCAGGTATTTTTAGAATGGGGTATTGCTCGCGAAATGGCTAGAATGATTCTTCCTCAAAATCTTTACACAGAAATTTATTCCAATTGGGATTTAAATAATTTAACGAAATTTTTTACACTTCGGTTGGATGAACACGCTCAATGGGAAATTAGACAATATGCTAAAGCAATGTATGATATAACCAAGAAAGTATTTCCTATGACTATGAATGCTTACGAACGTTATAAATGGAATTTGGTTGACCTTTATCCAGAAACTCAGTAGTATATATTGTAGATGAATATACACGTTCCCGAAGAAATCAAGCAGAAATGGTGTAATTACGAGTTTTTGGGTAAACCTATAAAATTACGTGATGGTAAAACTTATATGCGTGCTTATTCCAAATTTTTTGAGACAACTCACTTTTATTGTTTCGAGGACGATTTTATATGGTTCGATAAAAACGATATCATATCGAAGTAGGGCTTGACTTTTTATAAAACTCTGATAGGCTTACTACTATGGATAATGAACTTGAAAGAACAAAAAAAGAATTAGCCGAAGCTAAAGGTGATATTCGGCAACACATGAAGAATTTTGAATTTTATAATCAAGTAATTCCACATGCTATTTGGGTTGTTCAAGATGCTGAAAAAATGCTACATGGGGAACCACATTGGCTTGAGCAATCTGTAAAGAATTTCCAAAGTGCAATTAAACAAGCTGCTGAAGATTCAGATAAAAATGAATTGCGTTGTGAAGTACGATGGAAGGAAGAAAAAGAAGATATTTCTAAAAGACTTGGCCATCCCGGTCTTGAACCTTGGTGTGCAGCAGACATAGTTATACAAGAACGAAATGCTCTTGCTTCTGAATTAGCAAAGTTGAAAGAAAAAGTATGAATGAAAATCTTTATCTTTACATTTTAATGAGAACAGACCTCCCTAGTATGGGGGCGGGTCGTGCAGCGGCTCAGGCCTCCCACGCGGCTAATGCCTTTATTCATAAATATGGTAATAGGGCAGACGTTAAAGAATGGCAAAAGCAGACCCCTCAAGGATTCGGAACAGTAATTGTATTAGGTGTAACAACAGACTTAATGAAAGATTTACATAATATAACTTCTAGTGACAAGTTCCCTACAGAAATTATTGTTGACCCCGATTATGTAATTTTTATACCATCTGAAATTTTGCCTATAGTTATGGATAGCGCCAAAAGTAAAATTGAACAATCTCCTACAGACCAAAATAAATATCTTTATCATAGAAGCGAAGCTACTTGTGCCTACATTTTTGGTGATAAAGAAAAGTTAGCACCTTTACTTTTCAGTTTACCTCTTTATTCATAGAAGCATAAACTACTAGAAATAGAAATCAATAGAAAAAAATTTAAAATATGAAGCCAATAAAAAAATTTTTCTCGTGCTTATTTGAGGTTTTTTCTATTCGTCAGAAAATCGTCTAACTAATCTAAAATTATATAAAAATAATAGAGAATGACCGACGCTTGACTTTTTATATGATTGTGATATTATCCTTCTATGAGTGATTTTTTTGATGATCCTTCTCGCCCAGCAAAGCTAAAGAAGTATCCAACCCTATATGCTAGAACGAGCACCGGCGCAGTTCAAGTGTGGTGGATGGAACAAGAGGGGGAAAAATATCGCTCAGTATCAGGTCAAATTGACGGAGCGAAAGTCATTGCTGCATGGACTGTTGCTGAAGGAAAGAATACTGGCAGAATAAATGAAACTACTACCGTTGACCAAGCTACTAAAGAAATCCAATCCAAATACAAAAAACAATTAAAATCTGGTGGATATTGGGAAGATAAAAACGACATTGATAAGGAACGATTTTTTCAAGTAATGTTGGCAAAATGGTTTCCTAATTACAAGGATAAAATTGATTGGTCAAAGGGTGTCGGTGTTCAAATCAAATATAATGGTGGCCGTATTGTTGCTACTAAAGATGGTTTATTTTCAAGAAAAGGAGAAAAATATATTTCTATTCCTCATATTGAAGAAGCTCTTAAACCATTTTTCCAAAAATTTTCCAATGCTGTTCTTGATGGAGAAGGCTTCAATTATGAGCTTCGTTCAAAACTTAATATAATTATGACGCTTCTTCGCAAGACTGTTCATATTACTCCACAAGATTTGGAAAGAAGCAAGGAACTAATTAGATTTTATGTTTATGACGGATTTGGCTTTCCAACCTCAAAGGATGGTGCAATAGTTCCTTCCACGGCTGATTATCTTGAAAGAAAGGCAGCAATTGACAATGCTTTCTTTGCTCCTTGTTTTGCTGAAAGGTGGAAAGATATCATTGGTAAAGTTCCAACTTGGATTGTTTATTCCGAAGCAGAACTTGAAAAACTTTATCAAGAATTCCTTAAAAATAAACAGGAAGGGGCAATTCTTCGTATTCTTGGTCAGCCTTACGAAAACAAAAGAACTAAAAATCTTTTGAAATATAAACCTGTTGATGATGCTGAATTTAAGGTTATTAGTATCCAAGAAGGTGTAGGAAAATTTGCTGGTCGCATTGCTACCTTCACTTGTCAAAGAATTGATGGTGGTAAATATTTAGATGGAACAGACACATTTGATGCTACCTTCAAAGGTGAAGAAGAAGATGCTATCGAAGCATGGGAAACAGAAGAATATAAGAAGATAATCAATGAAATAGTTACTATTATCTTTAATGGAACAACGGGTTACGGAAAACCTAACTATGCTAGACTTGATTGGAATAATTACATGAATGACAAATAATTATGGAGATTGAAGAAATCAGACAATTAAAAGTTACATTACCATTTTGTGAAGTCAGAGCTGGTAAAGCTTTGACAACTATTGAATTGATGCATAATGGAAAACTTTGTGGTAGAGATTTGGTTTTACGAACTGGAACAGAAGTTCACGAATTGATTGAAGCTTTATTAAAAGTGGAAGAATATTTCAAATAAATAATAAACAAAAAGGATAAATTATGTTTTGGAGCAAAAAACAAATAGAAAAAGAACCCGAATATGCATACACTGACGTACCAGCAGAACATAGAGAAAAGTTTGCAGAACTCTACGATGTTATGATGGATACTATACACAGCCAAAAGACAGGACGATTAGAACGATACAGATTTTGGTCTTTTGTAGATAAAATACTACCCGAAGTTGAAGGAGAAGTTTATTGGAGAACACATACATTACCTTCATTTCGGCGGATTACATCTAATCAAGGTTCCAGTAAATAAATATAGAAAAAAATGTCAAATTGTGTCCATGTTGTGGTCAACCAAGACCAGTTCCAACTGAACCGGGAGAATGGGAATATATGATATCTCCCACTATGCCTCCAGATTTGACAAAATGGATTAGAGTTACTATAAAGAAACCAGAACCAAATGATAGAGACGGCCAAGAAGGATTAAGAGTGTGGCAAAACGGTGAAATAGTTTGGTGGCCTTCTCATTGTGCATGGAGAAAAGTTGAATGAATACGGAAGATGTAATGAATTGTCCCTTTTACCAACAATTGAAAGAAGGTGTGCGTTTGTGGGTTTTTCGCCTTCGCAATCGTGGTATAAATACAACTTGTTCATGCCATCATAACGGAACAATTCAATGTGATACAATGGACCCGACCAGAGAAATAAGAGAAATCAAAACTGTTATGTTTGAAAACGGAGTTCCTGATAATTTTTCTATTTCAGTTCATTTCAATGGTACTAGAAATGAACAATGGTTGGAAATACGTTCACCAGCATTTGAAAAATCAATAAAATCATGAACAAATTTATATTCATAATTGATACCGATTCTTATGCTGGAAATTTTGAACGTGAAATGTGTGCATATATTACCGGTGTTACTGGTGATTGCAAAGTTGGAGATGAATTTAGCGACATTTATTTAAAAGAGACTAAAGAAAAAGAGTCTTCATTTTTAGAATTATTGGAACAAAGACCTGATGAACATGGATGTTGTCGTCCTTGTTCTATATGGCTGACCAAGGAATGGTTATATGATGGAAAAGATGGAGAAGTAAAAGAAGAAGAATTTAATGCAGAAATTGCCAATGAAAATTATAGAAAGCATACAGCATCATACTATCAAGAACAATATCAACGAACAAAAGAAATAAATATTGATGATGAAAATAATAAGCGTAGTGGCTGGAATAAAGAATCGCTTAAAAAAGAGTTAGCACGACTTCAAAAAGAAATTGATAGATGTTTAAGTAAAAAAACAGTATGTCCAATAACACCACCGAACAATTCTGTAGCAATCTTTTTCTACAAAAAACCCACTGAAAAAATGCTTAATCTAATGAAGAAACGAGCAAATAATTTTGCAGAAATAAAAAGAAACATAGGTAATGAGTGGGATAAGAATTTCAAATTAACAATTCACGGATTCAGATTGATAGAAGAAAAATTAACTTCTAACGAAATCAAAATATGAAAAAAACAACAATCTGTCAATGGTGTAAAAAAGAACACAAAGCACCCACGGTTTCAATGAAATATAATTGTCCAAATTGTGGTGCGGTAATTAGATTTGTTGTGGTGGAAACAATAGAAGAACAAGCAGAAAATTTATTTGATATTTGGAGTGGTGGTTGTTATGGTAATTTTGAAAATTTAGATGGCACTTTAAAAATTCGTTGGATAGAACTTGCGAAGGTTGTTCAACATAGAGTTAATATGGTAAAGCAGTTGGAGACAAAAAAATAATATGAGTGATACGCCTACCGAAATTGCAGAACCTTTAAAAAAAGGAAAGTTTATTTTTGAATCAATCCAAGAAGGTTCAGGAGAAGAAAAAAGAACTATTACATTCAATCCCCGTCTTGTAATTGATTATACAATTTGGGAGAAGAAAGACTCTAAAACAGGCAAAGAAAATTATCCAGAAGATGTTCCAATTATGGGGTATGCTACTTTTGATTTTGGGCTAGAAATGAATACGCCTCTTGATTTGGAACATAATTGGCTTGTTAATGGATATGAAAGTTTGTCAAAAGAATCCAGTTTGGAAGATATTCTTATGTATTCCATAATTTATGATTTATTTCATGCTTTTTGCCACGACCCACAAGACCCTAATTATTCTCATTATAATTGGGCTTTGTGTGGATGGCTAAAAAATAGGGCAAATGTTAAAGAGTCTGATTAATATTTTCAAATTTTTGTATTTCAGTCACAGAACGCTTGACTTCTATAGAGATATCTGTTATCATTCTTCTATGTATTTATTTTTGGACAACGAAATGGGTGGTCTTGAAAAAGAAAATTATTCTTTTTTAACCACCTATTTGCTGGCTACCGATGATAATTTTAACGTTATCGGCGACCTCTATCTTTATTTGAAACCAAATGATGGCATTTACAAGGTTTGCGGTGAAGCGATGAATGTCAACAGAATTGACTTGAAGGTTCACGACACTAAAGCAATCACTTATAAAGAAGGTGGAACCAAGCTTTACAACTGGCTTAAAGGTTTAACTGACGATGGTAAGATTAAGGCTACGGTTGTTGGCCACGGCGTTTATGGTGACGTTGAATGGATTACTTATCATTTAATGAGCCTTGGTTCGTGGGAAAAATTTACTTCTTACAGAAAATTGGACACTTCAGCAGTTTGTCAATTTCTTAAAGCATGTAATATGTTCCCTGAAACCGTAAGTGGAAGTTTAACTTCGTTGGCTCAATATTTCAATATTCCTTTGGATGAAAACAAAGTGCATGATGCAAAATATGATACTGAATTGACTTTTCAAGTATTTATGAAATTGAGAAACCGATTATTGGATTTAAAAGCAATGTCTAGTGGACTGTGGGGATAAAATAATGATACCTTACAAAATTAAAAAAATATTAAATGAAATTAAATGGTGGTGGAATCCAAGACAAAAATGGTTAATAAAGAAAATACCCAATCACTGGATTGACAAAGATACTTTGTGGGAAATTTGTGTTCTTGAAGGTATTAAACATTATGTTGAAAAAGATGGTGGTGGATTGAACTTTGAGGAAAGCGACCCATTATATCCTGAATGGCAAAAAATATTTGATAAGGAAGTGAAGAAATATTATAATTTGATAACTAAAAAATTGCCTGAACTTGAAAAAGAATTGAAAGAAGCATGGGAAAAAATTCCTCATTTTCGGTTTGTAAATAGAAAAGACGAATTTAATGTTGCGCCTAACACTTATGAAAAAACTTATGGAGAAGTTGACTGCCTTGAGAAAGAAATATACGACCTAAAAACGGAAATAATGATTTGGGCGGTGAATAAGAGAGATTATATATGGACCTAAAACAAACAGTAGATAAAGAACAATTAGTAAAAAATGGTGTTTACCAACTTTATTATAGAAACTCTAGCGAAGAAGGCTTTAATGACCTTGGTTATGATTATGAGTAAACTATTTGCTCCAATAGCTTATCAAGGTGGAAAAAATCGAATAGCAGAAAAAATACTTAATCGTATCAATCCATCTGACGATTCCACATTCTATGATTTGTGTTGTGGGTCCGGCTCAATATCTATAGAATTAGCAAATCGAGGATTTCCAGTCAAAAATATTTATATGTTGGATAAAGGGCCGTGGGGATTATTTTGGAGAATGATTGGAGATGGCACATTTGACCTTAATAAATTTAGAGAAATAATTGATAGGATTCCAAAGAATTCACATGAAATAAAACAGTATGCTGAATTGTTATCTAAACAACCAGCAGACCAAGATACGGTCTATGTATTTCTTATACTCCAATCTTGTAGTTTTGGTGGAAAAGCAATTTGGATAGAAAATAATACATGGAAAAATTGTAGTTTTAGAAACTATTGGATTCCAACAGAAACATCCAATAGACGTTCACCTGTTAATCCAATGATGCCAATGCCGGAAACTTTATTTAAAAGAGTATTCTATATTAGTCGTAAAATGAAGAGTGTCAATGGATACAACATGGATATTGATAATTTTATACCTAATGATGGTGTTGTTTACAAGAGTGTTGTTTATATTGACCCACCTTATAATAACACTACTTGTTACGGACATGACTTTGATGGAATATGTTAAAAAGATTAAAGCTAAATGTTTTGTATCAGAAGGAAAACTATTATCAAACAAAGGTTATATGATAACTTGTGGAAGAAAAAAAGGCGGTATATCGGGTAACAGAAAAATTCAAGCATACGAAGAATGGCTGTCAGAATTTAATTAAAATATGAATAAAGTATTAAAAATCAAACAAACTGATGACCAGAAGGTTTATTGGGTATCAGATACCCACTTAAACCATAATCCTAAATGGGAAGTTCCTCTTTGGGAGGCTAGAGGCCACAAGTCATCACAAGAACATACTGATTTTATCATAAATAAAATCAATGAGATTGTTCGTCCTAATGACATTTTAATTCATGTAGGAGATTTTTGCTTGAATACGGAAGAACATGAATGTAATGAATTTCTTGAAAGAATTCAATGTCAAAACATTTATCTACTTTGGGGCAATCACAATAATCCCCTGTGGAAAATTTATCAAAGAGAAATTTCTAAAAAATATTTAGAATTAGATGATGGATTTTCAAATGGTACTCTAATTAATGACATTGAAGTATATCCCTTTAGATATAAGAGCATAATATTTCTTGGAAACTATGCTGAAATTATTGTTGACGGCCATTATTTTTCGGTTTGTCATTATCCTATTTACGTTTGGAATTATGTTAAACACGGGGCTAACATGATTTGTGGTCATTCTCATTATGGTCTTCCATTCTCACAGGCAGATAATCTTAATGCTAAAATTCTTGATGTTGGATGGGATGGCTATGCTAAGCCTTTATCAACTCAGGAAGTGTTGGATATAATGGATAAAAAAACCATATTTGAAACTGGTGACCATCATCAAAATAGTAGTTTATAATAAGTTGACGCCGTGTGTAGAGTAGTGATATAATTTTATCATGGATAATATCATATCTTACGAACAAGTAGCTGAAGATATTCTGAATCTTCTTGAAAATTATGGATTTACAACCAATATGGAACTTGATTCTCAAGAATTGAAAAAGAGTATTGCTAATATCATTAAAATTCACTTAGAAAAAAATGACGTTCATGTAGAAGGAAGTGAAGATACTGGAGCATCATATCACTCTCACCAGTAAATTATACTATGCATTCATTATTAGATAAATATCTTTGTCAAAAATATCCAAAAATTTTTGCTAACAGACACAAACCAATGACTGAAACATGTATGTGTTGGGGTCTTGCTGTGAATGAAGGTTGGTTTTATTTGATAAATACTCTTTGTAGTAGTATTCAATACCGTATTGATGAACGTAATAAATGTGTTGATGAAGGGTATGAATGGGCAGTAAAACTTGGAAAAATTCCACAGGTTGTAGCCCTTCAAGTCAAAGAAAAATTTTCAGGTCTTAGATTTTATTACAGTGGTGGTGATGATTACGTTAGAGGAATGGTTGACTTTACTGAAAGTCTTTCTCATAATATTTGTGAAGAATGTGGTAGAATGGATGAAGAAGTTGGTAGAAATACAAAAGGATGGCTAGTAACCACTTGTAAAAAACATGTTCGTAATCCCGAAGATTTTCAAGTCAACGATGATGATGAATTAGTTAAAATTTGGAAAAGGGTTCATGAAGATAAAGAAGAAGAACGTCAAAAGAAACTCAACGAAGCTTATACCGCCGAAAAATAAATAACGTTTTCCCAAACCAAGTTATATTTATTACTTGGAAAGGGAATAACATGATAAAAATAAGATTAAAATCAATTTTAACAAAAGAGTTTTTATATAAAGAACATATAGTAAATAAAAAATCTCTAAATAAAATATCAAAAGAAGTTGGATGCGACCATAAATCAGTGGCCAATTACTTGAATATACATAAATTAGACCACTTAAAACCATATCACGGATTAAAAAATCAAGAACATAAAGGGTGGAGAGGATATAAAGAAATTTCAAGAACTTATTGGAATAGTGTTAAAACAGGCGCAAGAAATAGAAATATACCATTTAATATAAAAATAGAACAAGTTTGGAATTTATACGTAAAACAAAACAAAAAATGTAAGTTATCAGGATTGGACATAGGTTTTATAGCGTCAAAAGATAATACCGCCTCTCTTGATAGAATTGATAGTTCTAAAGGATATGAAATTAACAACGTTCAGTGGGTTCATAAAGACCTTAATACGATGAAATGGGATTTACCTCAAGAGAAATTTATTGAAATGTGTAAACATGTAGCAGAATATCAAATAAATGAAAACAACTAAAAAATTATTATTCGTAGAAATACCACAAAAAGTTGGTTCCACATGGAGAGAAGCAACTAAAGAAGAAATTGAAGAGTCTGAAAAGCTTCGCAAAAAAATATCTGCTATAAGGTCACAAATAGAAGAACTTTCTAAAAAAGAAAAACTGTTAGTTAAATCATGTAAACACTACGTAAGATATGACATACGGGGATACGAATATGATATAAGATGTTGTTATGCTTGTGAAGGAAATTTAGGATTAATATGAAAAATAAAAGTAATAAGGGTGTTATTATAATTGATGGTAAGGAGAAATGGCAAAGAAAAGAAGCAATTAATGCTACAAAGCTTATAATCCAAAGAATGAGAAAAGTTCTTCAAAATAAGATGATGAACAGAAATAATTTAGATGCATTTGGAAATAGTGATTTAGAACTTGCGAAAGTTCTTTGTAAAGAAATGCTTGATGACATTTTAGTTTCTATATCTAATATGACTTTACCTAAAAAATATGCTAACCGAAAAATCTACAAGGAATGTTTGAAAGCATTTAAAGAGGGAATAAAGAAAAATATGTAATAGATGTTTCTGTTGAAGATTTTTGTTATGTGCGAATTGTCACAGAGAACATCACTGGAAAGAAAAATATGAAAGCTATTAGTCTTAAACAACCTTGGGCTGGAATTGTTGTTGCAGGTGTAAAAGATATAGAAAACAGGTCTTGGTCAACGAAATATCGTGGGAAAATTCTTATCCATGCTTCTAAAAAATTTGATAAAAGAGGATTAGAATTAGCAAAAAAATGGAATATTCCCCAATCTATAATTACTGGTCTTTCTACCTACCTTGGTGGTATCATTGGAGAAGTGGAAATTATTGATTGTGTTACCGAAAGTAACAATAAATGGTTTGAAGGACCTTATGGGTTTGTTTTAAAAAATGCGAAAGTTTTACCATTCTACCCTTGTAAGGGTCGATTAGGAATATTCGATATTGACATTCTATAAAATCGTGGTATAATTTTATTGTGAGAGTTGAAGAATTTCATAATTTCGTAAACCAAGATTCTGAGTTATTCAGAATATTGAAACACTTACCAAAGCTGGAAGAAAAGGGTCCTTGGTTGGCTGGTGGCTCTGTGTGGAAAGCCATAGAGAATATACCTCTTGATTGCGATATAGATTTCTTTTTCAAAGACATATCTCAATATGAAGAATATGCAAGAAAATTTAAAAGCATTCCGTATGTTTATCATATTGTAACCGAAAAACAAAACAAATACAACATCACGTTTGGATTTCATATTTGTGAAAGGGGTTATAATAAGACAATCCCTGTTCAACTTATTTCATTCAGACTTTGTAATAGTATTGAAGAATTGCTTAGTGGATTTGATTTTACTGTTTGTCAATTTGGCTTTGATGGACAACGACTTTATACAGGTGACACTGCCTTTGATGATTTAAAAAATAGAGCAATAAGGTTTAATGATGTTCGTGATACTACTGCTACAGCTTTCCATTTAAAAAAGTATCTTGCAAAAGGATTTAAGATTCCATTTGACCAGCAAAAGCGTTTTGATGAATTGATGCTTAATGTTGCAAAAAATTCTAAATTATCTCCCAAAGAAATAATGAGTGAAGATTATCATTACCCAAGGCCGGTGCCCGAACCAATTTCTGTTGATAGTGGTAGATGTACTCATGTTGATGACTTTGTAATACCTCCACAAGAACCAGCAACGGTAGGAATTAATGGCGGTTTTGTTTATTCTAATTATATCAATGCTAATGTTACTACTAATCCTATAACTCCAATATTTGTTGTAGAAGAGACTGAAACATTAATGGATAATACAATCAGTACACCAACTTCATCAATATAAAATTATGGAAAACTATCTTTATTATCCAATAATGTTTCTTCTTTGTCATTTTGTTCCTGATTTTTGGTTACAAACGGACTGGATGGCAATGAACAAAAGTAAAAAATCTTGGAACTGCTTTGTTCATGTTATTATTTACACGTCTTGTTTTTTATTTTTGACGTTCTCTTGGAAAGCTTTACTTTTCATCGGTGTAACACATTTTATACTTGACAGATGGCATATAATTCTTAGAAAAATGATTTGGTGGAAAAATCATTTTCCAACAGGTAAATATCCACCATTCAGACTATGTGATTCCACAGGTTATTATGATGATAGTCCTTATAATTCATATCAATTGAATGAACATATAATCAAACGTTATGGACAACCAAGACATTTTTTCATTACGATTTGGTTGTATATTGTTCAAGATAACCTTTTACATTTAATATGCAATCTTATCGCACTGACTCTACTGGCAAAATAATAGGATTTCGTGGTAGTGAAATCGGTTTGATTGTTTGGATTTTATGTGATAAATTATGGAGTAAAATTCAATTTAATGGACAACTGCGCTCTCAAAAATGGTGGAAAAATAGATTACAAAATATCATAGATTCTCCACCAATAATTATTAAAAACAATTTAAAACCGGGAATCTATGATGAGAATGGAGTAGAAATTCTGCCTCCGATTCCTTTTGAAATAGAATGTGGTATTCCTGACCTTAATTGGGAAATGTTAATCAAATTGAAGCCACTTCATATTGAAGGACTTAAAATCGGTGAGGCTTGACAAATATAATAACTCTGATATCCTTTCTTTATGAAGCTGATTAAAGTTGCTGCTGCGGTATTGAATCAAACTCCCCGTGATTGGAAGGGGAATATGGCTAATATTCTTGAAGCAATTAAAACAGCTAAAAATGAAAATGTTACTATTCTTTGCCTTCCTGAAGCGACCATCACAGGCTATGGAATGGAAGATGACCTTTTCTGCTCTGATGTTTCTCATAGAGCGATGATAAAATTGAAAGAGATTATAAACACTCCTAATACAAATGGATATAATCGTTTATGTGACAACTTAATTGTTTGTATTGGGTTACCTGTAAGATTCAATAACACTCTTTACAATACTGTTGCCACTGTAGTCTATGGAAAAGTTGTAGGATTTACTTGTAAACAACACTTGGCTGGTGATGGTATTCATTACGAAAATCGTTGGTATAAACCTTGGCCATCTGGTATAGTCCAAATTATAAATATTCCTGAACTTGGTGGAGATTTTCCTATTGGTGATATTCATTTTAATATTGGAGGCATCAAAATCGGATATGAAATTTGTGAAGATGCTTGGGTTGCCAATAGACCGGGAACAGTTTTGGCTACCAAGGGAGTTGATATTTATCTCAATCCTAGTGCCTCACACTTTTCTTTTAATAAACTAAACACACGAAAAAATTTCGTTGTTGACGGTTCACGAGCATTTGGAGCTACATACGTTTATGCTAATCTTGTTGGTAATGAAGCCGGACGGGCAATTTATGACGGTGGAGCTTTAATTGCTACAGGTGGTTCTTTGGTAGCTATTGGAAAACGTTTTACTTATAAGAATGTTTTATTAACCACAGCAGTTATTGATGTTGATAATACACGAACTTCACAAGTTCGCACAGCAAGTTTTCAACCAAATATTGAACAATACAATCAAGGTTGTGTTAAGGTTGATTTCAGGTATCCTACTATTACAGAACAACTTACGACCAGTCCAGAACAAGAGGAATGGGAAATAGATAAATTTTCTACCGGCTTTGTAAAACATGAAGAATGTGTTCGTGCTCTTGGGTTAGCTTTGATGGATTACATGAGAAAGAGTCACACGAAAGGTTTTACTATTTCGTTAAGTGGTGGAGCCGATTCGGCAATGGTGATATATCTTTGTGCTATGGGAATTCATCTTGGAGTAAAAGAATTGGGAGTGGTGGGATTTATTGAAAAATATTGTCCTCACGTTAAAAATGATGGAATTTTTAATATCGTCAATGCTAAAACAGAAAATGAATTTATTCGCAGAATTACTAAATCTTTAATTACTACCGCTTATCAATCAACAGCTCAGAGTGGAGAAATTACAAGAAACGCCGCTAAGGGATTGGCGAAAGCTCTAAATATTCCTCATTATGAATTTGACGTTGAACCGATGGTAAAGAATTATAAGAATCTAGGTAAAATTGTCAAGGGAAGTGAATTGACCTTTGAAGAAAATGATATTGTTTTACAGAATCTTCAAGCTCGTGTTCGCGCTCCCGGCATTTGGATGATTGCCAATATGAAGGGAACTCTATTATTGACGACAAGCAATATGTCAGAAGCGGCAGTTGGTTACGCAACAATGGATGGTGACACCGCAGGAAGTGTAGCACCTATCGCTGGATTACCAAAGGTTTATATCCGTGAATTTTTAGCTTGGGTTGCCTATACCGGTCCAAGAAACATTGGCCCAACAACGGAGATGTATGCTATTGTTGAACAACAGCCTACGGCTGAACTTCGTCCAGCAAGCTACAAACAGACCGATGAAGATGACTTAATGCCTTATTGGTTATTACACAAGATTGAAACGATGGTTGTAAAAAACCGTTACACGCCTCTTGAAATCTATCAATCATTGAGGATTTCGATTGATTATGATAACAATCAATTAATCAAAGATATTACCAAATTCTTTAAGTTGTTTTCAAGGAACCAATGGAAACGTGAACGATATGCTTTGAGTTTCCACATGGACGACCATAATCTTGACCCCCGAACATGGTGTAGAACACCAATTCTTACAGGTGGATATGAGGAAGAACTAGAAGAACTCATAGTATTTGTCAAAAAACCGATTGTTCTTGGTGGAAGTAACGCTTGACTTCTTATACAATTCTGATATAATATTTATTCGTAATGAAAAATCTCATTTACGAACATCCAGAAGTTGTTGACGACCTTCCTAATCATGCCAAATTTCGCTCCCGTAGCAATTGGTATGAACATGGAAAAGATTATCCTTGGAAAAAGGTTTATCGCTTCTTAACCTCAAGAATTGGCAAACCTTGGGACAGGGTGTTTTCTGAATTTGTTCACTTGGAATGGATTCCCCGTCAATATAGAACTCAAGAACAAATTAGTTGTTCTGTTATTCTCAATACTTTTATAAAAGATGGTAAAGTTTGGTATTTTGCCAAAGGTTTTGGTGGCAATGAACGACCAATTGAAAGATGTAATGAAAGTTATTATTCTTATTCAGAAATGTTTTATGTTCATCCCAAAACCAAAATTCTTTGTCATTACAAACCAAAGAAAGTAAATTATAGAAAAATACAAGAGGAAGAAGAAGCCAAAACTTTTCGTATATTAGGTGACTATCACCAATTACTTAAATTTGATGGTATTTGGTATGAAGTGAAAGGCAAAATTATAGAAAATTCTTTCTACGATAATCTTTATGAACAAAGAGGACCAAGAGAACGTTTGATTGGTTCTTTTGACAAACCAAGGTATTATTATATTTGGAAAGATTTTCCCCATGTTAAAATTGTCTTAAAACGTCAACTTTCTCATAAAGAATTGAAAAAATATGGTATTGCCAATGATATAAAACCCATTGGTAAATCTTGTCCTGTTTGTGGAAATCTCAAATGTACTCTCAAAACATAATACTTGACAATTTATAACTTGGTGATAAAATAATATAGTTATGAGAATTACAGAAGCGCCGGGATTGCATTACTGTCATGATTGTGGCGCATTGATTCTTGATGAAGATCATGAATCTGTATGGTATTGCCCAATACATGCTAAAAAGCGTGGATGGAATATTATTGATGGTAGAAGAATAAAAGTAAATGAAAACAAAAACGGAAGACCAATTATTGAAGGAAATCAGACGACTCAAGAGGGAGAATCAAGTTCTTGAGAAAGAGAACAAAATACTTCAACGTGAAGTAAAAGTTTTGGAATCTAAAAATGATGCTTTAGATGGAGAGTTACATTTAGCTAACCAAAAATTAAAAAAATATGAGTAAAAAAATTGGTGTATATGCTGGAAGTTTTAATCCTTTTCATTGTGGACATGCAAACATTCTACACCAAGCTCAAGAAGTGTTTGATGAAGTAATTATAGCTATCGGTCAAAATCCAATAAAAAATGATACAAAAGAAGAATTTCCTACCGGTAATCCAATTTTGAAAGGTGCAAAGGTGGTTGTTTTTGAAGGATTACTTTCAGATTATTTGACTGAATTAACATCTTACGGAGATGAAATTTTCCTTATTCGTGGTCTTAGAAATGGTGATGACCTTCAATATGAGCAGAATCAACTTGAATTTATTAAAGGAATGTATCCCCCTCTTAAAACAGTATTTTTCATTTGTGACAAGAAATTTGAGCATATAAGTTCAACTTCTCTGAGAGCTTTAAAGAAAATATCAGAAGCAGAATATTCCAAATATGTATTTAAGGAACATATAAAAGTTTGGGGAAGCATGGATATGGATGGGCCAAGATAAGGCTTGACTTTTTCTCAACCTCGTATATACTTATATACTGATATTAACGCTGCTGAGGCACGAATCGGATTAGGCACCAGTCTTCTAAACTGGATTTAGTGGGTTCGAATCCCGCCAGCAGTACCACTTTCGATGCTGTATCAGCCTTGTTTCCTAAACAAGTAACTGTAATTGGATTTATGTCGGTTCAAGCCCGACCAGCATCACCATATTTACGCAAAGTTTTCATACTTTTTTGCCAATACAAATGATATTTATCCTTATGAAAAGTATTATTTGGAAAATTTCTAAAGAATCATTGGAAGAAATTGTTAAATCTTCTCATTCCTATACCGAAATCTTAAGACAACTTGGACTAAAACCCGGTACCACCACCGTTAATTTAAAAGAAAGAATGCTAAAAGATAATATAGATTATTCTCACATAAGGGATGGTCAAGGATGTCTTTGGAGTAAAGGAAAATTTTTAGTATCAAAAGAAGCTACTATTAAATATTTCTGTGAAAATTCCATAATGGATAGACAAAGTATCAAGAAATATATTCTAAGATATAGTTTAATTAAATATGTTTGTTCTGTTTGTGGTCAAGAACCCTTTTGGAAAAGTAAAAAATTAGTGTTAGTTTTAGACCATAAAAATGGCGTTCATAATGACCATAGAATAGAGAATTTAAGATTTGTTTGTCCCAACTGTAATTCACAATTACCAACAAATTGTAGAAGTAAAACAACAAAAAACAAAATCAAAAGAGTCATTCAACTCTATTGATAATACTTATTACCAATGAAAAGTCAGATGAAAAATTACGTTGGTATAGTTAGCAATGGTATAGTTCAAGCATCAAGACCAAATTCTCCATTTTTAGCATTTTACCACAAACCTACAGGGAATTACAATCGTTGGCGTTACGTTAGTGAAACCAAATTAGTATTTTGGTCAACTAAACCCTCTCCCGAAGAAAAAATTGCAGTTGAAAATTGGTTAAATGAAAAAGGAATAAAAGTAGAAGGTCACAAAAATGTATATAAGGAAAATTACTTCTCATTTAAATCGTCAGATTTTAAGCATATTGTTAAAGATTCTATCCGTGAAGCTTTTTACACAAAAAAGAATAATGAAATATTAAATGAAGCTGACTCAATATCAAGAATGGACAGAATAAAAGACATTAAAAATTATCTAAATGGTTCACTGAAACCTATTGCTTCAGAAACAGATAAAGAATACACCGTAATGATTTTACAGAATAATAGGATGATTTACATAAAAAATAATGACCCGAATCATCCCGTACCAGCAGTATATTTTATGGAATGGTGGGAAGAAGACCATGAAAAATTTGGAGTTACAAAAAATATATGGGACAACCTCTCCAAAGAAGTAAAAGCATCTGTAGAGGCTAAACTTCAATTAGCAAAATGGATAAGAAAGGAATATTTTGATTTGTATGCTAGATTTTATCGTGAAGCTGAATATGATAAATGGTGGAAAGAAGGTGGTGTTAAAATAGCTATATCAGGAAAGGCAAATGAATATTGGAGAAATCACCATCCCCAAAAAATTATGGAAGAATTTTCGCTGAATGAAGCTTTGTTTGGTGGTCTAAAGTTAGCAGTTGAATATTATGGTGAAATACTACCTGCTGCACTAATAAAAAGGAAAGGTTTTAAAGTAAAACCGTACACACTTGTCTTTTTCTCAAGAGAAGGTGAAAAAATAATAAAAAGAGGGTCTTTCAACTTAACAAAAGAAGAAGCAACCGCACTCGTAAAAGATGAAATATTACCTTTAGAAATACAAATGAAACATGGAGAAAATTTTAAAGTAATAATGTTAAGTTCTCCACATAATAGATTGCCAGAAAATCTTTTAACCGAAGGATTGTTTGGAATAAGGATGAAAGTCAGATATTCTGGTCGTTTATATAATGCTTTAATATCCAAAAATATTACCCCCGGTAAAAGGCCTTTCGTATTTACATCTTTTTATAGTAAAGAAAATGAATTTGTGCCATTCGAACAGAAAGACCTTTCTGCAGCGGATATTCAATTTATGTTGAAAAATTATAAATTTTCCTCTGACGCAGCTAGAAGATTCAAAGAGTGGGGTGTTCCGGAAATAATTTCAATAAATGGAAAAGATGTAAGTGCTCACGGATTTACATTTGAACACATTTTGGGTGAAGAATTATTATTTTTAGAGAATAGTGCTAGAGAATTGGAACTATATATTGAAAACAAACAACTCGCATAAAAAGAGAGTCAATCATTTCTAACTGGCTCTCTTTTATTTCTTCCAAACGCTTACTTGACTTCAATTTTCTTTGGTTCTACCTTCGGCGTTGGAACGGTCTTCTTCAAAGTAACCTTCAAGACACCATTTTCAAATGATGCACCTATGGTTTCCTTATCAATATGGTCCCCGACAACAAAAGAACGACAGAATGAAGAATGCTTTAACTCTCGGTAGATATATTTCTTTGACTTATCTTCCGATTCTTCCCTCTTTTCTCCTTTGATACGAAGAATACCATCAACCAATTCAACAGAAATTTGGTCCTTTGTCAGACCCGGTATTTCTGCAGTGATGATAATCTTATCATCTTCCTCAACAATATCAACTCTTGGATAAGAAGTCTTATCCAATAATTTAAGATTTAGCCATTCAGAGCCGTCTGATAGACTATTATAAATATCATTGAAGAGTGATGAGAATGGTGTTAGAAATTCATCCATGTTGTAAAGGGCTGGATTTCTTCGATTGTAGTGAACTAATGAACTCATATTTATATCCTTTCATTTAATAATACTGTGTATCTATTATTTGGTGCCTATTCTCACAAGAGACTTAGGCTATTTTCAGTCATATATATTGACCAAAATCTAAAAATTGTCAATTTTTTATACATTGATGATTTTTCCATTTATAAATCCTTGAACACCAAGAAATTCTTTAACAGTTCTAGTTTCTATTCCAGCTTCTTTAAACATTTCATAAGTTGCATAACACGAATCTTTCCATGTGTCATAAAGATGGGCAAAAATCAACTCCCAAGGTTCGTGAGTTACAACCGTTGTTATACCTGATTGAATTACTGCTCTTCCACAATCAGCACAAGGCAAACCATGAGTGAACATTATGCAGCCTTTTAAACTTGAACCACCCATTCTAGCTACAGAAATGATTGCATTTCTCTCTGCGTGTTCAAAAAACAAATATTTTTTTGGTCGTTCATATCTTTCAGGTACATGGTCATTTACTTTTCTTGGTAATCCATTAAATCCGAAACTAATTGGTTCGTGGTCTGGACCAACAATAACCGCTCCTATTTTTGTTTTAGTATCTTTGCTTTTTGTTGAAGCAAGATAAACCATTTTCATGAATAATACATCCCAAGATGGCGGTATGTAATCTTTAAATTCAGGGCCAATTGAATCAAGATATTTTTGTGATAATTCCATATTTAACATATTATCTCATAAAATTGTTACTTGACAACATATTTTAATTCATCGCTTGACAAAATATAAAATGGTGATATGCTTTTTAAGCGATTAAAAATTATGGGCACCACAACATACGGCGTAGCAGTTGGTCTTGTCAAAGACAGAGGCATTTATCTATCCAGACGAATTGACACCCCTCTCTTTCCTAAAAAGTGGCAATTTGTCAATGGTGCAATGAAACAAGGCGAAAATGGGCATACAGCTTCTATTAGAATTGCACAAGACCAAACAGGGCTAATAATCGCAGGGAGTAAGCTTCATTACATTGGTTCAATTACCATAGATGCAGCCGATGAATTTTACTTCGTTTATCTTGTTCATCTTAAAGAACACGAAGTTCCTACCAATAATAATGGTGTAACAGACCGTTCGGATTGGAAATTATTTAAAATGAATGCTGCAGTTGTTTTAGATTTAGTTCCCGGTCTTAGACATATTCTTTTTAAATTAAACAAAGCTTTACTTAAAGTAGATTTGGAGATAAGTTTAAAGAAAACTGAACATGATGATGAATATGATTACATTTAATTAAGTTATGAAAAGCTTTATATATTTATTCACCGTGAAATAAAATTGCCATTTTCAAAGATTGTGATATAGTTAATAATGTCGGATGAAACACCAAGATATAATACGGTGTCCGATTAAAATAAATACGTGATTTAGATAACGTTTTATGAAAACAGTAAATGAAACAGCAGAAGTAGGCGCAATCGTCGCTCGCTTTCAGGTTCCAGAACTTCATGAAGAACATAAAGCTCTTATTCAAAGAGTTTTAAGCATTCATCCTAGAGTGTTTGTTATTCTTGGTCTAGCTGCTGATGCATGTAAATGCACCTACAATAATCCTCTTGATTTTCCCACACGTAAAGCAATGGTAGAAAAGGAGTTTCCTACCGTTGAAGTTCTTTATATCAAAGACGTTGGAAACGATGAACTTTGGAGTAAGGAATTAGATAGAATAATTACCTCACAAATTGGCCCCAATCAAAAAGTAGTTCTCTATGGAAGCCGTGATAGTTTTATTCCACATTATCATGGAAAATACCCTACAGAAGAGTTGGTTCCTAACAAATATATTTCAGGCAAAGAAATCAGAAAGAATGTAGGAATCAAATCAAAGGCTACTCCACAATTTCGGGAGGGCGTTATTTGGGCTGTTGAGAATCAATGGCCTAGTGCTCTCCCTACGGTTGACATAGCAATTCTTGATAGAGATAATACTCGTGTTCTTCTTTGCCGTAAATCTAACCAGAAATTGCTTAGATTTGTTGGTGGTTTTGCTCATCCTGATTCAGAATCTTATGAAGATGATGCTAAAAGGGAAACAAATGAGGAAACTCATTTGGAATGTGATAACTTTCAATATATTGGAAGCTCTCGAATAAGAGATTGGCGCTTTGAGAATGAAAGAAATAAAATCAAAACAATCTTCTTTATTTGTGATTATGTTTCAGGAACTCCCACAGCAGATGATGATATTGCTGAAGTGGAATGGGTGACTTTACAAGCTTTAAGAGAAGATATGTTCATTGAAGAACACCGTGTCCTTTTTAGAATGTTAAAAGGACTTGTCGTTGATAAAATATTGAATAGAATTTAATATGAAATACACAAGGCATACAGTAAGACATACAGTGACAGTCGGCTTACTCTTTAGAAACTGCATCTATATGTCACAAAGAAAAAATACTATAAATTTTTCTGGTAGATGGCAATTTGCAGGTGGTAAATTGGAGATTGGAGAAAATCCAGTAGAGAGTGGTATCAGAGAAGTTACCGAAGAAACGGGTCTTGAAATTGACACAAAAAGATTGGAATACGTGGACGCTATTTTTGATGACCCAACTACAGACGTTTGTTTTGTTTATTTAATTGAATTAAATGAAACAGAAATTCCCTTGAGAATTGAAAATGAAAAAACAGGCGATTGGATATTGATGACTTGTGATGAAGCGTTGAAATTGGATTTAATGCCCGGTCTAAAAGAAATTATCGGACAGTTAAAGATGCGATTTGACAGATTAGAAAAAGTCTGATATGATCTGTCACAGTTAACAACAAACAGACAAAAAGGAAAAAATAAAACTATGAGTGCAAGAAAAATCCATCTATTGATGATTGACCCGCAGAATGATTTCTGCATCCCAAATGGCCCCGGTGGGGAAAAGGGGGCATTGGTTGTCGGTGGCGCTGATACCGATATGGAACGGTTAGCCACATTTATTACAAAAAACGGGAAAAGAATTGAGCAAATTCACTGTACCCTTGATTCTCACCAATTGGTTCATATTGCTCACCCTATTTTTTGGGTTAATTCCAAAGGTGAACATCCAAATCCGTTTACTGTTATTACTGTTGACGATGTAAAAAACGGTGTATGGAGAACATTTAATCCACGGTGGCAGGCAAGAGCACAGACTTATGTTGAAACACTTGCCAAAAACAAACGATATGTTTTGTGTATTTGGCCACCCCACTGTTTAATTGGAACTTGGGGGCATAGTATTGTTCCTTCGGTTGCAAAGGCTCTCTATGAATGGGAAAATGGTTTTGACAGAGTGAACTTTGTTGCCAAAGGTTCCAACTTTTTCACAGAACACTATAGCGGTGTTCAAGCTGACGTGCCGGATGATAATGACCCTAGCACCAAGTTGAACACCAATTTGATTGATGCTTTAACTGAGGCTGATGAAATTCTTATCACCGGCGAAGCATTAAGTCATTGTGTTGCTAACACAATTTACGATGTAGCCAAACAATTCGGTGTGGATAATGTTAAAAAATTCACCCTATTGAAAGATACATCTTCTAATGTGGGTGGATTTGAAAAACTTGGACGAGACTTCGTTCTTGAAATGGCTAACAAGGGCATGAAGCTCACTACCTCGAAAGATTGGTAAACTATAACAATTAACAAATAGAAAAATAAAACTATGAGCTTAATGGATAAAGACCTAGAAATGCTAAACGCGGGTTCTAATTACAAATTCAGCGCTACCAAGATTAACAAACTTGGGGCGGCTGAATACACCTTGGCAACGATTGTTGAAGATGCCAGTGGTTCCGTGTCTGGCTTTGCTGCTAATTTGGAGCAAGCTATCAAGACAATTTTAAAAGCAATGGAGAAGTCCCCGCGTAAGGATAACCTTATGCTTCGACTTACCCAATTCAACGACAACCTGAAAGAACTTCACGGTTTTAAGTTGTTGGGTTCTATTCAAGAGCATGATTACGACAATATTTTGAGTATTGGCGGTATGACAGCTCTATTCGACGCAGTTGATGAAAGTATTCAAGCTACTTCGACTTATGGAAAACAATTGACCAGTCAAAACTTTCTTGTCAACGCCATTATAGTGGTGGTTACAGATAGTCAAAACAACAGCGGTAACATTTACGATGCGGCACAAATTAAGAAATCCCTTGAAGAAGCCCGCAAGAGTGAAAATCTTGAAAGTATTACCCTTATCCTTGTTGGTGTCACCACGGATGATACCAACCTTGATGCTTATTTGCAGGATATGGTTACGAAGGCTGGAATAACACAATATGTTTCGATAGGCAAAGCTACCCCCGGAAAAATTGCCAAATTGGCAGCCTTCGTCAGTCAATCAATCAGTTCGACAAGTTCAGCATTGGGTAGCGGTGCTCCAAGCCAACCGATTAGTTCCTTTAAGTTTTAATAAATATCAAGTGCATAATCACTGTGAGGGAAGGGAATGTAATTCCCTTCCCCACTTCTAATAATCATATGAACGCCGACCACTATTTTTCCATCGGACATGGACATACAATTTGTGAAGATTATGCTTTAAGTAATGCGATTGACAGTAACAGTTCTTATGCTATTGTCTGTGATGGTTGTTCCTCAAGTCCTGACGTGGATTTTGGAGCAAGAGCATTAGCTTTGTCAGCAAAGCGAACGTTATCAATTGGTGGCAGTGATATGAATTATGATTTGTTTGGTAAAGTTACTATTAGAAATCTTGAACATATTGGTGACACAATTCCGCTTCATCCTCATTCTTTGGATTCTACTTTGTTAGTTGCATGGGTGAAAGATAAGAAATTTACAGTTCACATGTATGGTGATGGAGTTTTCTTTCATAAAACCGCCACAAATATTCGTCTCGTCCACGTAAATTTTGAAGGTAATTGTCCAGCATATCTTTCCTACTATCTTGATAAACTTCGCTTATGGGAATACGAAAAAACAGTTTTAGGTTCCAAAAAAATATTGGATATTTCCATATATACAGGTGAAACCTCAGACAGCCAATCAGGTGACGTAATTGAAAATGAAACTTATGTTAAACCATTTGAACCTGTTACATTTAAAGGGTTGGTTGAAGAAAATGATATTATAGCTATTTGTTCAGATGGTGTCAACAGTTTTACCACTGCTGATGGTTCTACAATTCCTTGGGAAGCTATCGCCCGCTACTTTATTGACTTTAAAACCACACCCGGTGTTTTTGTTCAGAGAAGACTTTCATTTTTGAAAAGACAATGGATTAAAACCCAAATCAGTCATTATGATGACATTTCAATGGCAGCAATTGTTGTATGAAAATTAAATATAGAATAAGTAAAAACGAAGATATTGATTGTCTTTCCTATGGAACAATCATTTTAAATGCTAAAATAATTTGTCTTGGTGATAACGATGATGCTTTAATTTATTTACCAAGAAAATTAAAATATATTGCATTTGACACTATAGAATCTGTCAATTCAGGTTGTGGTTCATTGTCTTTTGCTGTAAAAGGACGTGATGATATTTGGCAACGAAGTAAAGAAGATTATATCAACGTAACAAATAAAAAATATGAACCTCATAAATCTAGAAAGAAAATGAAATAATATGTATTACTCCTTTCATTGTCCAAAATGTGATGAACAAATCACTGCTGAAGTTGATGTGGGTGAACACATGGTTGACTGGAGTGAAGAATGTGATGAATGTGGATATAAATTCACACAAGATGAAATACTAAAAATTTACAGTGATGCGTTGGCCGATTGCTGGGGTTCAATGATTGATAACGCCCATGAAAGATACAAAGATAAATTACAGGGACTATAACGGATGAATAAAAAAGTCAAAATAGGAAGTAGGGGCGGAATATTTACTCTTACTGACAAATATTATAAAGCGGCTGGTGGTGAAGCATCCATTTATGTCAACGGTGGAAAAGTTTTCAAGATTTATCATGATTCTCACAAAACACTACCTTTAAGAAAGATACAAGAATTATCACTCATTACTGACCCGCACGTGGTAGTTCCACAAGATTTGATTTTTGATGCAAGTTCTGGTGACCCATTAGGTTATATAGCCAATTATATTGATAATGTTGAACCTTTATTAAAATTATTTACCCGCACCTTTAAACAAGACAACAATATTGACCCGCAAATGATTGCAGAATTGGTTAAACAATTGCAGTTGACTACCAATGACATTCACGGCGCTCATTGTTTGATTGTTGATTTTAATGAGCTTAATGTGTTGGTGAATCTCACCCCAACAGTCTTGACACCGTATTTTATTGATGTTGACAGTTATGCAACTCCAAGCTTTAAGGCCACCGCCATTATGGATAGTGTAAGAGATAGGAGAGTGTCAACACACGTCAATGGAAAACTTATATATAATCCTGACATTCTTTCAGATTGGTTTTCGTGGGGCATATTAAGTTTTTGGTTATATACTAATATTCATCCGTTTAGGGGCGGACATCCACATTATAAACCTAAAGACAAACAGAAACAAATGGATGATGGTATCAGTGTTTTCCATCGTGGTGTAAAAGTTCCCCCGAGTGTCAATAGTTTCAACGTAATACCTAAAAGACACTATGATTGGTATGAGGCAATATTTCTTAGAAATGAACGAAGTGTTCCACCCTTACCAGATAGTCTAGCGCCTCTTACAGTTCCGGCTGCTATTGTTACTATTAAAGGTAACAATCAAATTGATGTTATCCAAGTAGCTGCTTATAGTGAAAACATTGTAAGTGTTATTCAATCAATGGGCTTGAATCACGTTGTTACAACCAAGAAGATTTATTGTGATGATAAAGAACTCATGAGTGGTTGTGAAAAAGTAAGAAAAACTCTCCTTTGTCCGGCTTCAGATGGGACTATCATTGTTGCTAGTTTATCTGGCACTAAAGTCACTTTTACTGAATTAAACAGGCAAAGAGAAGTTGGAACTATTGCCAGCAAAGATATTTTTGTAAGAAATAACTGTGTCTATACCATGAGTGGTAATGGTAAGTTGGTAAAAAACAAATTTACCGCAATGGGTGATAGAATTATTCATCGTGTAAATGAAATAGAAAACGTTTCGGTCTATGCTACTACCGTTTATGAAGGATGTGCTATTCAAAATTTATTAGGTAATTATCTATTAACATTACCATACAAAGAAGATGGTTGTTTTAGCAAACATATTCCTCAATTAGATGGATATAGAGTGGTAGATGCTAAATCTGAAAAAACCGTTACTGTAATTATAGCAGAAAAGAATGGTAAATATGACAAATTCATAATTGTATTCAAAAAAGATTATAGTGATTTTGACGTTCGCAAAGTAGAAGATGTAACCGTGAATACTATAAATTTCGCGGTCATGGAAAACGGAGTATGTCTATTACTTAATGAAGATGGCGATTTGGAAATGTTTGTCAATAATCAGCATGTAGAAGTATTGAAGGATGCTCCTTTTGATAATTCAATGAAACTGTTTTCTACACCCGATGGAGTTTTCTTTATCAATGGTAACACTATTCATCAAATTAAAAGAAAGTAATACGCTTGACTTTTTATATCCTTGTGGTAAAATATTGTTACGATGAATGAATTACAACCAATCAAAGATTATGCGACCTACAATGGCCGTATGGAACTTTCAATAATTGATAAGCTATTCTTCATTGACAAAATAAATCCCGATATTTTCGTTGATTTCGGTTGTGGTGATGGTTCTCTCCTTAATCATATTCAATCGTTAAAAGGAAACATTTGTGGTATTGGATATGATAGTAATGTTAAAATGATAACTGAAATAAGAAAAAATTCTACTGCAGCTATTAGAATTACAAACGACTGGAAGTTTGTCGAACAGCAAATTCCACATTGGGCAAAAGCTGCTCTTATTTTAAGTTCGGTTATCCATGAAATTTGTCATTATTTCAGCAAGGCAGAAATTGATGATTTTTGGAAGAAAGTGTTTGACACTGGCTTTGAATACGTTGTCATTCGGGATATGGTTCCAAGCCGTTCTATTGATAGGCCTTCAAATGTTAATGACGTAAAGAAAATCTATCATAAATTCCTTGACAAAAAAGTTCTAAATGATTTTGAAAGTATTTGGGGTAGTATTGAAAGTAACCGCCAGTTAATCCATTTTTTGCTAAAATACAAATACCTTGAACCAAACTGGGATAGAGAGGTAAGAGAGAACTACCTGCCAGTATCAAGAGAAAATTTATTAGCAAAGATACCAAAAGAATATGATGTAATATTTCACGAACATTATATTCTTCCTTACATTTTACAAACCGTCAAAGATGACACAGGTATTGAAATCAAAGACCCGACACACATAAAACTAATTCTAAAACGAAATTAATATGAAAACAAAACGTACTATACTAATCCTATTGTTCCTAGCATTTCTTGCTCTTATGACGGTCATTTTCAGTGGTTGTGATATAAATCGCCACAAATTGCCAGCAAAAGAGACGATTCATTGTTACAAACTCCTTCATACTGATACTTCAACCAATTTAATGTATTGGTATGTAATAGTGATAAATACCAATGCATATTCATACGCATCTTCACCCATAGCAACCCGTTCCTTTTCTTCACTAAAATGGTTGAAATCTACAACTTTACCGAAAGAATTGCTTAAAGCTACCAAAGAAGCTCTGGAAGACCTTGGAGATGAAGAAGTTGATACTACAGACCTTGGTGAATCAGAAATAGACAACTTGGATGAAATGGAAGGCATTGAAATCGGAACTGAACCCGCAGAAGTTGGTGGCGATGTTGATGCCGATGGCGGTGATGCAGGTGGCGGCGGAGATGGGGATTAATTTCTTCTACTTATTCCGTTACGCTTGACTTTTTATAATCCTCTGATATACTGTCACTATGATTGTTGACAGACCTATAATTATTTCGATGTTGGATGACGATTGGTATAAGCTCACTATGGGCAGTGTGGTATTTCACAACTTCCCAAATGCTGAAGTTGAATACGAATTTATCAACCGTGGAAAAACGCCTTTTCCCGAAGGATTTGCCGAAGAATTAAATCACCAAATCCATGAATTAACTTGGCTCCGTTTGACCAAAAAAGAAGAAAGATGGCTCAAAACCATTCCTTATATTCGTCCTACTTACGCTGAATGGTTATTAGGTTACACGATGTATCCTGATGAAGTTCAAATTAGCCAAGAAGGTGGCGATCTCAAAGTTAAAATCCGTGGGCCTTGGTATCGCACCATTTTTTGGGAAGTCAAACTCATGGCTATTATTTCTGAATTATATTTTCTAATAACTAACCAAGAAAAAATAAATCTCTGGTATCTTAGAATAATTGAGAAAGCCAAAAAACTTTCAAATAACGGATGTTATTGGATTGATTTTGGAACACGCAGACGTTATTCGTATGAAGTCCAAGACAGAGTTGTAGAAATAATGAAAAACTACAAGGGATTTCTTGGAACAAGTAATCCTCATTTAGCAATGAAGCATGGTGTCACTCCACAAGGAACTTATGCTCATGAATGTATAATGGCTATGTCAGCTTTATATGGAGTCAGAATGGCTAATAAAATGTGGGTAAAACTCTGGAGTGAACATTTTGGTGGTGCTCTTGGTGTAGCATTAACTGATACATTTACTACCGAAATGTTTTTAAATGATTTTGAAATGTTTGAAGCAAAACTATTTGATGGAGTTCGTCAAGACAGTGGAAATCCCAAAGAATGGGGATATAGAATGTTAAAACATTATCAAAATTTGGGAATTTTGACAACCAATAAACGATTTGTATTTTCAGATAATCTTAATGTTGAAAAATACATTGAATTAGCAAAAACTTTTCAAAGTGTAGCTCAACCTGTTGGTGGTATTGGAACAAATCTTACCAACGATGTTGGTGTCAAGCCTCTTAATATGGTTATTAAAATGACACGGGCTAATTTTGGTAAAGGATGGGTTGATGTAGTAAAACTTTCTGATGATGAAGGAAAACATACAGGAAAGTCAGAATCAATTCAATCAGTTAAAAAACAGTTGGGAATTCTGTGAGTAAACACATTATCATAGTAATGGGTATCAATGCTGCTGGTAAAAGCACATTGGTTGAACAATTTGTCAAAGACGATTATCAAAGAATTAACCGTGATATGACAGGTGGTAGTATTAAAGGCCAAACAGAAATAGTAGAAGATGCTCTTGTTAATGGCGTTGAAAAGGTTGTTCTTGATAATACCTATCCAACAAGAGAAAGCCGTTCTTCTATCATTAAATTGGCAAAACAATTACGAGCCAAAATCACCTGTCATTGGTTGACTACTTCTCTTGAAGAAGCACAATTAAATGTTTGCCTTCGGATGATTAGGAAATATGGAATACTTCCCGGCCCAGACGATTTTAAGAAATTGAAAGACCCAAATGCTTTTCCACCAGCAGCTCTTTTTCATTACAGAAAAATATTTCAACCACCTACAACCGAAGAAGGGTTTGATGAAATAATTGAAGTTCCTTTCAAAAGAATTTGGCCGGCTCAATACAAGCATAAAGCTATTATTTTGGATTATGATGGTGTTCTTCGTGAAAGTCTTGGAGAATATGATTATCCAACGAAACTTTCAGAAATTAAAGTAAATCCTAAAATGACCAATATTGTGAAAGAAGCAGAAGATAATGGATTTATTATTCTTGGAGCATCAAATCAATCAGGCATTGCCAAAGGAATTATTTCAGAGGATATGGCAGTTCAATGTTTTGAGGAAACGAACCGGCAACTTGGTATCAAAGTTGACTTTTTATATTGCCAACACAGTATTCCTCCTGTATCTTGCTATTGTAGAAAACCGCATGTCGGTATGGGAGCAATTTTTATTGAAAAATACAAACTGTGCCCCTCTGATTGTATTATGGTGGGCGACCAAACAACTGACAGAACATTTGCAGAACGATGTGGATTTAAATTTGCTCATATAAGCGAATTTTGTAAATAACATGAAAGCAAAATCTAAACAATCGAAAATTGGAAAGATTGGTAAAGAAGTATATCCACCTTGGATGCTAAAGATTATCCAACAACGACTTCGATTAGAAAAAAAATATAAAGAAGCTTATTCGATGTTTGCTGAAGCATATAATGATTTTATTTCATCTCTCGATAATATTAATTTTGAATATGGAACTTCATTTACCATTCAACAAGCTCTTGAAGAATTTGGTGGTGAAGAAGCAGATTTGGGTATAGATGATGATGATGATGAAAAAGAATAAATTATGAAAATATTTTCAGGTAGTTCCAATAAACCGTTAGTTGAAAAAATCTGCCTTTCGAGAAACAGTTGTTTGTCAATTCCTGTAGGAAGGATTGATTTAAAAACGTTTCCAAGTGGTGAAAGATATTGTCAATTTAAGGAAAATATTCGTGGTAATGATGTCTTTTTGATTCAATCCACTTCATTACCAGTCAATGACAACCTTATGGAACTTTTGGTGATGTGTGATGCCGCACGCCGGGCTTCGGCTGGGCGCATTACTGCTGTTATTCCCTATTTCGGTTATGCTAGACAGGATAGGAAAGATAAAAGCCGTGTTCCTATTTCTGCTAGATTAGTAATGGATTTATTAAAGGCATCTGGTGTTAATCGTATTCTTACGATGGACCTTCATTCCCCTCAAATAGTTGGTTTTACTAATTTGCCTGTCGACCAATTATCTTTCAGACCAGCTCTTATAAATGTTATAAAAGACATTGGAATAAAAGCTGTGGTAAGTCCTGATGTTGGAGCAGTAAAACGTGCAGAAGAATATGCTACTGCTCTAAAAACTGATTTGGTAATTATTTCAAAAAAACGAACCAACGAAACTTCGGTTGAAGTAAAACATTTCATTGGTGATGTTAAAGGTAAGAAAGTTCTTATTGTTGATGACCTTACCGAATCAGCCGGAACATTGGTTGAAGCGGCAACTGCTTGTAAAGAAGAAGGCGCAGTAAAAATTTATTGTGCTATTTCACACGGATGTTTTACCGATACAGGTTATCAGCGACTCATTGATGCATTCAAAAACGGTTTGATTGAGAAACTTTTTGTATCTAACTCTGTTAATTTTGATAAAAAATGGGAATTATACGGTGATGATTCTGGTTATGGTAAAAATGCTGTAATTTATAGTTGTGAGAATAAAATAATTATAGTGGATGTTTCACCTTTATTTGCTACAGCCATCAAAAACATTCACAATAATGAAAGTGTCAGCGAATTATTCACATGAACAGAACTATAAAATTCAGAGTATGGGATAAACTTTTAAATAAATGGGGTAATCCCCGTGATTTTTTGGGTATTTCAGTTAGGGGAGAATTGATTTGTGAAAACTCACTTAATCCCCAAAATTCAGTAGTTCAATTATTCACGGGATTAAAAGATAGATGTGATAAAGAAATTTTTGAAGGGGATATAGTAGAATGGATTGAACAAGAAGATGGGCCTCCTTATTCTACTAGAATATGTAAAGGAAATATTATTTTTTGTGGATTTGGATTTCGTGTAAAAGTAAGAAAAAGATTATACGACTTTCATAATAATCATCTTTGTAAAGATTATCTTTACAAAATTATTGGTAATATTTTTGAAAATCCTGATATAATATGCCCTCACATATCATAAAATTTCTCCGCGATGAATCAAAGGATAATAGAGGCAGAACATTATTTGAAATGCAAAGTTTGCCAGATTATAAACTTAGTCAAAGTAACGATATAATTCAATGGATGTTTCCTACGGATATTCCTAGTAAACGCCATCCAAATACACCCGTTTTAACCGAAGAAGATATAGAAATAATAAAAAAAGACCCTATCATTCAAAGTGCCATTCAAACGTCTCTTGCCCGAATGATTTGGTTTTATGAGAAAAATGATTATTGGATTACGATGAAAAATCACAATTTTTTGAGAATCACAAGAATTCTTAGGTGTCTTTGGTTAGCTGGGATGAAACATGATTATGTTTGTTTTCAGAAAACATTAGATGATATTTACAGTGATTACCACGATATTATAAGTGAAGAAACTTTTTATTATTGGAAAAATGCCAATAACAAAGAATTTTTGGAAAAAGGATATAAACTTAATATTCACTTAAAACTTCCACCACACACTAAAGAATTCAACTATGAAGATTTTAACTATGTATAAAATTTATTATGAAAACTAAAACTGAAACTACTACTACTCTTAAAACTTGTGTCAATATAAACTGTCCGAATTGTCTTATTATTCCAGACCCAGACCCTCATGATTGGTTTTGTGACGATGATGTAGCAGCGGTTTGTAAATTGGCAAAACAAAAGGTAAAACCCAATTCAATTTACAAAGTAGATACACAACCGTTCAAACCAATTACGTGTGCTTGTCGTCCTTATATGATAAAAAAAGAGACGACTATTCCCAAGTGGTGCCCATTGAAGAAAGCTTGACTTTTTCTAAAATCGTGATATAATAAAAAAAATATGGCAAACATTATTGAATCAAAGAAATTCATTTGGGCAGAAGCTCAAGCCAATCATAATAAATGGTGGGAAGTTATTCTTTATGATAATGACGATGTGGTTACAAAATGGGCAAGAGTGGGCAATGACCCTCAATCAAAGACTTTTTCTGGTGTAGGCAAGTCTTTCATGGAAAAGAAAATCGGGGAAAAATTAGCAAAAGGTTATACAGAAGCTAAAGTCATTGATGCATCAACACCCGTCGCATCTGCCAGACCACCTACCGTTGCAGTTAGTAATCTTCATGAAATTGCCAAATCTCAAATTATCAGAAGTTCAGGTAGTCCTATTCTTGATAAATTAATTGAACGTCTTGTCAAATCAAATGTTCATAAAATTACATCAACCACAAATATTACTTTAAATGATACTACAGGATTATTCCAAACTCCCTTGGGAATCGTAACTCCTGATGCAATTATTGAGGCAAGAAGTTTATTAGCAGATACAGTTCCATTTGTCAAAAATAGCAGATATAATGACCAACTTGATAAGCTTGTCAGTGATTATCTTCGCTTAGTTCCTCAAAGTATAGGTATGAAATTTGATGTTAGAAGAATTCTTCCTGACGTTACTGCTATTCAGAAACAAAACGATATTCTTGATGCTCTTGAAGCATCTTACGCAGCCATTACTAAACCAAAAGCTGATACTTCAAAGAAAACTGACAACAAAACAACTATTGAACAAGTTTTCAAAGTTGACCTTGATGTTGAAAATGGTCCCGATGCAAATCGCCTTGAACGTTGGTTTGAAACTTCCAAGAACAGGATGCACGGATATGATCGCATCAAAGTTCGTAATATATTCAAAATCAAAGTTCACGAAATGGACAACGCATTTATTTCTGATAATCCAAAGGAAGTTTTTCATGGAACATCTGAAGCAAATTGTTTAAGTATTCTAAAAAGTGGCCTTAGAACCAGTCCGCCTTCAACCGCAGCTATTGCCGGTAAAATGTGGGGTAATGGTGTTTACGGAGCTATTAACTCAAGTAAATCGTTGGGATACACTTATGGAAGATGGGGACAATCAACAGGTGAAGCTGGTTGGTTGTTTATTTGTAAATTTGCTATGGGTAAAATTCATTATCCTAGAGGTTACGGAAATTGTTCGCGCCCACCATTAGGTTATGATAGTATTTGGGCAACTGTGGCAAATACCGGCCTTAATCATGACGAATTGATTGTTTACGCTAACAATCGTGTAAACATTACACATCTTCTTGAATGTAAATAAATTATGAAATCACTAAGTAAAATACAAATTGAAAAAATAAATGATGCTTTATTTGATGCTAATCGCATTTTAGCAATGGTTCAATGTAATTGGCCAGCATTAACTAAGAAAAAAATTTATTTAGCAAGACGTTCTCTTTGTAAAGCCATAAAAATTATTCATCCTCATTTGTTAGATGCTTGACAATTAAAAAAACACTGATATAATTTCTCCAGACTTAAATAACAGTCCAAACAAATCAATAAGAAAAACAAAAAAATAGTATGAAAACAAGCGCAGATAGCACAGCAGTAGCAACAACGCCTTCACTTACACTCAAGGAAGCAGTGATTAATGCGGTGAAGGAACTCAAAGTTAAGGGTGGTTTTTCCATTCACGATGTAACCACTGAAATTCGGGAAGCAGTTAATGCCGGTGAATTTACTCTACCCGGTTTGGAGAATCCCAATCCTAACAGTCAGTCTGGTATCAAGTATTGGGTGAAAAATGAAGATGTGAAGGCAATTATTGAAAGTCTTGAAAATGACGGCACACTTGCCAATCTCGGATTGACAAATGTGGACATGAGTGGTCCTTTCCGTGTATTTGAATTTTCAACACCCACTACTCCCTCAGCAGGTGTTCCAGCCTCCACTCCGCCATCCGTTAATGCTCCCAATCCTACGCAAAGCCCTTTAGTTCAACGAATTGAAGCATATTTGTCAAAAGGAACACCAGTGACTCTTAAACAAATTCAGAGTGCTCTCAAAATCAACGGCGTGACTTGCAAGGATTTGGAAGGTATCGTGGCTGGTATCAGCGGCTATGTGGTAACTCCCGGAACGACTGACTGCTATTCCACTTACACGGTTGACCAGCAATAATTTCACAATTTAGGTCAACAACAACAAAACAAACAACAAAATAGGGGCGAGTAAAATCGCCCCTGTTTTTTATGAAAAAATTGAATCAAAGAGAGAAAGAAATTGCTATTGTAGCATCTGATTTATTTCTCAAAGGTTCACCTGAATGGAGAATTGCTGAATATGCTCACCAAAAAGGATTAACAGATAAGCAATTGTCTAATTTTCTTGATAAATTAAAGATTCTTCCTGAAAATGTGAAGCTCACAATTTATAATCATTACAAAGATATTTTCCGCGGCAAATGTTATGACAAAGCAAAGGGATTTGGTAGTAAACTTAATTGGTGGCTAGGGCAAAAAACTACTTAACTTTTTATGAAAGCTATTTTCACTAACGATACTGACATTCGGTTAGGATTTGAAGTAGAATGTCGTATCCGAAGTAGCAAGTTCACTCAATTTTGTAAAGAAATCTATGGATTGAAGAAAAAAATTATTATTGGTGAGGATGGTAGTATTACAGGTTGTGGCTATAGTTATCATTCCACGGAAATCAGAACAGCACCACTACCTCCCAAAGAATCAATGGAAGTACTAAAAACAGTGTTTAATATTGTCAATAAATACGGTAATACTAATACATCCTGTGGCCTTCATGTCAATATTTCTTCAGCAGATAAAACTAAAATGAAAAATTTTAATCCCCTTCCATTTATTTCTTCAAAATTATGGAACCAAATTTTGAAAAAATTTAATAGAGAAAATAATCGTTATTGCCAAACTGTGTTAAAAGCAACTCAAAAAAAATCGCCTTCCAAAGTTCGTCTATTCAAGTCTATGGTTGAATCTATGGTTGATATTGTAAATGACAAATATTGGTGTGTAACTTTGTGTCATTTCGGTAATGGAACAAATAAATCATCCCGTATTGAAATTCGTGGTTTTGGTAATAAAAATTACACAAAAAGATTTGTTACCATTTCTACATTTGTAAAGAGAATTGAAAAACTTTTTAATTTATCTTGTAATAGAAATTCACCATTTATTAGAACGTTCAACATCTAATAAAAGATAGATTATTTCTGTGTGTATAATTTTAACAATGAATAAGGATTCTAAATGAGATTATTACAGTTCTTGACATTTTATATCTACGTGTTATAATATAAGCTCAATAATGAAAAGCAATTAAAATGCCGACCATAGACCCAAATTCAACATCAATTTTCACCGAACCAATACCAATGCCAGAAAGTTCTGACAACTATATTCGGGCTGAAAATACGTCTGAAAAAACTTTTATCAAAGAAGAGAATATAATGCCTTGTGATTGCCCAGCTTGTAGAAGAGATAATATCCTTAACGGAACATTGACGGGAGAATGCAACTGCTGTCATACAAAGTTAGATGCTCATTCTTCATTTCAAATAATGGGAGATAAATCTTTGGTATGTGACAAATGTGCAAAAGAACATTATATTACTTGTGTTTGTTGTAATAAACTTTATAATAAAAATGAATCAAAAGAAGTAAATCGCATATCTGAAAAGAATGACCTAAACATAACTAACGTTTGTCTTCGTTGTTTTACTGTAAATTATAGAGAATGTTCTTGTTGTCATAAATTCTTTAACAGGCAAGACTTTCTTACTTACAAGGAAAATATTTACTGCAAGATATGTTTTGACAAATCTTTTAAGATTTGCCCTATGTGTAATAACACTTTCCAAAAAGACAAAATAACTCACAAAATCAGGGGGAAATATTCAGTATGCGATAAATGTTTCAATTATTATGGCCCAATAACCACATACGAAGAAAAACCTAAAATTGAGTTTCAAGGTAAGCCGCCTCATTATTACGGTATAGAACTAGAAGTTGAAGTTCAAAATAAAAGCAAAGAGGAACGTGGTGTGAAAGCTCAAAAAGTTATTGATTTATTTGGCGATTTTGCTATTGTGAAAGAAGATGGCAGTTTAAGTTGCGGCTTTGAAATTTGCACACAGCCAGCATCCAAGGAAGAACACCTTGTTCGCTGGAATAAATTTTTTGACAATTTACCTGATAACTTGGTTTCGTTTAACAGTGAAAGAGGTAATTGTGGTCTTCATATCCACTGTTCAAAGAAACCTCTATCACTTCTCACTATAGCAAAAATTGTGGTATTCGTGAATGATGAAAATAATCAACCACATATTGAAACAATTGCTGGCAGAAGGTCATGTAACTATTCCTGTATTTGCAAAAAGAAATACGGAACAGTTAAACGCATCGGAACACTGTCTCGCAGTGACAGATATGAAGCTGTTAATCTTGTCAATCATGATACTATTGAATTTAGAATTTTCAAAGGAACACTCAAACGAGAATCATTTTTTAAGGCAATAGAATTTTGTGATGCTCTTATTCAATTTTGTATGGTAGGTAATTATGGTATTACCTATTGTCGTAATTGGGATAATTTTGTGAATTATGTCAAACTTAGAAATAAAGATTATCCTCATCTTTACGCATTTATATGTGCTAGATTTTCGGGGAAAGAAACAAAATTCACAGAACAAGAAATGAAATTAATCAAAAAATTTGGCTTCGATGTTGAAGCTGGAGCAGAACCAACACAAAGATGAAATTATGTGTTTAGCAATTTACAAACCAGCTAATGTTGAAGTTCCACAAAAGCATTTGAGGAATGGTTTTGAAAATCATCCTGACGGAGCTGGTTTGGCATGGGCAAATAATGGTGTTCTTCATTTAAGAAAAGGAATATTCAATATTGATGAAGTTATTAAACAATATGAAGCAGTTAAACAATATCATTGTTTAATTCATTTCCGAAAAGCAACACATGGTAAAGTTGATGCAACAAATTGTCATCCATTTCTGTTTAATGACAACAAGCTAGCTCTCGTTCATAACGGTATTCTTCCTATCAAATGTTCTATCGATGGGCTTTCCGATACCGGTCATTTTGTCAAATTAGTGTTAGAACCATTGGTTAAAAATTATGGAGTTCCTATTAACAATGGAGCATTGAATTATCTCATTACTGTATCCATAGGCACAGATAAACTTGCTATAATGGATGGAAATGGTGCCACTTATATTTTTAATGAAAGTGGGGGCACTTGGGATGAGGGGGTGTGGTACTCCAACACTACTTTTAGATATGGTGTTTATAAACCTACTACTAATTACAACTCTCATTCATATTCCCCCAACAGAAATAATACAGAAAGAAATTATTCTCATAGTTTTAATTTCAGAAAACATTGGGATACTACTGATGATAGTGGTGATGATAGTTATTTGGAATTTTGGAGACAAAATGTTCCACCTATCGTTACTATTGACACAAATGGCTCTCAAGGTTGCGGAGTAGATGCTTCAACTCCCCAAAACAGAAAACAATTATTACTCACAGATGGCCGGCAAACAGTTGATGATGCAGGTAATGTAATTGATATTGAAGAAGTGAAAGAAGATGAAGAAAAAACATTTTCAGAAGGCGATACATGTGAATACGGATGGTTTAATGCTGCTGTTGAAGCAGATATTAAAAATTTCCAGACAACCTTGGGTATAAGCAGAGAAGAAGCATTGATTCGCATTTTCAACGAAAAATAACAATTGACTTTTTATAAATCCATGATACAATTATTCTATAATTAAAAAATATTATGCCTACTTCCAAGAAAAAAACTAAAAAAGTTTGTAAACCTAAAATTTTTGTGGCTGGTAAATTTCATTCCACTCCTGTAACTATTGGTAAGAAATTTATTACTATTAGACTTCCAAAAAAAGTAGCTGAATACTTTGAACTTGATAAAAATGAAATTTTTTGGTCACCTGTTAATGGTGTTATTCAACTTAGCGGTTCTCAGCCTCACATTGTTATACCTATGATGAGCGTTACTCCCGATAGATTTGTTGCTCAATAATTCCAATGAATGAAAAAGTAATAGATTTTACTATAGGGGCTGACCCTGAATTTGCTTGCACTACAAGTAACGGGCAAATGATTACGTCAACTGATTATGTAAGTAATGAAGAAGGTATTGAATTTGGTTCCGATGGAAATGGAATAACATTTGAAATACGACCTGCACCTTCCAAAGACCCTATTCAAGTTGTCAACAATATTTACGATATTCTTGTAAGACAAATTATTAAAGAACCTCAATTCCTAAAATTTAGATGGGTTGCTGGAACATGGTATGGTGGCTATCCTTTTGGTGGGCATGTGCATTTTGGTATTCCAAAACGTCTTATTACTCATGAGCAAGCTGTTAATTTTTTAGACCACTATGTTGGCATTGTTTCTATTCTTATGGAAAAGAGAGAGCATGGATTAAGACGAAGAGCAGATGAATATGGTTATATGGGTAATTTTAGAAAACAAGATTGGGGATTTGAATATCGTGTGATGAGCAGTTGGGTTGCTGAACCTTATGTATCTGCTGCTATGTTGTGTTTGAGCAAAACTGTGATGTATGAAGTTTTGAACAATCCAAAATTTGAGTGGCACAAATTTGCTGTAAAGGATGATTTTTTTAAGATGAATCAAAAACGAGTTCTTGAACAATTTCCTGCAATTTGGGCAGATATTACCAAAATGTATTTGTATCAAGTTTACAAACCTTATATTGATTTAATTTATTTTCTTGTAAAAAACAAACTAACTTGGCTTCCAAAAACAAATATGAAAGAATCTTGGGGTATAGTAGATATGAAACCATGTATTTCTAACAAAATCGGTATAGATATTATCTGGCACCGATATAACAATGAGAGGGTATAATGATTGAATTTAAAGAAAAAGATTTTAATCTGACAAAGATTAGAAGGGAATCCAAATTATTCAATTTGGTTACTGAATACAAATATTTTGTTTATGGTCTTCGTCAAGCGGATAATCCACCTATAATAATTGAATATTATTATGATGGCATTGATGAAAACTTTGAAGAAAAATTAAGTGCTCTTGTAGAGTTTTTTAAATCTAACGGTGTTGAGGTCAAAACTTATTCCAATTCTGAGGATAAAAGCAAGATTAGTATTGGTTTGAGAAAAGATTTGAGAGCAGTTGTCAACAGAAATGGCAAACCGTTATTAGCTTCTTCTGTTCTTTCAACTATTATTTATGGTTTAGAAAACCGACTTGATATTGAGCAATTGAAAAAATATAAACTCTCAAACATTCCAAAACTCGAAAAAATTATCGCACAAGAAAATTCACCAAACGGAAATGCATAATATAGAACGCTTGACTTTTTATAAACACATGATATACTTTGAATCATGAATGATGCATCTATAAACACTAACACAAAGGAAAATACAAATGTGTAGAGTTGCTGCATTTCCGCCGGGATTTCCAAGAAAAGAAGCTTTGGAAATTCTAGCTAATTTTGAAAACAAAAACATTGATGGCACAGGGTCTGCGTATGTTAATGATGGCCAGTTCGTTGTGGAAAAATGGGCAAAATCATTCAGTTCTATAATTAAAACCAAACCGTTTTTATCTCACATGCCTTGTGATAGTTGGACTATCGCCCACCTTCGGTCAGCTTCTCATGGTGAAAATGTGAAACAAAATACCCATCCATTCATAGTGGGTCCGTGGGCATTTATTCATAATGGAATTTGGAGTGAATATAACCTTGTTCGACTTGCTTTAAGTAAACAAGTCAAAATGGTAGGTGATACTGATAGTGAAGTTGCTGCACATTTTTGGAATATTATTGGCCCAAAGAAATTCTCCGAAGTGGTTGATTTTGCAGGTGTGTTTATTGGCCTTCATCGTAATGGAGAACTTTGGGTTGTTAAAACAAGTGGAGATTTGGAAATCCAAGCTCTAGACAAAGAAAGAGTTTTATTAGCATCTGAATTTGATTATCAAAAATATGGTGGTTCTATTGAAGCTCTTCACGGATGGTATCATTTTGACAAGGACGGCAAATATTTGAAACATAAGGCAAATGAAGATAGTTGGAATAATAGTTGTTCTGCTTATGGTGGAAATTTAAGTTCAGCTAACAGAAGTAGAGCAACGGATGGAGTTCTTGGAGAAGATTGGCGCAGTGATAGATATTTTTCAAATCATCATCTTCGTCGTGATTAAAAATAAAAACTAAACAGAATATTATTAAAAACTAACCCGAAAATTTTATGGCTGTTAAAGTTTTTACTATAGATAGTGAATATCAATCTGCTTGTCGTTTGGGTTATCCCACTACTACCCGTATGGGGGAGTATGCCTACCGTTATGATGATGATGTTATAATTCGTTGGGGCAATAGTTCTCACCTTTATACCAAAGATGGTAAAAGAACCGATTTTAAACAAGTTCTCAATCCAGCAGACAGTATTAAATTGAATTGTAAAAAGAATGAATCTATCAGATTATTGGCTCAGGTAGTCAATGTTCCTACCATTTATGAAAAAAGTGTTCCAAAAAATGTTCTAGCAGTTGTTAGGCCTATTGAACATGCCGCTGGAAATGGATTTTCTGTAATGAAAGGACCATTTAAGATTGATTATGGTACTTATGGAACTCGTTTTCTTAAAACTGACGCGGAATACAGAATTTGGTTTTGTGGTAAAAAAACTTTGTGTGGGCGCAGAGTGAAAATGGAATGTAATGAAGAACAAGAACACCCTTGTCGCAGTAATTGGGGATATAATTTTTGTGAAAGTATTTCTCGCGACCTTCATCATCAAACTTTGATGGCAGCTAAGAAAATTGGTTTGGACTGTGGAGCTGCCGATGTTTTATTTTTCAAAAAGAAGTGGCATTTTCTTGAATTAAATTCAGCGGCTTCCGTTGACCATCGTGTTGTTCGTGAATTTTATCAACAAGCTCTTGAAGAACTTATCAGAGAAAAGTTTCCACCAAAAAAAGAAGAGGCTCCGGTAGCCATCGCCGAAATAAAGACACCGGAGCCAAAAAAGAACGATGGCAAAGAAAAAACGCCGGAAAAAAGTGACGAAGTTAAAAAAAAAAGCGAAATGGTGGAAAAAAATAACTCCACTGAGTCACTTGTTACAATTGTGGTATAGGACTGAAACAATAACTTAAAATAATCATGCCCCCTGAAACTACTACTGATAACAGCCCAGCAAGTTTAGTTTGTCCTGAATGTAAAAAAGAAACGGGACTAACCAAAGAATTTATTTTAGCTGCTGAAGTTCTTGAGGATTTTTATTGCCCCCATTGTAAAAAATTGGTATTTTCATGCAAACCGGAAGCTATAAAATACACTTACACTTATACAGGTCATTGGTCTGGTTATGATGATTAGCAGAGAGAACGCTTGACACTTTATAAAAACGTGATATACTATTGAGACAATTAAACAAAAACAAAAAACAAAATTATGAACGAAATTGAACAAAAACATAAACGTATTGAAAACATCGCCAAAGTCGTTGGCTTGTGTATCGCAGGATTCCTCTTCGCGCCTATCGCTATTGCGACCATCCAAGGTCTTGTCAGTTTGATTGTTGTGGGCATAATTGCTCTATTTACAGTCAATGTCATTGTCCCTTGGTTTGCCATTTCACTTGCGAACTGGCGATTGAAGGCCCTCAAAGCTGCGGCAGCGGCCAATCCAATCGAAATGTTGGAAAATCAATATAAAGACCGTATGGATGCTTTGGCTAAGATTCGTGAAAACATCACTGCTTCTTATGCCGTTTTACAAGACCTTCACGCTCAAATTCAAGAACATGATGAAAAGTATCCGGATAAACCGTCTCAATATCTTGATAAATATCAAAAATTGAGTGCGTTAATTTCCCTACGGGGTAACAAATACAAACAAGCCCAAAAAAATCTTGCTGACTTCGCCGAAGTGATTGAAGAAAAACGTTCGGATTGGAAGATTGCCCAAACCATGGCGGCGGCAAACAAATTGGCCAATGTTGGTCAGGATTTTCAATCCAAGTTACTACAGGATACCGCTCTCAATACCGTTCAAGATGGTTTGAATACGGCTTTCGCTGAACTTGAAACGAGTTTGTTGGATGAGCAAGGTGATGGTTCAGCATCTGACAAGTCTCCGGCAACCGTTGAAGTTGCTCCAGCTCGTCAACCGGCTCAACTAAAAGCACCTAGCCTACCGGCCCTTGATTTGGGATTTGACTCCGATAATGTCATCGAGGCGGAACCTGTGCCTGTGCCAGTGAAATCATCTGCTCGCAGTCGCAGAAGTTACTAATAATAATTAACAAAACAATTAACAACTAAAACCAAACAAAACTATGAAATTCAAAATTATCGCATCAGTCATCGTGTTACTGATTATCATCGTAGCACTCGCCCTCAAGGGATGTTCAACCGCCCAACCGGCGACAGATGAAAATGGTAATCCTGTTGACACTACTACCACTGATACTACTCAACAGCAATAATCATCAACAAACAATTAACAAAACAAATAACAAACAAACAAACAAACAAAAACAAATGAAAAAGAACCTAATAGCACTCGCAGTAATGGCCCTGACGTTCATTGGTGTAGGCGCCTCCGCTCAAACCAACACACCCGCAGCAGCCGCCTCGTTCATCAAAGGAACGATGAATATTACCTTCAACACCCATCAGAATCCGCCGGGAACGAAGGGCATCCAAGACGTTTATGATATTAATATCAACGTCGCAAACAGCGCCGTATTCCACGGCAAAATGACTGACCGCCCGCAGATTATTGAGGGTATGTTCAGCAAGGCCATCACTCAACCCCGTTCGTTGAAGTATGACGTTGCTTGTGACGTTGTGAATCCAAAGAATCCAGCACAGACGAAAAATATTGGCCGCATGTATGGTATGGTGCCGATTTCATCCGATGGTGTGTATAACTACGACAAAAGTTCTCTTGTGGTTGACATTCTGCCGATGGGTAACGCTGGTGGTTTTACAAGTAAATTCAGTGGGCAAGCCGCGGGTAAGCCGCTTGTTCGTCCCTCAAATTGGACTGATACCATTCGTGAAACAGTCAACATCAGTCGTCTTGTGAATGGTAAACCTATGACCGTCGCATTAAAGCGTTATGACAAGATGGACTTCCGCCAAGTGGTCATCGCCGAAGGACCAGTTCAAATTTATCAACCCGTAACTGTCAATGGTCAAATGTATTATGATTATGACAAAAATTGTTGGTTCTTCAACAACTTCACCGTTCAGTATGCCGAAGGTGGTATCGTGAAAGTTGACCGTGTTACCGGCACAATTCGTTGGGTTGAAGACCCAAACCGCAAGAGCAACGGTCTTGGCCAATATGAATTCGATGTTCGTGTTAATGAACCGGCACCTGACGCTTCAAGCGCCTTTGCCGCTCCAACTGACGAATCAGCGTTCTTCTCAAGTGATGCTACGGTGCCCGGCTTGAGTGGCACGATGAAATATAAAGACACAATGAATGCAAATGGTGATACGTTGGCATCGGCTGTGACGATTGACTTGAATGGTAATAACATTACCAAACAGGAAGTCATGGTTCTCGGTAAAGTGATTATCTTCGCCTCGGTAATTCCTATGAATTCTGACTAATAACAATAATCAATCAAAACAACAAACAATACAACAAATAGTTAATACAACAAACTAAATATATGAAACAAACAATTGTTACATTCGCAGTTCTTACATTGGCTATTATTGGCCTCAACGCTGCTCAAACAAATCCTGTGAGCACCAATGACGCCACTACTACTCCAAAACTCAACACCAACTCTTTGAGCATGAAGGATGATGCTACTCCGAAAGAGTCTTACGAACTTACTATTGGTGGTGGTGGATTCGTTAATCCTACGACAAGTCAAACTCAATTTGGCTTGGATACTACCTTTTCTACAGACCCTATTAAGAAGTATCCCAATGTCTGGTTTGGAGTGGAGCAAGTTTTGTCTTGGCAACCTTCTGTTGCTGGTGAAACAGATATTTATCCTGAATATGCATGGGATATTTACAAGGATTTGTGGCTCAACACTGGATGGTATGCTGGATTATCGTATGATTCGGATACTTCGGCTTGGCATACAGGTCCGGAAGCTTCCTTTGAATATTATGTCGGTGCCAATGCCTTTATCTATATTGGAGCAAGTTATGATGTGCTGAGTCGGGGAGTTGATAATTCTCAAATCCCATATAGATTTGGTATCGGTATAACGTTCTAAACAAAAGTAATTCAACCGTGACCCAAATAAAACCTGAAATCTACGGGAAAAACGCAAAACCGCTGGGTCAGTACCCAGCGGTTGTTTTGGTTAATCCCAAGTATTCTGCTAACGTTGGTGCGGTACTTAGAGCAGCTTCGTGCTTCGGAGCAAAACAACTTTGGTGGACAGGAAACCGTGTTAGGTTGGATGATGGGCAACGTCTCCCCCGTGAAGAACGGTTGAAAGGTTATAAGGATGTTGAACTTCGCCAGTTTGATTATCCATTTGAACATTTTAAGGGTGAAGGAGTTACGCCAATTGCGATTGAACTATTGCCGGGGTCTGAATGTCTATGTGACTTTATTCATCCTCCTAAAGCGATTTATGTCTTTGGGCCAGAAGATGGCTCAATAGACCAAGTAACTCGAAGATTTTGTCATAGATTTGTAAGCATACCAACAAAACATTGCACAAATCTGGCAGCAGCAGTTTATTTAGTTCTCTATGACAGAATGTTTAAACACTGGATGCAAACAGGCGAAAAACCTGAACTTAATGAACAACGTGGATTCATTGGCGATGATGAACAATCAAACCAAGACGTTTGGAGAGAAGCTGGTTATAGAAATGGAGTAGCATTTATATGAAATTATGGAATATAGGTTATCTTATTGTTTTCCTATTACTAATGATAACAGGTCATTGGTTTATAGGTATTGTAGCAGCATTGATTTGGTATATGGGATATAAAATCAAACGTTTCTTTTTTTCTATTGATTAATTCACGAATATGGAAAATATAAAAATCATATCATTATACTGTATCGTCATTTTAATTGTTTCAATAACAGCTATATGGTTTTTGAATGGCGTGCAAGATTTTTTTGAATATCAATCCATTCTTGAAGACAACAATACTTCGTGGAATAGTTGGTATAGCCAAAATTGGTTCTATTCTCCTTACACTAATTTTAGACTGTCTCAATATCCATCAACATTTCATATAGCAAAACTAACGGTGATAATAGCCAGATATGGATTGAAAAAGAGAAAAAGGTTGGTAACAAAACATTTTGGACTATAGACTATAAAATGGATTTAATAAAACATGAATAATACAAAATACATTTGTAACGCAGCAAAAAATGGATATTGTATTTTTCAAATTTTATTTGCTGGTCCCAATTCCCGCACATTCTGTTCTGATGCTGTTCCTCATTTAAAAGGAGAAACCAACGATTGTTGCTGTAATAATTTATTAAATCATAATTGTGGATGGGCAGCTAAAAGCACAAAAACCAATCCTAAGAAACTTTTTCCATCAGCTAGATGTACAAAAATTAAATAATTGTGATAGAATATCCAACCATCTTACCATCAGCAAGAGCACCGCACGCTCCGTGTGTTGCTTTTGAGAAATATGACGGTTCTAATATCAGAGTAAAATATACTAATAAAAAAGGGTTCTGTCTTTTCGGTAGTCGCACCCAATTATTCGATAAAGGCCATCCATTTTTAGGAGAAGCTGTAGATATTTTTTACAACAAATATCAAGACAAGTTGATTGACCTTATTGAAGAAATGTGGCCTCATGAACGTGAAGTAATTGCTTTCCTTGAATTCTTTGGGGATAATTCATTTGCTGGTTATCACGAAAAAGATGACCCGAAAGATTTGATACTCTTTGATTTAATGATTGGTCATAAAAACCGAAAATTTCTATTACCTCAAGAATTTGTCAGACTTACAGCCAAAGTCAAAGTTGAAATTCCAACGATAATGTATGAAGGCAATTTAAGCGACCAACTTATTTACGATATTCGTGACGGTAAATATGATACATTTAGTAAACGTAAAATATTTGAGGGCGTCGTTTGTAAAGGAACAGAACGAACCGGTGCTCATCGCGGTAATATTTGGATGGCAAAAATCAAAACACGGAAGTATTTAGATTTACTTAAAGGTAAATTTGGTGAAGAAGAAGCAAAAAAGTATGGTGAATAACATGCGAAAAATGCTTAAAGATTTTTTGGATAATTCTTCTCCTGAACAATTAAGAGAAGAACTTAAAAAAGGAAACCGACCATTTTTTCAAACATTAAAAGACCCCACAATAATTCATATGAAAAATATAAAAGTCAATGTAACATTGGAATTTGAATTTCCATTTAATGAAAATGATGAAGTTTATAAAACAGTCTTTGAGAATTTAGTTAACTATGCTCTTTGCGAACATCTTGAAGATGCAAGTTATTGGTTAGCAAAGAGTAAAGGGAATAAAAAATCTACCGATTATGAGATTTATGTTCACCATAAACTATGGGCAGATGTATTGACAAAATCAGAACTAAATGTGAACTACGAAGTAATATTCCCCAAAGAACCAACTAAATCCTACTGGGTAAAAGACGATGGAATACACTGCCCTATCTGTGGTGTTGAAATGGATGGTTGTCATATTGGCTCATTTTGTAGTAAAGAGAAGGGCGGTTGTGGAAAATGGTGTGATGGACGTGCAGACCTAACAGATGCAGAAGCAGAAAAATTTAAAGAAATAATAATAAGATGAATTCGCTTATAACAGAAAAATTTAGAAAGTTAAAATTTCCTCAAAAAAGATTTTATGCTGAAAGACTTTTTTGTTTGGATTACTATGAACGATTAAAATACATTCAGTATATGTTGACTATCTTTAAAGAAATTAAAAATTACTATGAAAATTAAACCTGACAAAAATGTTGAAGCTCCTCCAACTGAAATTATAACAGAAGGATACTACAAACTTTTATGTGCTATCATTGGACATAAATTCCAATGGAAAACTACACCTAAAAAACATTACCAACAGCAAATATGTGAAGTATGTGGAATGACGGGTGAAACAAGAAAAAACAGAGCATGAAAATTGCTGTAGTTGGTTCACGAACATTTAATGATTATGATTTATTAAAGAAATCATTGGACAACTTGTATCCAAACATAAGTCTAATTATTTCTGGTGGTGCTAAGGGTGCGGATTCTCTTGCTGAAAAATATGCTAAGGATGAAGGGATTCCCACCCAAATTTTTAAACCTAATTGGAAAAAGTATGGAAAAGCTGCTGGTTTTGTTAGAAACAAAGATATAATTGCTGCTTCAGATATGGTTATTGCATTTTGGGACTGCGTCTCGCATGGAACTAAAAACAGCATTGAACACGCTTACACGATGAACAAACCTGTAATTATTGTTCCAGATTTTGTTTAACATCACAAGGTATCTTGTCAAATTCCAGATTATATTTTTTACACAATGCTAAAGCTTTACGATATGCAAGAAAAGCTTCTTTTTCGTTACCGCTTCGTGATAGGGCTTTCAATTTTTTAATCTTTTTAAATTCATCGGTAGTCAAAGAACCATAAATAAATTTACCGATTTCTTCTGGTTCAATAGTAACATCATCAGTAATAACATCCTCAAAAGATACACTATCACCCAATTCATCAAGTTTTTGTTCTATTGCTAATGAATGTAGTATTCCTTTGATATACAATTTGGTTTCATCGCTAATCTCAAATCCGAATTCTTCAAGATAGTCTTTAAGCACTTCTTCAGCGGTTTTAGTAGTCTGCTTTATCTCTTCCTCTCTTAACATAAAATACAAGAAATTAAGAATAGGTGTGTAAATTGTAGGATAAAAAGTAGTATTACCTTGGAAAACTTCTTCTTCGGTTAATCCCCTCTTTTTCCCATCTGTAAGTAATTTTTGACGTTGCTTAGTTCCTTCAAGAATTTCTGTTTGATATTTTTTTGTGTATAATTTTGCTGCATCTAAAAGGTTTTGTTTATCCTTCTTGACCGCCTCTTTCTTTTTAGCCAATGCTCTAGCAAAATCTGGGTCATTTTGAAGAATTCTTACCAATGAATAGTTTTCCATAATTAATCATATATACATAGATATTTCGGAAAACGCCTTATTTTATAAGGCTTGACAGTATATAGAAAAAGTGATATAGTGCCCTATAATGAAAAAATATACCATCGTTAGTAGGCGTTCCAATTTCGTTATGTGGCGTGTTCCCATTTGGGAGACATTCATAACCGGCAAGAAAACCAAAAAGAATCCAAAAGGCATTTATGCAGGTCATCTTATCACAAAAAATTTACTCACTTTTGACTCATACAAAGAAACCAAAGAAATTGTAAAATGGTTAGATGATGTTAATTTTATATGTCAACATAAAATTGTAAATGTTGATAAAATTGCTGAAATTATAAAAACTACTAAAGGATTTTACCCAAAAGGAAGTTATTATTATTGGAAAAAATATCTTCTTGATGATTCTGTATTTAAAAGAAAAAAGAAATAACATGATTTACTGGCTCATAGGTCAACCCGGTTGCGGAAAGAGTACTTTGGCAAAGCTTCTACAAGCAAAAATTGAAAAATGTCTGTATTTTGATGGGGATGACTTGCGTAAAATCTTTGGTAACTCATACTCTCCTAAACATTTTACAAGAGAATGGAGAGAAGAACAAACACGAGCTTTACAACGATTGATTACTTATCTTGTTGACCAAGGATTTAACATAATAATTGCTACAGTTAATCCTTATAGAAATGTAAGAGAAGAATTCAAAAATTCAAGAATGGATATGAGGGAAATTTATATTCACAAAACTGATGTAAGAGAAAGAGAAAATTTTGCTGTTTCTGATTATGAGCCTCCTTTAGAAAACTTTATTGATATAAATACCACGGGTCACACTCCCGAAGAATCAGTAGAAGAAATCGTTCAAAAAGATATTTCATTGGGCATACTTGAACTTATGAAGAAATATCATGACTATAGATAAAGTAACATCATTAGCTGACCTAGCATTCAAAGCTAAAACTAATAAGTATTATAAAAAGTTAGCTATTATTGCAGCTGAATATCTCGGCGGTTATTTTGAACAGAAGACATACGAATATGCTATAAATACTTTATATAGAGTAGCTCGTTTCAATGACCCAAATTCATGTCTATCAGTAGTCAATGCAATAAATAATCTTAGAAATAGAGTAGAAGAAAACCCTGACCCTGTAGTTGAACGACTCAAAAATATAAAAAAAGAAGATATGCCTTACAAAGACAACATATCATTTAATGAACGGATAAACGAAGAATGTGAACGCCGCCAAAGGCGACAATGGGAACAAATGATGGAAAGAGAATATGAAGAACAACATAGGCGATGGAGGTCTTACGATTGGATTCCCTACTATGACGACCATACGTAAATATGAAAAAAATTACTTCATTATTTGACTTCTTCCAAAAAGTAAAGACAGACAAAAGGTATGAAGAAGTAGCACGTTATGCTTATACCTATAATATTGGCACATCTCCTACTCGTTTTAGATATGTGGATGCTGAAAGGTGGATTAAAGAGTGGATAAAAAATAATGAATCGGATACTTGTAAAGCGATGGTTCTTTATTTAAATGAATGTATGGTTAAAATTTACCCATCAGAATACGAAGATTTAGAATTATTGAAAAATTTAGTTGAAGAAGATGATTGTGTTGAAGATGATTGTGTTGAAGGAAGCGAAGAACCCGAAGCCTAATAGTTAATAAACGAGGCTTGACTTATTATAGAATTATGATAGACTTTTGTGATGAAAGTTGACCTACAATATATTGACTTGACGCAATTCATGGTACATGAGCGTATTTTGAATGGTGAAATGGTCTATTTGGTTCAACCTCAACATATTGGCGCAAAATGGGACCATGACAACAAAATTTTCCGTTCCTCTCTTTGGGATTCCAATGGTGAGCTTATTTCAGCAGGCTTTTACAAATTTACGAATTGGGGTGAATCGCCTGACGTTTTTCCTTTACCCAATTCTTTAAAAAATTCCACCATCGTTGAAAAAATTGATGGTTCATTACTCATTGTTTCAAAATGGAAAGGTAAATATATTTTAAGAACTCGTGGCACCGTTGACGCTACTCAACTTGAAAATGGTCATGAGCTTGAAATTTTTAAGCAAACTATTCTTCCGAATATTATAAACAATGATAATACTTGGAATGTCTCTTATTTGTTTGAATGGGTATCACCTACTCAAAAAATTATTCTTAATTACGGCGACCAACCTGATTGGTATTTAGTAGGTGTTGTAAAACATAATGATTATTCATTAGTTCCTCAATCAGAATTGGATGAATACGCTTCTTACAATTTTATGAAGCGTCCTACCACCTATACCTTTACCACCATTGAAGACCTTTTGTTGAATGTTGACCAATGGAAAGACAAAGAAGGCGTTTGTGTTTATTCCGATGGTGGGCAATCAATTCATAAAATTAAATCTACATGGTATCTTACCCTTCATCACATGAAATCAGAATTGGCTTCATTTGATAAAGTTATTGATGTATGGTTCAACTTTGGAAAACCCACTTACACTGAATTTTATGATAAAGTGTCCACTCAATTTGACCATGAATTGGCAACTCAAATCCGTGGTGATATATCCCGTATTTGTGATGGTTGGAAAGAAGTTTTGAAAATTGAGGAAGGTATGGTTAATTTCGTTAAAAACGAACTTAGCAAATATCCTACTCGTAAATTACAAGCAGTGGTTACATTTCAATCGTATGGAAAAGGAACAAATCGTTCGTCTTATGTTTTTAAGTTATTGGATGGTAAAACATTAAGTGATGAAGATTATAAAAAATTACTTTATCAAGTAACAAAAAATTAGAACATACAAAATTATGATAATTCTAATCATCATATTATCCCTAATAATTTTGGCACTACTTGTTGTTATTTATTGCCTGAAAAGTGCCTTTGATTTTGAACGACAAAATGCTGAATATTTTCACAAGGAATATCATAGAAAGCTGAAAGAAATTCAAAATATGATAGACGCTGGTGCTATTAATTTTTCCAAAAAATGGAAAATTGAAGATTAATCTAATATTGTGCAACATACCCTCACATCAATGTTTGCAGGAATGCTTCGCAAGCAAGGATATGATGTAATTGAATACGAATGTTTTGAGATTGTAGAATTCTCAAACTTTGTTTTGGAAGGTATGATTCAATTTGACAAAGTAAGGAAAGTCCATCGTGTAAGATGGAAGTGTAAAAAAGGTTATTGTATTTTTGATGTTCCTATGGCTCCCGGCTATTCATCTTCTGAATTCAAACATGTGGGCGATTTGTTGAATTTCTTACAAAGGCGATTAATATGGAAAAGACAATACTAAGCTTTGGTAATTTTTTGTTTTTCAATACCAACCAATTGTTTGTAACATTCTCTGGCCTTTTTAATATCTTCCAATAAAGTAGCTTCGGTTTTACCTTCCTTTGTATAAACTTCAAGTAAGAAAGGAAACATATCAGGCATAACAAATGCCCTTAAAGCAACTTTATCATCAATTATCGTTTCTCTTTTCATATCGTTTTAATAGTTTGTAGAAGAGCTTCGGCTCTTTGAGTAGCAGTAGCGGTGGTAAGTTTAAATAAATCATCTGGAGAACCAACAAATGTTCCATTATTAAATAAGCGTATTCCTAATATTTTACAAAGATGTGTCCAAAACATCCAATGTGGATAATGTGCAGGATTACTTGATGCCATATTGCCTTCTGGTAACTTTAGTATTGCCTCATTTATTGCATTGAGGTCATAAAAATAATCGGGGATTTCTTTTCTAAAAAATTTCTTACCAAATCCTTCAACATCAACAAAGTTTGGAGGAAAACCATCAATACCATCTGCATCGTGATAATGATATTCTTCAATGTCTTTCCATCCACAAAACTTTGCAATCGTAATTCTTTGTTCATAACTCATAAATATCCTTTTAATTATTTATTTTATTCTCTTCTATCACTACTACCGGTGGTTTAATAGGTTTAGGTAATTCCATCCATGCCTGAACTTTGAAGTTTTTAGCATCGGATTCTGATGCCATTCCGCTAAATATCCAAACATTGTTCCCATCAGGTTCTAAAAGATATGTAGCAATAACTACAACATCGCCATCAGTAACCAAATATCTAGCTCCTGATGCAGGAGGACTTTCCTGAATAGAAGTCCATTCAGAATTAAATTTATAATTTTCCATATTTGTTATCTCCTTTTATAGAACAAATTACTTTGTTAGTTTTTCTGATTCTGTAACTATTGGAGTAACATACCATTCTTTTTTCTTAAATGTTGGGTCAACCCAAGGTGTTGTATTGGGATTTGTAGTGAGTTGTGAATCCACATACCCGACTTCTGATTTAAATTGTCTTAATAAATCATCAAGATATTGTTTAGCAATATTGACATTTTCTTCAACATCTTGAACACGATATTTTTCACCAGTCCACAATTCAATATCCAATGAGCGGAAAATACTAAAAAGACTGTCTAGTATTTTTTCACTTGGTCTTTTTTCTCTACTTTCTCCCATAATCTTTTAATTATTGTAATGACTCTTTATATAAATAATCCATATTTTCCAAAACCCCCTTTAAAGATATGGTATTAAATCGTTTTTCATCCGCTTTTCGCAGAAAATCGATAATATTTTGCGGAATACATTTTTTTTCTATATTATCATGAAAACGCTTGGATATTCCTTTATATTGAATAGATTCTTCTGCTTCTTCGGATGTATATCCTTTAGCCAAAAGAATTGCATAAGCTATGGATGGAGAACGGTTACGTCCAGCATAGCAATGAATTAGAACAGGTTTGTCCCCCTTGTAATATTCATTAACAACTCTCAAAGTTCCAAAGAAAGGAGAATAATCCCACCTACCTATCTCTTTGATAGGAAACCAAAAGGAAGGAATACCTACTTTTTGATAATTAAAAGTAGCGCCTACACTGTCTGATACATTAACAACAGCACAATAATATTGATTAATAAGTTCTGGCTTAACTGATAGAATGTTATCCAATCCTTTTGGGGTTGGAGTTACTACAAATATTTGGGATTTGTTCATCTTTTTCTAAACATTTTATATATGCGTAGTTCCATTCACAATACCAACAAGTATAATAGAATCTTTGAAAAAGACCGTTATCTGTTATATCTGTAGGTATTGTATTATTAGCACCACACTTACTACATTTTACATTTGTTGTTTTATTTTTCACTTCTTTTTAGATTTGGTATAACAACATCTTCGGCCATTTTTTGTGCCATAGCAGACACTTGGATTAGTTCTTTAAGAAGATTATTTAGATTACGTTCTTCTGTTTGTTTTTTAACTTCATTCCAAGCTTCATCCAATTCTTCGAGAATTACAGCATACCCTTCATGGATAGAGAGTATAGGACCATGCTTCCGCCTAGCCCTTTTTAATTCTTCTCTAACTAAATTATTAAACTTCATCATATCCCAATAATTTTCCAATTTCTTTTTTTTCAAATGCTATTCTTTGTAAAATATATTCAAGTTGCAGTCTAAGTCTATTCTTTGCATGAGCAGTTTTACACAAATTATATTTATTGATTAGTTGAGTAGCTTCTTTAAGTGCCCATTCACCATTTTGCACATATAAAGCTTCATCATCTCCAATATTGTCATCATATTCTTCCATATAATAATTAATTTTCTGTTTGATTTGTTGCCGCAATCATTTTTAACTGGTTGAATTTGTTATCCAAAGCCAGTATTTTAGAAGTATCGTGTTCACGCATCTTTATCTCATATTCTATTCGTTTTTGCAAGGCAATTATTTGTTTGCTCACTTCTTCTTTCTGGTCATAAAGTAAAGTAGCGTCATTCCATTTTGACATGAGTTTATCTGACTCTTTTCCTAAGAAATATACCGTTGCCAAATCGAGTTCTAGTTTTTCTTGAAATTCTTGAGCTTCTTTTAAAACTGTCTGTAGTTCTTTTTCCAAATTTTCTTTTTTCATTGGATAACACTTTATCATACAATCAAAAATTACACAACTTTTTATAATCTAAACGGTTGACACATGTATATAAAAAATGGACAAATGACCATTTTTACAATAGAATAAAATCATGATTCAGGCGCAAATTATAATAAAAGATGAGCATGGAGAAAGTATCAGAGTATTTAACGATGGTTCACCGTATGAAAAATTAAAAGCTGGTGATATTGTAGAAGTAGAAATGTGTGAACATGGAGATTTAAAAGATTATTTAGTTGATGCAACACATTGGAATTTTGGTCATTTTGGGAATACATTAGTTATACACCTTCAATCAGTCAATCCAAAACCGGAAGTTAAAATGACTGTTCATTTACCGCCTTGGTCATCGAATATTAGCCACTCCCTCTATCTACCACGCCCTTTATCACGTTTATCAAATATCCATACTTCTTGACATTTGGATTTTTATATGATAGGATATTATTATGACACTAAAACTTTACGCAAATAGTAAAAATATTATAAAATTTCTAAATGAAGAAAATTCAATATCAGTAAGTCCTAAACTTGATTATCAATTCAATACTGAAATTATAATAGATACCAATGACTACCAAATTACTAATTCTGGAAGTTTATTCACAGTTCAGAAGAAAAAGTCAGTGGTCTAACAGACAATATTAAAAGTATGGACACTGCAACGTTATCTTTAATCAAAAAGAAACAAGAAGAGTTAGATAATTTAAGAATACAGTTAAAAAAGGATTTCATTGGTCTTGATGATGTTGTTGACCAAGTTATTGAAAGTATAAAAGTTTGGTATATTTTTCCAGAACTACAAATTAGACCCACCATCCTATGCCTATGGGGGCTTACTGGCGTAGGTAAAACTGATTTGGTTCGTAAAATGGTATCCTACATTCGGATGCAGGATAGATTTCTTGAAATTGAAATGAATGGCAATGATTCTACATCAATTACTATTCAAGGAAAAATGGAAGAATCTTCACTTTCCCCAGAAGAACCATGTATTCTTTTCTTGGATGAATTTCAAAAATTTAGAACCATTACAGAACAAGGTGAACAAATTCCAGAAAACAGAGCTTATTCAGATGTATGGACATTATTAAGTGATGGCAGGTTTCATGCTGATTTAAGCAAGAAAACTGAACTCCTTAGTGAACTTCTTTACAGTAAATATTATGCTGATTATGAGCGTGTTTACCATGATGAAAAAGAAGATAAAAAGAAAGAAGCTAAAGAAAGTAAAAGAATATACAAAACTGGCGTTTCTTTGGCTCGTCGCGTAAAACGTCTTTTTAAATTGGAAGATTCTGTTGAAGAAATCATGAAATATAGTGAGGACCAAATTTGTGACCTATACGAAAGATTTTCTAAAAACCCTACAATTTTTGAGGGTGAAATATACAAAAAACTGCTTATTATAGTTTCAGGTAATTTGGATGAAGCTTATAAAATTGCAAAGGATGTTGACGAAGTTGATTTAGATGCTGATTGGTATCATGAATATAGTAAAAGAATTACCGTTTTGGATATTAAAAACGCACTAACCAAGAGATTTCGTCCCGAACAAATTGCTCGTTTTGGTAATACTCACATTTTGTATCCTTCGTTAAGTAAAAAGAATTATTATCAAATTATTAAGATGAAATGCAACCAAATTGGTGATTTAGTTACTTCAACCAAAGGTATTAAAATTCAATTTCATGATTCTGTATTTGAGACAATTTATAAGAATGGTGTATTCCCAACACAAGGCGTTAGACCATTGCTTTCAACAATTACCAATATTCTTTCATCTGTATTACCTAATTACATTTATAATTGCCTATTGGATGATGCTACTTTATTGAGAGTAACTTGCCACGGTAATAAAATGACTGGTATATTTAAGAGGAAAAAAATCGTTATAGAAATTCCTACCGTGCTGGAATCTCTCCGTGAAAAAATTGATGAAGATTCACGCCATGTTGTGGCAGTTCACGAATTGGGACACGCAGTTGTTTACACTTTATTATTTAATACTGTTCCTGCACAGATTTGCACGGATTCAATCACATCGTATTCTAATGGATTTATCCTTCGTCATGCAATGATGGAAAACAAAGAAACTCTTTTAAAAAAATTAACGGTAGGAATGGCTGGAAGAGCAGCAGAAGAAATAGTATTTGGTGAAACATTTGCTAGTGCAGGTGCTGCAAAAGATATTGAAAATGCAACTAGCGCAGCTTGGAGTTATGTTGGTCGTTATGGATTTGGCGATTTTTGTGGCGCCATCACATCTAAAAGTAATGACAATGAATTTGAAATTTTTGACCGTGAAAAAATTGGTCAAATTACTGAATCATTGTTAAAAGAAGCAAAAGAACAAGCAAAAAGCCTTCTTCATACAAATCTCAAATTTTATCAAACTGCTCTTGGAACACTTATGGAAAAAGGTAAAATTTCTCCGAAAGAATTTGAAGAAATTGCAATGAATTTTGGTATTTCTGTGAAAGAAGTTAAAAGTGGAGAAAAACTAATGCTTGATTATGAAGAGCTTTCAAAGAAATTTCTTAACTCAAAAAGACTTTCCAAACCACGCAAAAAACACAACGCTTGACTTTTTTTATAGTTGTGGTAGAATTCACTAAATATGCCACAAGAATTACCAATCACAACTTCTAAGTATAAGTGTCAGCGGACTGAGCCATTTAGATGTGATAATCAGAAGGATAATAAGATATTACATATTTGCACTATTTGTAATCCTAATCATTTGCATTTAGAATGTGGTATATGTGGGTATCAGTGGAATGAATTTGTTAAAAAGAATCAATGAGAATTAAACTATGAAAAATAACCATATTGGTAGAGGATTAGCCACAATTGCTGCAGCGGCGATGTGTAGTGTTATGTTATGGCAGACACAAGGACAATCAGGAATTGGTTGGTTCATTATTGCCTTAATTATTATATGGGGATTATAAAATATGAAAAATCTACTAAAAAAATATTACGAACTTACGGTTATTCCCTCTATAGTATTAGGGTGTATTACTACCCTTGGATGGTACGGCTTCCATTGGGCAAATGAAGGCATAGTCTATGTTACATCGGGTGAAGTGATTTTTGCCTTTCTCTTTTTCCTTATTCTTATGACAATAGAAGATGTTTTTAAAATAGTCAAACCTTTTGTTACCAATTTTTATAAAAAATATGATGGTAATAATTTTTAAATATTTATTTACATTTGCTTTAGGACTTACTTTTGGTTTCTATTTGCTTCCTCTGATTGTTGAAGAAATAAAAGAATGTCTCTTATTTACCTCTAACAAAGCTGCATATATTGCTAAAAATGCAGAAAAAGTAGAAAAACAATCAATCATCAAATCTAGGGTTTTCAAAGATAGGTTGGAAGAAATTCTAAAAACTATTAAAGAAAGAGCATCAGAAGAACATACCTCCGTTAGAATTACTTTCATTGATTCCTGTAAAACTGATAAACAAATCAGAATAGCTCTTAAAAAACGAGGATTTCAGAGTGAAAGAGAGTCTGACAATAGTTTGCTAATTTATTGGTAAATTTGTCAAACAAAGTAAGGCTTGACTTTTACCATACTTCGGTTATAATAACAGTAATATGTTCAATACATTTTTCAAAGGCAGTGTGGATGAGCTTTTAAATCACGTTGCTACTGCTCCAAAGTCGGAGATTGACAAAGTAGGCAATGGAAATAAACGTGTAAGCAGAGAAGAAGCCATTGAAATGACGATGGATGATTTAAAAATTCCCCGTGAAAAAGCGGAGAAAATTGTTACAAAAATCCAACTTGAAGAATATCACAAAATTGCTCAAGGTTTAGTTGAAAAGGGGCTTCTTGAAATTACTGAATATGATGAAGAATTTCAACCAGTTTATGGTGTCACGGAAGCCGGGAAAAAATTTGCTAGTCTTTCTTAATGATATGTCATGAAAAGACCGAAAATCAAATATGTATCAATAAAGTTGCCGGCAGATATAAATGCTTATCCTGTTGACAAATCCGGTAGTCCAAAATTACCTAATTATACTTCCAAATATTTGAGAAATTATGGAAGAAAGCTATTTAATATTCTCCTAAATAAAATTCCATCCAGTATATACACTGAATTGGTTCGTTGTATTAAACAAAAAGAAAAACTTTGAACGCTTGACTTTTTATAAAACTCTAGTAAACTCTAGTAAACTTTAGCCATTATGAAGAAAAGAACCAACATATCAGTCGCCATAACAGCAGATGAATCATATCCTGTTTACAATTTGGAAAAGATAAAAAGAGGCGAAAAACCTTCTGCAAAATTAAAACTTCCAATAAGATTATTTAATGAATATCAATCAGTAACAAAACGAGTGAATGAATTACACGTTGCCATAAGAACATTAGTTGAACAACAACATTTATCTCCATGAGAATTGCTATTTTAAGTTGGGGTTCGTTAATACAAACGGGTGTCCAAAGAGGTTTGTTAATTGACGGGGATTGGCATATAGGTGGCCCAATACTTCCCCTTGAATTTTCCCGTATCAGTCAGTCAGGCGAAAGAGCCGGTTGTCTAACACTTGTCATTGATGAGCAAAACGGTGTAAATGTTCCAACACACTACGCCCTTAGTTCTTATACTAATCTAAACAATGCTATTTTTAATCTTAGAACAGTAGAAAGAATTACACTAATATATAGCATAGGATATGTTAATATTACCAATAATACCGAACGTGAGTTTGCACGAAGAAAGCATCCAATTGCTTGCAATACTATTAAAGCATGGGCACAAACTAATTGTTTTGATGCAGTTATTTGGACGGGTCTTCTATCAAATTTTGAAGAAAAGACAGGCATACCATTTAGTGTAGAAACTGCTGTTCAATATCTTAGTCACTTGAGAGAACCAATAACATCCCGAGCGTTTGAATATATTCGTAATACACCTGCAGAAGTTATAACTCCACTTCGCAGAGTTGTAGATGATTCTCTTTCTGTTACCCCTACTCCCATAAGGGATGAAGTACCACCCCCCTTTTCTTTTCATTTTAGGCCATTATAACTTTACATTAAAGCCTAACACGCATGAGAATGTTTAATAAAGAAAGACGTTATCCAATTTCAAAAGAAAACGAAATTGAAACATTTAAGAAAGAGCTTGAATATTATCGCAACTACAATGTGTATAATATTAGGTTATTCGGGTATAGAATCATTAATATCTACAAAAACATAAATGTTCAAGTTGTCATTAGTAAAAATTGTAATTATTCTTGCCCATTTTGTATAGAAAACGACCATACTATCAATGAGGAAATTGAATCTCCTATAGGCAAAATTTTTGATTCTATTATTGACCAATATACTGGCCAAGGAATTACACCCAGCGTATCAATTACAGGCGGCGAGCCCACTTTATTTCCTGAAAGATTAAGAGAGATTTACCAAATTGCTATTAAAAGATGGGGCCTCTCGCGTGTCAATATAAATACCAACGGAGTTAACCCTGATATTCTTGAAGAAATGAAAGGTATCAGGGTTAATCTTTCACGTCATCATTATTGTGAAACAAAAGCTGACATGATTTTTGGTAAGAAGTCTGATTATGTCATTGGCAGTAATATCACAATGCAATGTGTAATGATGAAAGGTTTTATTGATTCCGTTGCTGAAATAAAGAAATATATGGATTTCTTCATAGCAATGAGAGCTGATGGATTTTCTTTCCGTGGAATGTCAAAACTCGACGCCAGCAAAGAATATGTCAGAGAAATTGATTTTAGCACCACTCATGCCATTGACTTCTTTTCTATTGTAAATGAAGTATCAAATGACCCGGCTTTTGAATTTGTTCAACAAAAAATTGGCGACCATTATTTTTATGAGATTTACAAATATAAAGGGAAACCTGTTCGTTTTACTTATTCCAATTTTGAATTTCTAAGAAAAGTTGAAACCGAAGAACGAAAAAATGGTAAATCCTACAGTCGTGCTACCATTATTTCTCCATCTGGCAAGGTTTACACGGGTTGGACATACAATATCAATGAATTAACAATACCATCATCATATCATTTTTTTAGTGGTGCATCTATTTCCATCGCTTGACAATCAATATGAAGATGATATAATAACTTCATCATGAAAAACATACTAACAAAATTAGCCAACAACAAATTTGTTTTATATTCCATTCTTGCCTATTCATTTGCTGCCCGAGTGCTTTTTGAATTTGGGGTGCCTATTGGAGCATTTTTTGTTTTAAGTTTTAAGACTGCTTCAATTCTTTTTTCTCTCTTAATCCTCTGGCAGTTGGTAAGTTATGTAATTCTTATCAAAGCACAGCAAGAAAATAAGAAGAAAGTAACCGTTTATTTTGATAATCCCACCGATGCAGGGAAATTTGAGAGCAGACTTAGCCATTTAAGAAATATGCTTCGTTTTGATTTGGGTAGAAATGAAGATGTTACAGAAACTATTGATGATTTGAAACAAACACTTGAAAAAAGTAAAATGATTCTGAACAGTTAAACAACAAAATTGGAATAAAAATTATGTTAAGCACAATTTTTTTAATTATTTATTACACTCTATTATTAATCGCATTTGGACTGATTGCCTTTGGAGTTTGGTTTACTATTTGGTTTTTCCGCAAAGAAGCGCAATATAAGCGAGAAGATGCCGAATCTTTAGATGCTTGGAATAAAATGACATCAGAAGAACGAAAAGCAAGTGGAAGAGCAAATCGTTTTTGTTAATTAAAATAATGGAGAGCGGTGACGCTTGACTTTCTATAAAAGTATGGTAGAATGTTTGTGTTGTTGAGAGAGAACGCAAACAAATAAGAACGCTAATTATGATACCCGTAAAAGATTGTCCCGATGTAGTTCATCAAACCACTCCTATTGCTCGCATTGACATGGGTAAAATGGATGAAGAATCCATTCGTGTGATGTTGGAGCAATCACGCGATGGATTTTATTCAAACAAGGAATTGGCTCCCATTAGAGAATATTCAACTAATGCACGGGATGCACACGTTGAATCCAATTGCCATAGCAGACCAATCGAAGTTACATTACCTTCTCAATTGTCTCCCGAACTTCGTATTCGTGATTTTGGCAAAGGTCTTTCATTTGAAAGATTATGTGACGTTTATTTTCACTATTGGAAAAGCACAAAACGCGGTTCCAATGATACGAATGGTTGTTTGGGTATAGGTAGCAAATCAGCAATGGCTTATTGTGACGCCTACACCGTCATTTCAATTTGTAATGGTGAAAAGATTGTTGCTACAGGTCAGAAAAATGGATATGCTGATGTTATTTTCCGTGGTCAAAAAGATAACAGTGAAGTAGATGGTATAGAAATTGTTATTCCTATTCAGCAAAAGGACATCGCAAAATTCATTCACGAAGCGATGGAATTCTTCAAATATTGGGATATTCGTCCTGTTTTTCATAATATTGAAGAAGATACTTTAAAAGAATCATTCAATATTATGGATACCAAGCCTTTCCTTTCGGGGGAAGGTTGGGCAATTCGCCCTTCTGGTTATGGTAATAGCGAATCAAAAGCTATTATGGGGTTTGTTCCCTATTCTATTGATTGGGAACAGGTTAAGAATAGTATTCCACCTGAAATTAACCAAAAAATTCATGGTATATTTGATTTTCTCCAAGAAAATCTTACCACACTTTATTTTAGTAATGGCACCTTGTCGTTTACGCCCAACCGTGAATCACTTCAATACAATGAACCTACGGTAAAAGCTTTAAGTGAGAAACTTGTATCTATTTATGAGAGCCTTCTAAATCTCATTACTGATAAAATTTCCGATGCTCCGAATATTTGGGAAGCGAAAATTCGTTACAATCGTATTTTTCGAAGAGAATTAGAGGGATTTGACAAAGAATCAATGTATAGCGGCAACCTCAGCACACTTGAAAGAATCTTAAAAGGCCGTATTCAATGGAAAGGCATTACTATTGAAAATGGCTTATTTGAAGAATTACATGAGTGGGATAAAAACGATGGTAAATTGGACTCTAATCAATACAGAAGCAGTAGTGAATCTATGCCTGTATTAAATACTTATGTTAAAGACGATGACAGAACAGGCATTAAATCTTGTAGTAGGAGAAGCCGAAGGCGTTGGAGAAGCTATAGTAATAATCAAATAATCGCTTCACCAAAATCTGTGGTAATTATTCAAGATACTGATAAAAATTCTTTAGCCAAAGGTCTGGCTCGTTGGTTTCTTTACAAATCCAACAAAGACGTGTCACAGGTTTATGTTCTTAATTTGTCAAATTCAGCTGTTAAGACAGCTTTCTTCAAACATTTCAATTTTGACACGGTGCCTGTTTCTTATGTGTCACAAAATGAACCGTTAATCAAATCATATTTGAAAAGTATTAGAGCGCCTCGCGGAAGTGGAACTGGTTCTCCCCGTGAATCCCAACCTCTTTATTGCCCATTTGTGGAAATAACAAATCGGCGAACTGCAAATTATGTTTCTGAACCATCTTGGAATTATGAAAATGTTAATGCCCGTGGAGTTGAAGGTGGTGGTTTTTATGTAGTTTATGCAAAAAATTTCTTCACCTACGATGGTAAAGACATTGAACACGGTTCAAGTGGATATTTTTGGCAGGCTATCTATGACTTAGCTCTAATAGTTGGTGAAAACATACCAAAAGTTTATGGTATTCATCCAAAAACTGCCAACTCTGTTTGGTTCAAAGAAGCGATTGAAGAAGGTTGTTGGACAAATCTCTTTGATTGGGTGAAGGAAAATATTGATAAATTACCAAAAGATATTATCAAAAAAGTTTCAGCCTATTGTGATATTGAATATAATCGTGTAGGAACTATCCCTGCTGAAACTTTGGCTCTCTTACTGGTTGATGGTAACGGAATTGCAGCTAAATATTTCAAGGAAATTGCCGACTTTGGTAAATATTGGAATACTAAAAACATTCCTACATTCCTTAATATTCCGGGTTGGAAATATGATGAAAACAACACAAAATATTTTGAGAAACTAAATGAAGAAATGAAAAAGAAATATCCTCTTTTGTTCAGAGTAGCTCAAACGTGTGTAATAGGCAATTGTGACCAAAATAGTTGTAATACATTAAATTCTGATTTAGCAAAAGAATTGGCCAATTATATCAACATGGTTGATGTTTATGCTTGACAATTTATAAAAATGTGATATACTTCCATTATGAAAAGCAAATCCAAAATACAAGAATTTTTAGAACGAAATAAAATTGTTTCGTTTGGCGGTCTTTACTTCGGTAAACCCATCATTGGATTGGATTTGTTTGAAAAAGAAATTTGGATTACACAAGAATGTGAAACAGGCCACAATATCGGCGTTCACGTTTCTTGTCGTGGCGATGATGAAATCATTGTTGGGTGGTCTGAACTTGGATGGGTGTTATATGGAAAGAAATTTGTTGAAAAACTCATTAAAGAATTTAAAGAAAGTTTTCCTGAATTCGATGTTCATGAATATGACCATTTGCCTTTTGTCAAAAACTACATCAAATTTAACAAATAAAAATATGGATAATTTAATTGAAAAACTTTTGTATCAAGATTCTTGGTGGTGTCCAAGAGAATTTAAACCTATTGTATTTTCTGTTGGCATCGGCGTAGTCATTGTTATTGGTATTATCATTAGTCTGTTGATGAACCATTCGTCGCTTGACAAATAATAACAAAGGTGTATAATAAATACCGTCAACTAAAAAACCGATTATGAATATTACATTTATCCCGAAAAGGTCTGTAACGCTTGTCACTTCTGACTTCCGCGTTCTTACCGCAACCAAAGATAACCCAAACTGGCCCAAAATTGAGGCTGCCATCAAAACTAACGATGAACAATCTCTTATTGGCGCCATTTCAATCAAAGAATCAATTCGCCGATTTGGCAGTGGCGTAAAAGGGTGCGGCGATATTACTATTAAGAACGACAACATTTTTTACCGTGGAGTAAAACTTTTCGGTGAAGATGTGAATCGTATTCTATCTTATCTCCGCGGTGGTTTTCCTGTGGAAAGCATGATTCTCTTTCTTGAAGCAAAACTTCGTAACAAATACCCCGAATCCGTAGCTTCTTTATACTCATTTTTGGAAAACAAGGGTATGCCCCTTACTGACAACGGCACCATTTTGGGATACAAAGGCGTTGGAACTGATTATTTTTCAATTAATACTGGTTCCGAACCTTTAATTGAAGGAATTCGTAACGAACGTGGCGCTATCCGTAATCAAATTGGCGATACTGTTTGGATGGACAGGTGTTATGTTTGTGCTGATAATTCTCAACCGTGTGGTCCCGGTCTTCATATTGGTTCAAAGAATTATGCTACAGGTTGGGCTGGTGCTGGGCACGTAATGGTAGCTGAATTCTCACCCGAATATGTTGTTTCGGTTCCTAATTGTGAGCATGAAAAACTTCGTGCTTCCCGTTATCGTATCGTAGGTGAACTTCGTGGTGACGTTCTTAACGATACTTATGATAGCAATTATGTTCGCCCGGATGGTGCTACTGACCCCGATACTCTTAATATCGAAGGCGAAACGGATTGGAGTAATCTATATAAAGTTAGTGACTGGTCAAAGGGCAATTCCAAGGGTGTCAAGGATGGAAGAAGCCATCAAAAACGCCTTTTCTATGAATGTGACAAGGGGCGAACATTCAAGAAATACTCAAATGAATGGATAGACGGTTACTTATCAGGATATAGAACTGGTAGAGAATAAATTTCCTCTCACAAAAACGACACGTCTAATTAGCGTTCCACGTTGTCGTCGGAAAAAAGCAAGAGGCGTTCTATTTCGGGTGGAACGCCTCCCTTTTGTTTATCAATATGCCAGAAACATCTATTATAAAGATAGGAAGAATTTATTTGATAACAAATCTAATAAACAATAAAAAGTATATTGGAATAACTACACGCACCGTAGAAAAAAGGTTTAAAGAACACATCCGAACATCAAATAATGAAAAATATTCTTTCCTCATAAATAAATCCATTAAAAAATATGGAAAAGAAAATTTTAAAATTGAATTGGTAAAAGAATTGTATGATACTACTGAAAACGAATTGTTGTTTGAAGAGTCGTTTTACATAAATAAATACAACACACTAATTGATAATGGTTGTGGTTATAATTTATTAAAATATGATGATGGTCATCTAATTTTCAGTAAGGATATGAGAAAAAGAATGAGTGAATCTCATAAAGGAGAAAAAAATTATAATTTTGGAAAACATTATACGGAGGAAGAAAAAATCAAACAATCTTTATCACATATAGGAAAACAAATCGGAAAAGATAATCCTTTTTTTGGAAAAACTCACACAAAAGAAACCAAAGAACTAATATCGTCAATTCACAAAGGAAAAATAACATCAAAAGAAAGTAGAAAAAAGATGTCCATTTCTCAAAAGCTAAGATTTGAAAATGTGAATAATTGTTTTAATATTGATTTCACAACAAGGAAATTTAAGAACATTCTTACAGGCGAAGAATTTGTAGGACTCAGACGCAATTTTAGGAGAAAATATGACTTGAAAAAATGTAGTGTGAATGCCTTAATAAATGGCCGATTAAAAATTCTTAAAGGATGGATTTTAGTTGAGGCTTGACTTCTTATAAAATTGTGGTATTATAAATGATAACACTATGAAAAACATTACTGCGAAACAAATCATAGACGCTTTGTTTGAATATATTGAAATAATGGGGTGTGGAAAAGCTGAAAAGTTAGGTGCCGAAGAAACAGAGTTTATGGCAAATGTTTGCCAATCTGATGAAGGTATAATGTTTGATGGTTTTGACGGTGATGCCTTCATTGACAGAAAACGATTTACAAAATTTATCAAAGAAAAATTCAGAAACTAATTTTGTGTTACGCAAATTATTCATTTGGCTTTTCGGTGGTTGTCGCCACAATTGGAGTAAATGGCGTGAAAATTTTGCCGGTTCTTCCTTTCAATGCCGTGAATGTTCAATATGTGGTAAACGTCAGGAAAAAATGATATACAGATGGTAAAATTTGAAATTATAGTTCAGCCGTTGATTGCCGCAATGCTCCAAGACAGAATAGTATGCGATGTTACAGAATCTCATATTATTCACCCTTTACTTGGAAAAATATCTTCATGGCGTGGTTCTGTTGAAGAAGAATATTTTTCAATTTTGTTTGCAAAAGGGGTTCTCACCGTTTCATTGGTGGAAAGAGAGTACAACTTGGGAAGTTCTGTTATCAATTATGCTATTTCTGAACATTTATCCAAAATATTAAAGGAAAATAAAGACAATACAGCTTTGAGAACGGCAGCCATTCTTGATTACCACACAAGACAAAGCCCAAGAGAACAAAGCGAAGTTTCTTTTATTGATGTAATGGTGATATTGGAATGGCGGTATGCTGAACGAGCTAAAATCTATTATAATCCGTTGGACGAATACATTGGACAAATATGAAAAAGAAAATTTTCAGGCAAATGTTGATTTATCGTGGAAACTCTACAAGTTTTGAATCATTTGTTGTAGCAACCGACTCAAAAGCGCTTACTTGGGAATTGCGTGGGCATGGTGAAACTCCTGCAGAAGCGGCTGAAAATGGATGGAACAAATTTAATAGTAACGAAACCACTTGGAAAAATTTTGGTCGCGTAACTTAAATAATATGTTTACATTATCTTCACCATTCATTGAACCTGCTAAGTTCAACGACAGAATTCATGGAACTAAATCAGGAGATACTGACTATAAACGTAATACTTACGCATTATGTCAGTGTGTTGATTTAACCAAGTTGAGTATTATTTTAGAAAAAATGGTTAACGAAGATAAACTCAATCCTCAGATAGCAAATGTTTTTATGACACAAGCAAGAGTATTGTTGGCTTCAATGCTTTCTGAAAATAATAGGATTCATGATTTATGAAAAAATATAAATTCAACAATGAAGAAGTAAAGATTGTCGAACCTCTTAATATTAAAGATAAAGATGGAACTTGGGTTCAAATCGAATATCTTACAGGTGAGAACAAAGGAGCAAGACAACCAATAACATTGGAAGAATTAATGGAAATTACATGAACAAAGCATTCCCCATGATAGACGGGCCACCGATTGAATGGGAAGAAGCTGAAAAAATATACAAAATTTATTACTGTTTATTTGGTAACATTCAATCACTTGAAGAAATTGCCAAACGTGGTGGTTTTAGATATAGTGAAGTCGAATACATGAAAAAAGAATATGAAAATAAAAAATGTAGTTGTAATAAAAATTTATGAAAAAATTGTTTATCGGAATAATATTCCAAATAACACTTTTTGGAAGTATTCAGTTCTCCACCGCTCAATTATATAACATTGTAGATTTAGGACCTTGCGCACCATACGCTATTAATAATGAAGGTCAAATTGTTGGTGAGATGTCTGGTAGTGCTTTTTTAAGATATAGTGATGGCACTATAACTAATTTAGGGAGTCTGCCCGGCAGTCCTTATAGTAGCACAGCATGTAGTGTTAATGATAACGGAACGGTGGTTGGTTATAGTTATATACCACCGAACGGCTCTATAACTCATGCCTTCTTATGGAGCAGCAATTCCGGAATGATTGATTTGGGAACTTTAGGTGGTTCTGATATGGATAGCCAAGCAGATGGTATTAATAATAGTAACCAAGTGGTCGGCTATTCTCAAATAAGAACAACAAATGGTCCCATTTTCATGCGTGCTTTTTTATGGAGTAGTAAAAGCGGGATGATTAATTTAGGACTTATTAATCCCACTGATACTGACAGTAGAGCATATAGTATTAATAATAGCGGTAAAATAGTTGGTGAATCCTTTCCTTCAAGTGGAAATTCACATGCATTTTTATCTAATAGTAATAGGATGACAGATTTAAGTTTTCCTGTCCCTTTTAACGGTAGCACAGCATATAGTATCAATGATGAAAATCAAATTGTTGGTTGTAGTGTTCCTCCCGGCATTTCACATGCTTTGTGGTGGAATTCTAATAGTAATAAAATGGTTGATATAGGTACATTAGGTGGATGGGTAAGTATAGCAAATAGTATTAATAACAAAAATCAGATTGTAGGATATTCCTATATAGATCCTATCCCCATATCCGGAGTGACACCTACATCAAGTGCCTTTTTATACAGTGGTAGTGAATTATTTAATCTTAATTCATTAATTTCAACTAATTCTGGATGGTATTTACACTATGCCATTGCTATCAATGATAATGGACAAATTATCGGCTGGGGCACTAATCCTTCGGGTCAAAGTGACGGATTTTTACTCAATTTAGTCTCTTCACCAACTCTTACCATAAATATTTCCAATCATTATATAATTTTGGAGTGGTCAACTAATTTTTCAAATTTCATATTGGAATCCACCACAAACTTATTGCTTTCACACTGGAACATTGTTTCCAATACTCCAACCATTACTAATGGAAATTATACTGTAATTCTACCAACTGTTAACAAACAAATGTTTTTTAGATTATATGAGGCAATTCAATATCAACCTGTATTACTAACTCTCAATATTACAAATGTTTCTAATTATGTGATTTTGACATGGGGACCAGCAGCTAATGTTTCAAGCAGCTTTATATTGGAATCTACTCCAAGTTTGGCTCCAACTGCAGTATGGAATGTCGTTTCTACTAATTCTCCTGCTATTATTGAAGGTCAATATACTGTAACTAATTCTATATCTGGTCCATCTATGTTTTTCCGATTGCGATTAAATTAATAATTTTCATCATGGATTTGGAAAATAAAAGAATAAAGTAAGAGGCTTGACTTTTTCTATATTTCTGATAAACTTTAACCATGAACGCAATCACAGACTCAATAGCCATAAATCATAGTGGTTGGGATGATATTGGCGAATACGGCGATATTCAACTTTACGATGCTACGTTAGTTGTGGATACACCAAAATTGAAGAAAGGCACAAAAGTTGATGTTGTTGCCTTCTTATTTTCAAAAAGTCAGTGCGAAATCTACAAGAAACTTGGCAAAGGACCTACATCAGTAGAAATTGTTGATAAATTTCCGCTAAAACTTGTTGTAGCTTAATGACTTATGGGTTACGCACATATTGAAAATCTTTACAAGAATCAGTGGATTCTTCTGTTCAAGGAATGTTATGCGCTTGAAAAGATTCACGGAACAAGCGCGCATATCCATTTCAATCCACCCGTTACGCCCACTTCAACGGGTCGACTGACCTTTTTCGCTGGTGGTGAGAGCCACAATAAGTTCTTATCACTATTCAACGAGGCAGAACTACTGAAAGCCTTTAATAACCTTGGTATTCCTTGTGATAAATCCGTTACTGTTTACGGTGAAGCCTATGGTGGTAAATGTCAAGGAATGTCGCATACTTACGGTCCAAATCTCAAATTTATTGTATTTGATGTTCAGATTGGCGATTGTTGGTTGAATGTTCCCGATGCTGAACAGGTTGCTAAGAAATTGGGCCTTGAATTTGTTCATTATATCAAAGTTTCTTTGGCAAAAGCTACAATAAATGGCCTTGGTATTTTAATTGTTGAAACATCATTGAGCGGTGTTGACCAACAAAGAGATGCATGTAGCGTTCAATCCGTTAGAAACGGTGTTACTACTGCTGAAGATTACATGGCAGGCAAAGGAAAGAAACGTGAAGGCGTTGTTCTTCGGCCTTTAATTGAACTTACTATGAATAATGGTGAACGAGTAATTTGTAAACACAAAGGCGAAGAGTTTAAGGAAACCGCCACTCCCCGACCTGTCGTTGACCCGTCAAAACTGAAAATGTTGGAAGACGCAAACGCCATTGCAAATGAGTGGGTAACAGCAACAAGATTACAACACGTTATTGACAAGATTCCCGGTCATTGTATGGAGAAAATGCGAGAAATTATTTCAGCAATGACCGAAGATGTATTGCGTGAGGCAAAAGGTGAAATTGTAGAATCCGATGCGGTAAAGAAAGCTATTTCTAAAAAGACTGTAGAAATGTATAAGAATTTTCTTAAATCACAAATGAAATAATGAAAAATTTCTTTCAATGGTTATGGGCAGCAGTAAGATTTATTCCTGCTGCTTTAATTCTTACGATGTATAAATCTTTAAAGGAACGTTCAAAGAAAAAATAACAAAATGAACGCTCAAGAAGAAATTTTAGGATTGACTAATCTCTACAATAGGTTGGCTTCCTTGATTGGCCGAAAAATCACAAGGGATGAACAGAGGAAACTTTCTGTTATTCATGATGATTGTCTTATTTTTGATAATTTCAGTGTTTCTCTAAAAACAGGAACATTTTGTTCTTATTTAATTTCTAAAATAGAATGAAATCATCTTATCGCTCTTTCTCTATTCGGAAGCATAATGATGGATATAATGCTTTCGTTGGTTTTACTCGTATATTTTCACAAGACCTTCCTAATGTTCACCGCACAAAAATAGCAATAAATTTATGGAGAAAATATCACATGAACTATAAACGATTCTGGGGATATTTTAGATTCCTTCTTATTAACCGTTACAATTATAACGGAATATACGGAAAACTTATTCCTATTAAAACATTGGAGAAAACCAAGTGACGCTTGACATTTTATAAAAGTGTGATAAAATTTTACCATGAAACTATTTGTATTCTTACCATCTAAATTTTGGGGTTATTGCGGCGGCATGGCTATTGCCACGGGCAATACGTTTGAAGAAGCTGCAAAATCTATCCAAGACCATGAAGATAAAATTCATGACGCCATGAAATGGGACATAACTCTTATGAAGTTTCTCCGAAAAGATTTTGAAAAAGAGCCAAGAAGTTGTGAAGAAGTGGACAGTTGGGTATTGTTATATGAAATTACTGTAACTTCTAAGCAGTCTCCCATTTGTGAAATCAATTTTAACTATGCTTAACAAATTGGGGTAATGAAAAATAATGAATTCAAAGTTGGTGACAGAGTAAAATCAGCATCCAAAAAAGATGCTTTCGATATAGCCTGTGGTTTTGCTACTCCAAAGAAAATCACAACTAAAACGGAATTTGAAGTCGCTGTTATTGTTGAGAATGGAATAACTGACGATATGGGCACAAAACAAAGTGGACTTATTATTATTCCTCTTTATGAAGATAGAAACGAATTTTTCTGGCCGTATGTGTGGAATTTCAAAAAGTTTGTGAAAATTTGATTTTATGAAACAAGTTACAGTTAACTTAGATTTTTCCAAAGTCTATGAATCACGCCCGAATGATGGAATGGTTGGTAGTATAATCTTAAAAGCACTAAAAAGTAAGAAAATTAAAATAATAAAATTTCGTTATACTTATGTCGAATCTAAATATGGGATATCTGAAATGCCACGAGATTTAATTTTAGCATCATTTATAAATGACCACTATAAAGGATTTGAGTGGTATTTAGATAGATTATCTGGAAAATACACATTTACATTTAAAAATTGACATCAAAGTTGTAAAAATTGTATGAAACTAAATATCCCTGAAATCTGTGATGAACCGATGGAATACATATACAAAGGATTTGAAGGAATGTTCATTCCCGGCAACAAAGTTCCAACAAATCGTAGATTCCAAAAAGCATCATCAGTAATCCTTTTAATTCGTGCATGGAATTATTGTGGAGCGTTTATTAAGACACCCCAAATACCACCACGAAAAGCAACAGAAAAAGAATACGAACTTATTTACAACGCATTTAATTCTCAAAACAAATAATAATATGGAAAAGCATTACGGAAAAGTAGTAATAAGTAGAAATAAAAAAGGGCAAAACTACGTTCGTGTAGAAAAACTGGATACAGACCATGTTTATCTTAGTCGTTCGCCTCGTCAGGCAGTTAGTAATTTTGATATTGCCGTTCAAAGAAATGATAAATGGTATTTCGTTCAGTGGATTAATCCTCATATTGAAAGTTGTTTGGGCGGAGGCAAATTTGATACTTTGCAAGAATTAATCCAATGTGCAATTGATAACGGTGATACTGTTTATGAATTTGAAGAATATGCTTCTGCGGCACATTTAGCTAACAACGGTTAATTTATGAAACAATCTATTACTTATTCTACGCCACACAGCGTTTATTTCATTTCTGGTGGTGTATATGGTGGAACAATTTCAGCACCTACACGAAAACAATTATTGGAAGAAATAAAGAAATTTTGTGATAAACACAAAAACGAAGCAGAAGTGATTACATTCGGACCCATTAAAAAGACAGTGGAAACATGGGAAGTTAAAGGAAAGTTCACAATTTTTAGAGAAATCACCAATACATTTCTAAACGGTGGTAAAAATTTGAGAAAATTTTACAAAGAAATAAATCTATGAATAAAAAATACCTAATCCTTAGTCGTTGTGAAGATGAAGTCGGTTACGATGTCGTCACAAAATCAGAATTAAACAAAAAATTACAAAGTGGAGAATATGAAGGATATACTTTTCTTGATGGCACCGAGAAAATTGATTTAGAATACTTTCCATCCAAGTCCGTTCTGATTATGGCTGGTGAATTTGTTATACCAAAACCGAAAAAAGTTGTCACAGAATGGGAAGTGTGATAACGTGTTAACGCTTGACTTTTTACAAATTCCTGATAAACTATTCAACATTATGAAAAATCTATCGCTAATTCTATCCATTGTCGGCATTTTAATTTTGAGCTGTGAAATTCGATTGGGTATTTTGAGCAGTTACAACTATGAGAAACACTATTCTCAACTGTGGTCATTGGCTGAAAAATCTTCAACGATTCCAGCAAAACAACAATATATTTCCCAATTTCTCAATACTCTAAAACAAGGTAAAACAAATGGAGATTTTGCTGAATACGATGCTCTTTTTCTCAAAACACCAAATAACAATTTTGACGCCAATCTGAAAGCTTTGGAAACTCTTTCCGCACGGTTGACCGAAATTCAAAGTATGGATCCTTCGTCTTTTCAATATAACACCGCAATTCAACAGATTACCGCACAAGAACAAGGTGAGGCTGGACCAATGTTATCAGTATTTCAAGGATGTTATGATTTGAATAATTATTTCTTTATTTGGAACTGGGTAGGTGGAACGCTTGTCATATCTTCCTTGCTTTTAATCATTGTATTCGGATTGGTAAGACTTATGTGGGATCTAACTTAACATTATGAAAATAAAAACACTAATCGTAGCAACATTCATATCTCTATTCGCATCGGCGATTCCTGTTTTCGCCACTGAAACCAATACTCCGGCTACCAATAATCCATCATTATTGGAGCAGGCAAAAACTACAGCGCATACGATTGTAGCAACCAATCTTAATGAAGTTGTTATCAGTATGCTCCAAGGCGTCAAAACCGCCAGTGGTGAAATCTATGACGCTTCCAAAACTGCCATTATAAAGTCAGTTGACTTTGCTTCGGAGCAGGCACCGTTGGTGGTAAAAGAATTTCTCCACTGGAAGATGGCACAAGCAGTTATTTATGCTATCATTTGGATTATTCCGTCATTAGCTTTCTTCTGGTTTGCTCGGAAAGCTCGTCTTCTTGCTAAATCAGACAAAATTCCCGAAAATGACAAATACACTACCGACAAAGGCGATTTGGCAGGGTGGAAGTGGTTTTTCAGAATTGTAGGAATAATTTTATTAATGATTAATCTTTCAATAAATGGTATGACTATTACTCAAATTTTGGTGGCACCCCGCGTATATTTGATTGAATACGTGGTTAATAGCATACAAGGTATGCAGCAACACCATAACTAAAATTTTTGTGAAAATAATACGGTCAATTAATCAATGGTATGACAGAGTAAGAGAGCCATACAGATTTTTACTAGCCATATCAGTCATTACAGGCTTTATTATCTGTTCTTTATATTTTAGACCAATGGGTATATTGCTCCTTCTGATTCTTTTAGTATTACGACTATACTATCTTTATGCTTAAATATGCAAACGAATTCACGGTAACAGGTACTGGGCCTGTTCCCGTGGATATGATGCGATATGACCGATGCACACCATTGACACAAGAAGATGCTGCTTTTGCAGACCGTGAAATACATTGCTTAAATCATTCATCTCTTCCAGAAATTTCAATACAAATGATTAGGTTCACCGAAGGAAATGGGAAGCACCATGCTGACCATCCAGCAACTGGACGGTGGAATAGCTTTGGTTGGGACGTGTCTAATGTAAGTTGGCGAAAATTGGAGTAAGAGAAAACTTGACTTTCTCAAAGAATCGTGATAGACTATTTTCCTAATGAAAAGAACGCTATCAAAACAAAAGAGAAATCGGAGAGCACTCCGAAAAAATTCTCCTGCGGAAACTAGAGAAAATAAAGCTACTAAGGCTCTTGAAACTATTCTAGCAATGTCAGAAATATATTACAACGATTCTAAATTTATTCTAATATCTAAAATAGCAAGAGAAGGATTGGAATGAAAACTCAAAAATTTCCAATAATCGGTTACATTGCCGTTTGGCCTTCCAATAGAATTGTCAAGGTAAAGGTTGAACCTTGTAAAAATAATCCTCTGTATCCTTTTGTTCTAATATCTTTGGAAAAAGGTGTGAAGTTAGGAACATTGCAATCTAACAGATTTCATATCGCTGACCCCTCACTCATTACTCTTTACAAATCACGCAAAGAAGGTGAGAAGGCCGAATTGGAAAAGCTACACGACCAATATTTACAAGAAAAGCGAGAATTGAGAAAACAACAAGAAAGAGTAAAATTGGCAAACAAACAAATTGCCGAATACAAAGCATTTGGGCAAATTCAAACCGTTTATGCGTAATTTATTAAAACTAATAAACGCCTTATCAAATTGTCCAAGAACTGCAGATGGATTAAAAAAAGAAGGCATTGACAACGCTTTGGAAATTGCCAAAGAATATCCCAATTTGTTCACTGTTTCATTTTTAGTTTCAACACCTATAATTTCTTTACGTTTTATGAATGAAAAATCACAAAGAATACAATGTGGAAAAGGTTCAAGACCCCGACCTGTAAAGGGTAATGTTTACCGAGAACGGTTTGATAAAATTTTTGGAAAGAAAAAGAAATCGATTGAAAAAAAGAAAGAAAAAACATTGTGCCCTCATTGTGCAACACTTAATTTGATTCAGGAATCTCCGTGGATTGAAAAGTGTCTTAAATGTGGTTGGTCAAGATGAATTTATTGGATTTGTTGGGAAGAATATCAAAAAGAACTACCTCTCTTGTAGAGATGTGGACGTTAGTTTGATTTTCACTTTCCAATAGATACACGCTACAAATTGAGATTTTGGGATTTGGATTATTCAGTAAATCCAAATAATTATCAAGGTTTGTTCTATAAAGCGGTAAGTGGATGTATAGGAACTCCACGCTTGACTTTTTACAAAACTATTCTAAACTTATCAAACTATGAAATCACTATTCTCAATCGTTGTTATGTCGTTGTTAGCATTGACCGTTCCGGTTTTTGCTCAAACCAATACTCCTACTACTTTGGAACAAGTAAAGAATACCGCAACTGCCGTGGTATCAACCAACTTGAACCAAGTTCTTATTGAAATGCTTTCTGGTGTGAAAGACGCCAGTGGAGAAATTTATGGAGCTTCCAAACAGGCAATCCACAAATCTGTTGATTTTATTGCCGAACAAGCTCCTGACGTGATTAAACAATTTCTCATGTGGCGATTGTTCCGCGCAGTAACTTGGGCTTCTATTTTCACATTTATAGCAGGTGTTTGTCTGTTTTTTTCCTATAAACTAAAAAAATATCAATCAAAAGCGAGCACAGAAAGTTATGGCGACCCATCTGAACACCAAGTAACTACACTTTTCAAGTGGATATTAGCAGTTGTTGCCTGTTTATTTATAACATTTGGTGTTGGTGCAAATGCATTTGAAATAGTTAAAATCAAAGTGGCACCGAAAGTTTACATTATTGAATATGTAATTGACACTATTCAAGGTCATCAAAATACTAACCACCGATAAAATTACCATAATATTCATCATTAATTAGTTTATGAAAACAAGTGAATGGAAAATTGTCATTATTGTATCAATTGTATTTATGGTGGGGTTTTATGTAGGATATGAAATTTGTAAAAACAATATGAGATATGATGCCATAAATGCTGGCGTTGCTCACTTTGTCACTATTAATAAAGACAATCCTTATAATGAATTTCCTCATAGCGAATTTCAGTGGATTACAAACACTGTTATAAGGAAGTAACGTATGAAGGAAAGCCTTATTACATATTATTAATAATAATATGGCACAAAAAATAGTTACAAGCACAAGCCCAAGAATCTTTGAAGAAAAAGTTAATCAACTTCTTGAAGATGGATGGAAAGTAGTTCCCGGTTCAATGATTAATTCTGTTTCTTCTCATTATGATAAAACGTGGAGTAGAAGCGAAGTTAATTATCTTTGTTCGGTTGTATTGGAAAAATCAACTTAAGATTTATGGGAGAATTAACCATAGAAGATTACAGAAAACGCCTTGAACAAGCGTATGATATGTGGGATAGTGGTCTTGAAATCCACGATGGAACTAATGGTGATTTAATACCTATCAAAGATTGGATAGAACAAGTTGAAGGTGTTGGCTTTATTGATTACGATGGCCATGGCGTATTTTCTTTCAAACGGGCTGATGGAGTATGGATAAAAGGTAGATTGCATATTCACCCTTCTGACATTACAAAATTTAAAATAACACCGCCTGCGTGGGCAACTCATGTGTTATGGTTTAATAGATAAAATTATGTTAGAATTTGTTAAAAAATTTTTCAGAAGAAACTTAACTCCTATTGATTATTCAAAAGTTATTGAAGTCGGCGATACTATTGGTTTCACGTATGCTAGTTATTATCACGAAGGCATAGTTGAAACTATTTTGAATTTAAATGAAAGTAATGATGATGTAAAATATGTCATAAAAATTACACGAGATGATTCTCCTAGATATTTTTCTAACTGGATAGGTAGGACTGAAAT